GACCTGCTAGGGGCCGTCCGATCGAACACTCGTTCGATCCAAACTTTTTCGGATTTCTTCGGATTTCTACTTGACATTCCTAACGTCATGCCCCATCATTAGGGTATGAACAACGACCCCTACCTCATCGAATGCGATTCCTGCGGGAAGCTTGCCCCGGAGGATGAGATGGAATCTATCCTCATGTTCCTCGGCTCCCGCGAGGATGGCCCGGATGAGCGACAAGCGTACTGCCCCGCCTGCATCAGTCGGGAGGAGGAGGCCATGGTGAATAACTGCCTCGCCCGACAGGATGACTACTACTGAAAGGATGGAAACCCCCCGGAGGGGGGTTCCCATGTCCTGTCCGCGGGACGGACAACTGGACGTCCGCAGGACAGCCCTCCCCTTTTGGCTGGACGTCCCCTTCGGACGTCCGGGTCCGGGTCCGGTCCGGGGTCGGGGGGGGTGGACCCCCCTTCCCTCTCTTGTGGTGTCCGGTTCCTTCAGTCGCGGTCCTCCTTGCAGGCCTTGCGGTCGTTGATCCGACGCTGACGCTTGCTGACGGCCTTGGCTTCTGCCTTCCGCCCCCAGTAGCCTCGCCCCCGCTTGGGGCCGTTGTGTTCGGTGTTCATGTGTCTAACGGTACTCCTTGTTGTGGTGGGGGTCAAGCGATTTCTTCGGATTTCTTCGAAGGTAGCAAACCTCACAACGCAACACAAGCCCCAAAATTGGGATATCTTGCCTACTTGACCGCTCTAGTGAGGTGCTGTATCTTCATGGCATGGGAACACAGATCACCCCCACCTACCGGGCCGATGAGTTCGACCACCTCTGGGATGAAGGGCTCATCATCGACCTGAACAACAGGAACGCTCGAACGATGTTCGAGCAGATCCTTGAGGTTCCATTCGAGCCGACAGGATCCGAGCTGCCCGCGACCATCATCCTGGCATCGGATGACATCATGGTACGGGCGGCTGCCATGGACGCGGTCGCCCCCATCCATGCCATAGAGGGGTACTGGCAGCTCCGCGCTGCCAGTCTCCTGAGCGCAGCCCGATGGGCGGAGGCCCACGGCCGAGACATAGTGTGGTCGTGATGCCACACACCCCATGTTAGGGCAACCTAACACCCCGACGTTAGGACAACCTAACATCGGGAGTCCGGGGTGCGGACATCGGACCGGACACCAGGACCGGACAGGTCCCAGTCCAATAAGCTAAGAACGAGGTAAGTCCGGACTTTCTAAAGTCCCGAGAACCCACGTCCCCCCCCTGCTGGAGTGCCTGCCCCAGCGGAGGGGAAGGGCGAGCCTCACCCCCCCCGGTGCCCCTAGGCGACCCGCTCGGAAGCCTTCTCGAATGCCAGCAGCAGCAACTCGACCACCTTGGGATCCCCGTCGACGTGGGCGGTGACGCTCTTGGAGCGGCCGGTACGCCAGTCAACAGAAGGCTCACAGTCTGTGACCTCCCACACTCCACCGGGGAAGTCGAGAAGGAAGTCGATAGCCTCCCCGAAAGGAAGCACGACCGAGTCGGGCGGGCAGGAGTCGTCATCCACATCCTGCTCCAAGGATCCCCACGGGTTCATGGGGTCGACCCACCCGTGAGCCTCCCGCGGGATCTCGTGAGTGTCAGGAAGGGCACGCACCCCGCACTCCCCGCAGACCACCATGCCGGTGCCTGCCTGAGGCTCCGAAATGTTCTCGGATCCACAGAAGATGCAGATGTCGACCCACTCGTAGGCCTCGAACGTTGCTCGGATGGTGACGGTGTCGGTGTCGCTCGGGTTCATGCCAGTATGATGCCATGGATAGTGAGGGGATGTCAAGCCCTTTCTTGGATTTCTTCGGGTGAACCCACAGCCCCCCACCCGACCGGACCGGACGACACAACAGTCCGACAGTCCGAGTGTCCTCCAGTCCGAAAGTCCTCCAGTCCCCCTAAAACGGACTGCCTCCGAACCTGTACGGTCCGGAGGCTGGTCCTGGGCTTCTGCCCTGCTACTCGAAGTCCACCCTTTGGGTTTCCCCCTGGCGATCGTGGAAGCGTAGCTTTTGCCAGTGCTCAAGACATGTTAGGCGTCCCTAACATGCCCCTGCCAAGTGCCCCAGCCCGTCCAAAGTCACGCACCCCGGCAGGAGGGTGACGGTGCTATAGGGGTTACAGTACGTGCCGGGAGCAGAATCGAACTGCTAGAGCCTCTCTACAGGTTGGCCCTTCCATTTCTCCGGCTGCTTGCTTACAAGTTCAATATAAGGCACTGAGGAAGGGAAGTCAAGGGGTTTCTCGAAGTTTTTCAAGATTTTCAGGGGGACGAACTAGTCGTGGGACGGACTAAAAGTCCCTGAGGACCGGACGGATGTCCTAGTCGTGGGACGGACGACCGTGGCCCCCACCCGCAGGCAGGGGCTCTCGATCACTCGGGCGGCTCCAGGCAGTCGAGGCAGAACCCGAAGTCCTCTCCGCTGCCGGGGTCGGTGTAGGTGAGGAAGTCCTCACCAAGGGTGACTTCGACGTACTCCTGGCACCCCTCGCAGAACAGGGTTTCGGTCTCGGTCTCGGTGTTGGTTTCCATGTATGTAACTATAGGGCTACCGTTGCCGCTTGTCAAGACATTTCTGCGATTGGTGGAAGAATCCCCGGATCCTTCACTTGGATGAGGGGAAGTCCAAGGTCTCTCCACAGGTCACAGACTTGTGGTCTGTCGTCTATGACTAGGAGGACGTCGAACTTGTCAGCAATGAAGGAGTGGAACATCTCAGCTTTGACGATGGAGTCTCTACGCTGGTCCCCCCCCTCCCTCATGTGAAGGACGTCTATGGGGAGTCGGTGTTTCGCTATCCACCCTTCCATGTGGCGCTTCCTGCGGATATCTCCGGGGAAGTCTCCCGCTGCCCGCCCCGATGTCATGATGATCGTGACGTCCGGGAGCGTCCTGCGTGCCCAGTTGAGCATGTTGACCACGTTGGGGACTGGGGCGTCGAATGGGAGAGCAGCGTTGTATTCTCTCCATGCGTCCCGGTCCCTTGTGGTGGGGGCGACGTGTGCCACCGAGGCTAGCGTCCCGTCCCGATCCACGATTATGGCTGGTGCCTTGCTCATGTGGTCATGTTACGCCAACATGAGGGTGCCTGTCAAGAGGTTTCGTCGTTTTTGTCGTGCCACTCAATGTCGAACCTGAAGAAGGTTTTGAGCCAAAGGACGTTCAGTAGGACGGCTAGGGCTGCCCACAGGTACCAGGGGCATCCTGTGGTGGCGAGTGCCAGGACCACAATCAGGACGATCGGTGCGACGAGGATTAGTGCCAGGACGGTTAGGGCGATGGTTTCCCCAAGTCGCCCACCTTCCCATCCTTCCAGCCTCATGATGCCACCTCTCGGGGATCGTAGTCGTCCACTTCGAGGTCGCTCCACCCGTTGCTGCCGCTGTCTCGGATGTCGTGCAGCTCCCACCCGTCGGGGTTTGCTTCCATCCACTCGGAGGTGACGTCCTCCGGGGCGTCCGGGTCGGTGATGAGCACGTCCCAGGACTCCCAGGCTTCCGTCAGGTCGATGCTGATTCTCGCGTGTCTCACTTGGTCTCCTTGTTCATGTGGTCATTGTGCCACAGGTTGACGTCGGTTGTCAAGGGGGGTTAGGGGTGTCACCACCCCTCCCCCTCGTCGGTGAAGCCGTGCGGCCGCTCACGCAGTCGGGCCTCCATCTCCATGTCGAGCAGGTCGTCGGGGTCGATGTCGAGACCTGCTTCCAGCATGGCGATCTCGTCGGCCATGTCATCCAGTTCGGGGTCATCCCACATGATGGTCATTTCGTGGCACCTCCTGAGTGCTTTGTGGTGTGTGTTCAGTATGGGGGAGGGTGGCACCCCTTGTCAAGGGGTTTTTTGAGATTTCTTCAGGCGTCAGCCCCCATCTTCTTGCATCGCTCGTTGCTGGTGGTCATGCGTACACCTTTCCGCGGCAAGCCTTTCGGTTGGCTTCCTTCTTCCGATCCTTGAACGTGTGGGCACGCTGGTTGATACGCAGCATGTTGCCCGTGGATCGGGGGGTCTGGTGGGCGGGGGTGCGCTTCTTCATGTATCCCATGATACTAGATAGGGAACCCCTGTCAAGTGGGTTATATCACCTAACAAAACCCCTTGACACACTCCCCCACCATGATGTTCAATAGAACACATGAAGAACACAGACCACCTCGACCACCTCGACCGCGGCGACGACGTCACCCCGGAGATGACCGCGATGCTGACCGAACTGGAAGGCAACATCCCTCTCCCCAACACCGACCCCGACGAGCCGGTGGTCGTCATCCTGGGGGGAGAGGACTGACGCTGTAGTCGTAGGAAGCGACCAGGCACCCGTCCTCATCGAACTCCGACACTGAACCCCGCACAGTCCAGGCAAACCGGACAGCGGACAGATCCTCCGTCCCAAAGGACACCTCTCTCCCGTCCTGGAAACGGACCCGGTAGGAGTGTGCGTCCACTGTCACTCAGTCTACCTTCAGGACAGTATCACTCCACAAAGGTGTCTGATTGACAGTCCTCCGGCCAGGCTGGGGGAGCGAACTTGGAAGTCCCCGACAGCTGCAACAGGGGAGCGATCCCCTCACCCCAGGTGATCCTCCCTCGCTTGTCCTCGCTCACTCGCCAGTGTGGGCCTCGGTGGAAGCGCCAGCGGGAGCACGGCAAGGTTTCCTTGAATGTCTCGTTGCACTTGAACATGATCCCTGTCCTCTCTCGTTGTTGGATGCCACAAGGGGCCTCAGTTCTGCGAACAGAAACTGAGACCCCTCGGGGAAGTTCTCGCCACTTCAGAGGCGCATGACACCTAACGCCATGCCGTCCCCTCCCCACTTTTGCGGGAGGGCTCAATATAATATTGATGCCCACATTACACGAGGGATCTTCACTTGTCAAGCATCCTGTCCCATTCGGACTGGACGCCCGGCCCCCCTCACTCCTGCTGCTCGTCTTCCATATCGAGCATCCGGCTGGAGAGGTTCTCGATCCGGTAGGTGATGTCTCGGAGGGCGTGGTAGATCTCTGACCACTGGTTACCATCCTCTGTGTGAAACTCCACTAGCTGCACCCCGAGGGCGTCAAGGGTGTGCTCCAGTCGGAGGATCGCGTTGTTGACGGCTTGACGTGTCGTGCTCATGTGTTCACCTTACCTCCGTCGGGCGGGTGTGTCAAGTGGTTTCTTGAGATTAGGTGAAACAACCTAGCCTCAAGGAGGTCCTATGGGGACCGGACACCTAGCACACTTGTCCGGTCCTGTCAACTAGAAGGTCGGGGACCCCTCCTCGTCTCGGGTGAGAGCGAAGGGTTCGCCCTCCTCCCAGAACACGAGTCCGGTGGCCTCGACGGCATCGGTAAGCCAGGATCCCCACTCGAAGTCAACTCCCATCTCGTCGGTGTCCCACCACGCCCCGCTCATGACGCGGGTTTCGTACTCGGGGAACTCCTGAAGGATGCCGCGGTACTCGGCCGGGTGAGTGATCCTCAGCCACTCCATCGCATCCTCGGTCTGGATGTCTGTGCTGAAGTGGTTGCTGCTCAAGGCGTTGTTCATGGCTTCACTATACAAGCTGGAGAGCATCTACGCAATAGGTTATTTTGCCTATTGCGCCACGAAGTAGCCTCATGGTAAGGTCTACCCGATGAGTTATCCACAGGAACCACCGACACACAGTCCCCACTGAGGGAGACGTCGGGAGAGAGGGCGTCCCACCGGACAGAACACCTGTTCGAGGAACGGACGTTCGATGGATGACAGGACCCTAGGACCGGACAGAAGGAGGTCCTGGGGACGGGACGGACGACGGGACTAAGTAAGTAGATCCAGGGTCAGTCCGGACCTTCGGGGAAGGGGAGGGGGCTAGGCCCCCGCTCCCACCTCCTCCAGGGCGTTGCGGTATCCGATGACTACCCTGTCGGTGTCATTCTCCCAGGTGTCTCCGTTGCGGGTGAGGGTGACGATCGAGTAGGTCTCCCCGTTGCACCAGTCGGTGTACTCCCTCAGGATGGCCCGTGCCGCCCCCTCCGGGTCGGTGAAGCCCTCGGGGCCTCCGGGGATGGCGATGGCCGCTCCCACACAGTAGTCGAACTGGTCGGAGGAGAACATCGACTCCCCCGCCAGGGAGTATTCGATGTTCCCGTGCTCGTAGACGCCCACTGGGAAGATGTTCATGTGGGGGGTCTCGTGGATGGAGTCGATCCACTCCTGCACGTTGTTGCAGTAGTGGATGTAGCCGGGGTTCCCCTGCACGAAGTCGACGCCCTCAGGAAACTCGTAGTCGAACAGCCACGGGTCGAAGGTAGCGTAGGTGATCGTGTTGCCGTCGTCGGAGATGATGACGTCGTCGGGGTCGGTGGGCTCGTAGGGCAGGATGACCTTCCCGACCTTCTCGTGCTCCAAGGTGATGGTGGTGGTGTGGCTCGTCGTGATGTTCATGTGTGTACCTTACCGTGGATTGCTGCGATTGTCAAGGGGTTTCTTGAAGTTTTTCTCGCAAGTCCGAGAGTCCGAGAGTCCGCAAGTCCGAGCGTCCAGCCTTTGGAGTCTTACGGACCGGCTTGGGCGGGGACTTCCAGGCCAGCGTTGGATAGAGTCCATTCGACCATGCTGCGAGCAGTTTCCAGGTCTGGGGGATCCCATACTGCTTCCAGTACCCCCACCGAGGTAAGGAAGGGGGCGTGTTCCAGGTTCGACCACAGTAGCTCCTGATCCTCAAACGTGGAAAGTCCGGTGATGTCTAGTGCGAGCAGGTCGGGGGTAGCGATGAAAACGTGGCCCTCCCAGTGCTCTACACTGAAGTCCGGCCCCGTGCCCACTGCCCAGATATCCCATCCTGTTGCCTCGTGGATGGCGATGGCTAGGGCGTGGCATTCGCCCTCTGTGAAGTAGGTTTCCCAGTCGTCTACTCCCCACCATCCGAAGGCTTCCAGTAGTTCCGGGGTGGGGTTTGACATGAACTCATGGTACGTCATATGGGTCGGCATGTCAAGCCCTTTCTAGCCCAGCGTTCGCGAGCGTGTAGTTCACCATGGCTTCTGCTACCCCCATGAGGGGTTCCGGCCAGTAGTCAAGGATGGCATCCGGGTCGGTAGGGAAGGAATAGGTGGGGATAGGGATGTAGTCATCCCAGCGTTGGGTCATCTCATCCATGGAGAGGGTGCCGGTGATGTCTAGGGCTTGGCCCTCAGGTGTCTGGATGAACAGGTGGCCCGCCCATAGGTCACAGTCGAACGAGTCGTCGGTGCCCACTGCCCAGATGCGCCACCCGGTAGCTTGGTGGATAGCGATGGCCAGGGCGTGGCACTGCCCTTCAGTGAACCAGGACTCCCAGTCCTGTTGTCCGAAGTCTTGGAACTTCTTCTCGACGTAGGGAGCTTCATCCAGGTATCTGGTTCTTCCGATAGCCTCTGGTTCCTGTAGTGCCATGAGGTTATGATAGGGCAGTTGGGTTTGGTTGTCAAGGGGTTCCCCCCGGAAAGTTTCATCTTTCCGGGGGGCTTCCCTCAGTCATCCCAGGTGACCCCCAGGATATGGTCGGCAGCCCGCTGGGCCTCCCCTGCGGCCTTGACGATGAGCCGGGGGTCGGCCTCAATCTGGTCTCGCCAGTGCTTCAGGTAGGCCGCTGACGACTCGATGGTGGCATCCTCAAGCCCGCACTGCCCCATGAGCATGGCAGCGGTCATCTCGGCCACCAACTCCTCCCGTGCGTAGCGGTGGCTCCCGAACATCACCGTGTCGGTAACGCCCTCTCGGTTGAGACGAGAAGCCGCCCCCGTGGAGTGGCCCATCTCGTGGAACATGGTCGAGTAGTAGTGCTCGGAAGCCTCGAACTGTTCCAGTGCGGGCATCTGGATGGTATCGGTGCTGGGGATGTAGCAGGCCCGATCCCACCCCTCAGCGTCGAACCGGGGAGCGTTCTCCGACTTTCGGTAGGTCGTGACAATCTGCTCAGCGGCCACGATCCTCTCGTTGTCGGTGCCGGGCAGGTTCGACTGACTGAACTTCTCGGGCATCCCGTCGGCCCAGTCGGCCTGAGTGTGCCGGAACACACGGTAGTACCTCAGGAGGGGGATCTTCTTCTCGTTGCCGTCGGCATCGGTGGAGTCGATGAAGCGCCAGAACACTGCAACGCTCCCCTTCTCCCCCTTGCGAACCTGACCGCCCATCTCTGCGATCTTCTTGTAGGTTCCCCACCACCCGGAATCCAGGAGGAACAGGTTGATCCCACGGTAGGTCTTGCCGGTGCTCATGGATCGGGGCATCTGGTCGGCCCACGGCTTGCGCCATGGGGCGACGCCCTCGTCAATGAGTGCCAGCACTCGGTCGGTGACTGCTTGGTAGGCGTCTCGCTTGCTCATGCCTTCACTATAGGGAGGTTTAGGTTCCCTGTCAAGGGGTTTTTGGAAAAGATTTTCCTGTTGACAGAAGGCTCCCCCTCCTGTATTGTGCAAGCCATGAACGCAACATGCACCGAATGCAACCGAATCTTCGACCTCACCGACGAGACCGACGCGGAAGAATGGGCCTACGGTCACGACTGCGAGGATGAGTAGAAACTGCTTGACAAGCAGCAACTGCTCAGATATAGTGAAGTCATGACCTACACCGAACTCCGCAACGCAATCCTTGGCCTCCTCCCAGAAGCAGAGCTGCTGGAGGACTACGAAGGACAGCTCCTCATCTTCACCAACAAGGTCGTCGGTGAGGACCTTCAGCTCCTCCCCTTCGACCCGGAGGACTGAGAGGACTGGGAAGCCCCCCTGGGGGGGGTTGTCCCATGTCCAGTCCCAAGGGACAGGACGATCTCAGGTCCTCCAACCTGAGATGCGTCCCAGCGTGTCCTGCACGGCTTGGGCTGCGACCATGGCTGCCCGAGTGTGTTGCACTCGGACTCTCGGGGTGTCGAAGATGACGGCAGGCTGGGGGTTCACTTGCCTCCCCTTCCGACGTAGGTGGTGACCGCGTCCACGATTGAGGAGTCGTAGTCTCCCCGCTCCGCCATCCAAGCCACCCTGTCGTCGTAGCGATGGGGCTGTAACCGTGCAGGTGGCTCGGGTCCGGGGCGGGACTCCGGTTGACGTACTCTCAACAGCTATTACTGTTGACGCATCTGAAACCTCTTCGTACCAGCCTGATATTCAGTCCCACAGGTGAGGAAACATTTCTCCGATAGCTCGCCACGACTTCTTAAATTCGTCCCAGTCAACATTTGTGTCCTCTAGGTCATGTTCACGTTGACGGACGGCCCGCATCACTGCTGCGTGATGTTTGAGAAACGTCTTCCATGATTCATGCGTCCACGGTGGGCCGGGAAATGAGAAAGTTGTGTCAGCTAACTGATCTAGTGCTTCTGGTAACCAAGATAGGATGAAAAAATCCAGGTTCCAGATATCACTATCAGCATATCCCCGCTTACCTCGTTGTAGGTACCGTCGAACAGTTGACTTGGTCACTCTAGTTGCTTCCTTGAAGATGTTCTGCTTGAAGTGAGCATAGGAATAGAGGCTGTACCCACCGAAGCTGTGTCGAAACAACCACCTGTCAACAAAGTTGGCGTTGGCCCTTTTCACTCGTGTCTCTTCTATGAGTTGCTGGAAGGTCTTAAGGTCGGGTTCTGACTCACTCATGAGTCGTTACCTCCGGAGCGTACTGAATATCGTGACGCAGAGAACGCCACCCTATAAGGGGACCGTACTGAAAGTCATCTGATTTTTTTGGTCGCGCAACGTGTTCTAGAGGACTCCAATGACCACTTGCTACTAGCCGATCAAATAGTTCTAGATCCTTTGATGTGTCGCGTTTCCCTGCGTGCGTGAGATAGGACACACGTCCGCATCGTGCAGCGGACACCTCCCCGTGGCGCTTGTACCCGTTGCCAGCGGGGGCGAACTCGGTATATCCGAGCACGGTGGCCCCGTTATCCAGCGTGAGGGGGTGGCCGGTGTTCTGGTTGGTTTCGGTAAGCATGTTGTTACTGTACCTCTGTTCGAGCGTTCTGTCAAGGGGTTTTTTGAGAAACTTTCCAGGGGGTTACCCCTACCCCTCAGTCGGAGGGGTAGGGGGCCTCAACCTGGCAGGCTGCCCCGCAGGTGGGGCACTCCACGATGTCGTCATCGTTCATGGAGAAGTCGACACCATCGACACTCATGCCCTCCTGATCGTAGGCGGCTCCCCCGCTGAAGTACCAGGAGTGAGTCTGACGCTCAGTGTCAGGGAACCCCGGTAGGGTCTCCCGCTGCGGAGGCTCCTGGCCCTCACAGTAGACGCTGAAGTCGTTGCAGTCATACAGGAAGCTCAGGCTTCCCCGGAAGAACTTGGGGGAAGTGAACCCCCCGCGGGCATCGCATCCGTTGTGGATGCGGAGGATCAGGATGTACTCACCATCCTCACCCTCAAGGATGTCAAAGACGACATCCTGCGAGAGCGAGTTTTCGAAGTTGTAGGTGTACCCGCCCTCAAGGTGGCGATGAGGGCTGGTCTCCAGCCATGCGGAGAGTACACTCTCCCACGACTCCCGAGCATCCTCGCGCTGGTCAGTGAAGGCGTCGAACTCAGCCTGAAGCTCAGCGTCGAAGTCGACACGCTCGCGGAGGAAGTGGAACACGTCGAGAACGACGTACTCCCCGTTATATCCCCAGGAAGCCGCGGGGGCTGCCAGGGCCGACTCGACAGTCATCCCCTGATTTCGCTCCCAGTGACGACCGTAGGCTCCCCCTGAGTCGAGGAAGTGCCTCCCGGTGTTCTCAGTCAGCATCCCGACGAGAACCTGATCAGTCGAGAGGGTTTCGGTGGCGGTGTTCGTTGTCATGGCTTAGACAATACAGGAACCCCCCACTACTGTCAACCCCTTTTTTCCAAAACTTTTCGCTTGACAACTGAAGCAACCCTTGCTACAGTGCACTCACAACAACGAAAGGGAAACCCACATGGCCAAGCACTACATCGCCAGCACCGCTGCGGCAGACACCTCCGACGAGGGGTACCCGCTGTTCTGGAGTCAGGAAGGATGGACGGACGCCAAGTTCGCCACCGTCTACAACGACGACGAGCGCCAACTCTACTCGCTCCCCCACGGGGGCGTCTGGTGCACGCACGAGGACGTGCGATACCTTCTCCACGACGACCGCGGAGAGAGCTAGGGTCGTGAGGGGGGTCGGGTCCCGGCCCCCCTGCTACCATGTCCGCATGGCGCGTATCACTCCAGGCGGAGCAGCCTGGCTAGGACTAACAGCCTACGTCGTCGGATACGACGGGTTTGCTGTCGCTACACGCAGGGACACTATGTCCACAGCGTTCTCATCCGCTGTCCGTCATCCACGAAAGAGGTGGCCTGTTGTCCTCGCTTGGGGGTTCATCACGGGACACCTGTTCGGTTTCTTCGGGAAGTACGATCCCCTCAGGGCGCTTCCCTCGATAATCAAGCGTTCTGTTGACGCTGACAATAGCCTACTTGACGATCACCTCGACGTCAAGTAGGTTTTCCAGATAGGCACCAGCTACAGCTGCCCAATCCTGACGGAGTGCAGTGATAGCGACCCACCCCGGACCCCACCCGTCGATTCGGGCCGCCCCGTCGTCCTCCAGGGAGCGCAGGTACTCCAGGGCCTTGCCTAGTGCAAGCTGATCCATGCCCGCTCCCCTCCGTTCTCATCCACGAGGGCTAGCCCGTTGCTGCCCGCAGGGACGTCGCTCTCCTTGAGGAGACTCTTGTGGGCTGTGAGGACCTGTTGGGGGTGGCGGGGTTCCGCCAGGTACTGAAGATGTCGAGTCCTGCCCCTCTTGGTGGTCCACACAAGTTCCCACGTCGGGACCTCGTCACAGACGTTGTCGAACCGTCTCACAGGTCAACCGTTCGCGGGTAGAGGGTCGACACAGCTTCCTGTGCCGTGACACCCTGCGTGCTCATGAGGTGGGCGACTCGAAGGATCTTCGTGCGCCCCGTCAAACCCTCCTGACGAAGGGCCTTCTGTGCTTCCTCGACTGTCTCGTTCAAGCTCATGAGGGTCATCGTAGCAGTCTCCCCTACGTGTGTCAAGTGCCTTCTTCGAGGATTCACAACATCCCCCCGAATTGTCTGTTGATCGCCAGGTACTTGGCCTGCTCAAGCTTCCAAGTCTGGGCCATCTGGTCGTACTTGTCGCACAGGGCCTTAGTGTCATCCCCGTACGTGAGACAGGAGTAGCCGCCAGGATTGGCTCCCGGCCACGATCGCCACGCTGCCTCCTCCGTGGGGTGAGAAGTCGATGCCCAGTCGAAGGACTCGAAGTCGTACTCAACATCCCACTCGGGGTCATCCTCCCCTACCCAAGCGGTACGGAAGAACCCGATGTTCCACGTCTTTCCCTTTGACTGCCAGATCACGTTTTCTCGGTTGAAGCTCATGACTTCACAGTACAGGGGATGCAACGGAATGTCAAGGGGTTTTTCAAGAATCGTCCCCAGAGTCCCAGTCCAGTCCGAGACTCGCACCTTTTCCACCATCCGTAGTGTTGCACAGAAAAGTCAAGGCTGTCAAGTGGGCAATATTGCCCTTGACGTGTGGAGATCCGTCTGCCATACTGGATGGCATGAGTGGGGAACCACCTACACATCATCATGCCTGTGAACGGCCACAGGACCTCAGCTGAGGTCCCACAACAGGACGACCTCGGACGGCACACGCAAGGACGAGTTGGACCCCCTCCTATATCTAGGAGTAACGACAGTCCGGACCTCTAAAGGTAAAGAACCGACAAGTCCGGACACTGCGGCTCGATGCCACCCCACCACATCTACCTCCTCTCCCTTCTTGATGAAGTTAGAGACATTGAGGATGAAGATCCCTCCGATGTCAATGAGGGGGAGCAGAGCCCCCCAGGCCTTGAGATGGAACTCTTTGTACTGTTCCCCGAAGTGCAACTGCCCCGAATTGTTCGGATGCAGGTCTCTCCCCAGGCAATGCTTGTAGGTGTTTCGCACCGAGTTGTCTCTGGCGTTGTGATGGTCTGACATCCTCGACCCGTATACCGGGGAGGTGACTATCGCTTTGAAACTACGAGGCTCGAACGGGGGGCACAGGGCATCCCCTACAACGGTTCCTGGATGTATCTCGGCCCACTCGGGCTCGATTTCAAGGCCAACTGTTTCAACCCCTTCAAGGTTTGACAGCCTGTGGATCTTGCCTGTTCCAGCAAAGGGGTCGAGGATCCGCCCCTCGAACTCTCGTTCCTTGAGCATCATCTCGATTTCGTCAAGGATGACGTCAGAAAACTTGGCTGGATGTCGTGTATCTAAGCTCACTTGAGGGGGCCTTACTTCCGCTGCTGAACGCTGCTCGTTGAGCGTTATCAGGTTATCTACCGGGAAGTTAGCATTTGACCTCTACGGTCCGCAAGTCCGGAAGTCCTCAGATGAGTCCGGGGGTCCGGGGGTCCTGATCTTCGTACCCGAAGACAGTTCCCTGACTGCCGGAAGTCCACCCGTAGTCGCAGCAAGGGTCTCCTGGCTCATCGTAAGGATGTAGACCCCGGAACTTCTGGTCGTAGTTGGGGTTGAACCCCATGAAGTCCATGAGTCCAGCAGCACAGTGGTGACAAAGGTAGATGTTGATTCTGCACTGACTGTCGAGGATGTCATGGAACATCCCGTAACCCCCATCGAGTCTTACGACAAGTCCTCCTTCTCTCTGAAGCGGGAACTCCTCGTGCTCCGGTGGAGGGAGGGCTCCCCCGCAACGACCACACGTTGGGTCGCTTTGGAGTACTGCCGTGAACTCGTCGTCAGACCTCAACTCGTTCCCCTTCACTGATGTCAACTCCGTGCTCCCACTTGAGGTATCCGTAGATCTCACCGGGGTGCCTGGAGAGAAGCTTGCAGCAGAGCTGATCCATCGTGTAGTCGTCGGTGAACCCACAGATGCGAGCCTTACGCACCTGGCGTTCCGAGATAGGGAAAGCTTCGCTGGAAGCTCGTGCCGCCATTACCTTCTCAGATCGTTCCATCGGGTTGGTGGCAAGGAAGGCATCGTAGAACACCTTGTATCGAATAGGGTGTTCGTGGTTTGCCATGACGTCGAGGTGGTATCGCTGGCTGACCTTGTGCTCCTCGGTCTTGCTACCATAGGAGATGAAGATCCGCCCCTGCTCCAACTTCGAACCCCCAACGATGATTCCGGTCATGAGGTGGGGGTATCCGGTTCCGAAGAACTCGTCGTTCCAGACTCTGATGGCGACTCCATCATCCGTGGGTGTGGCTTCGAATTCCCACCCGTATTCCTGGGCGCGAGTCTCGTACTTCTCTAGCAGTTTCATGTGGTTCCTTTGGTTTGGGCTGGATAGTACCAGCTTCTTCGAGTTTTGTCAAGCCAAAAGTCCGAGAGCGGTAGCTTCACCGTCTCGGTCTTCCGTTATCCTCTGATGGCACGGGCGACAGAGGCATTTGATGTTGTCGGGGTCGAGCCATTCAGTGGAGTGAATCCCACCAGTTCGCCCCCTGGTTCGCACTTCATGCAAGTCCGAGGCTGGACGGACCCGGTAGAAGGTGTGGCCGTCGAGTTCAGCGAACAACGCACAGGCTTCACACCAGGGTCTTTCGCTAAGAAGCTTTTCGACTAGCGGTCGTCGCTTCTCCCTGTACAGCTTTTCTGCTTTTTTGGATCTTCCAGGTATCCGTTTTTGACTTCGAAGCGGCTTCCTGCTCTCCAGTTTGGTTCTACTGGTTAATTGGGTGCGCTTCAATGGCGTTGTTCTTTTGAGGCCCATCTTGGCTCCCATTCTACCAGTTTCGAAGGGGGCCGACATGGTAGAAGGTTGCCACGACGACCGGGGTCACCGTTCCTGATCTCTCCATGTCTTCCATCTGGGATTGGAGAGAGAGGTGTAAGAGGTCCGGAAAGTCCGGATCCCACCAAATGACGGTGGTTTCATTGACTTCGTAGTCGTAGCTTTCCGCTCTCATCGTGGCGTACTCGACCAGTTTGTCCATCTGGTCTCGCTTGTAGGTAGCAAGCGTATTCACCATCTCTGAACCTCTCCGGTCGCCAAGTCGAACGTCACGTATCGAGGATCCTCGTACGTGTCGAACCGTCGGCAGGTGGCGTAGAAGTACGCTTCTTGTGCGTTGATCACGAAGCCGTCACGGTTCCCGTTGATGGTATCATCGACGTTCCAGTCGAAGTTGCGTACCTCCTCCAGGAGCTGTTCGATGGTCTCAGCGTTGGGTTCGACGTTGTACTTGTTGATGATGGCCTCTCGGGCGTCGAAGACGTTTGCCCTTCGTGCCACGATCTCCGTCAGCTCGTACTGCTTGTCGACGGCCACTCGGGCAGCCTCCACGAAGTCGGTCAACGCCAGGTCGTAAGCAGCCTGACGTTCCGCCCACTCCTCCTGATCGGAAGCCTCATCTCTGAACTGGATGGCGGTCTCCACGGCTTCCTCTCCGACGGCAAGCCCCCTGAGTTCCTCCACCCATCCTGAGCGGGTCGCCACCCCGGAAGTCCAACTCTGGGCCTTCTCGCAGGCTACGATCTCGTCGTTGATGTCGTCAAGTAGTTGTATTTCGTTTCTCCTTGTGGTGTTTAGGGGATGTAGAAGACTCCGAGGTTGGAATCCATCTGCACTGCGGATGCAGTAAGTACGGGCTCCTCAGTCTCGGAATCCACGAAGGTCGTGTGCTCGTAGGGGTTGTAGGTGAGTCGTCGCCACGCCCCCCTCTGAAGGCTGGATGGGTCGATGTCGAATCTGGCCACGGTGCCCTTGATGAAGGCATGCACGTTCTTGCGGCCCTCCTCCCGGACCCTGCGGTTGCCTCCAGGTTGAACGACCATGGTGGCGTCACGCAAGGTGACCTTGGTGGGGTGCCCGACAACACGTTTCTTCCAGGTGGAGGTCGCTCCATCCCACACGGATTCCCGGAGGCTCCAGGTGCCGGTGTGGAGGTTGCGGTAGACCTCTGATGTGGTGTTCATGGGTGTACCTTACCTCAGTTGATGGTGGATGTCAAGGGGTTTCTTGAAAAGTTCACCATTCCCCCCACGCTTCCAGGTAGAAGACAGCAGCGTATCCGTCGGGGGTGTCTCCCCAGGAGTTGCCTCCCCCGATGAGGATGAGGTTCCCTGCCAGGTCTTCGATAGAGAGGATGCTGTCGTGCCAGGCACCCAGGCACCCGACTTCCAGCCCTTCGATGATGGTGTCCCGAACGTGGCCCAGGAGGTCCTCCTCGGGGTTGGCCATCAGTTGCTGAGGGCTGGCCCCTTCTACTTCGGTGAACAGGCGCTCAGCATCCTCGTATGTGATCTGGCCGACCCGCTGCTGCAAGTTCTTCCAGGTGCGGTCGGGGTGACGCTGGTGGCATACCGCAAGGATTAGATCCATTCCCATGGCTGGTTCTCCTTCAGAGGTTGATTTCGTGTTGCTTGTGGTTGATGTAGTCGTGAACGACTACGGTTCTCGACCCTTCGGCCAGCCAGTCTCGGAACTGATCGACTGCCTCCTCCGGGGTGGCTGCCCCGCAGGAGAACTCGATTGACACTTGGTACTCGTTGATGTCTTCCATGTCAGTAACTTTACCTGATACAAGGAGCCATGTCAAGGGGGTAAAATCACCTCATGCCCCAATCGCCCTATCCTGTCGTCGTAACCTGGAAGGATGCACACGACACCCTCACCTCCTGGGAAGACCTAGAGGCCCCCACCGACAACTCCGAATATCTCGTCAGCACGGTAGGATGGCTGCTCCCAAACAGGAAGAAGGGCCACCATGTGGTGGCCCTCAACCTGTCGGATGCTCATGTCGCCAGCGGTGTAGCTATTCCTAACGACATGGTTGTCAGTTGCAAACCACTGGCTCCATCGAAGAAGCCGTGGAAGTCATCACGTTCCTGAGATCCAGGAAGGCTTCCACGGCAACGCTTCTCGCTATCAGGTCCGACTTGGGGAGGCCAGCGACCTGCCCATCCAGTTCCCTTACCAGAAAGTCCAGTCCGTCCCCCCTGATGGTCTCTGGTTCGGCCTCAAGCGTTGCTGTCACTCGTCATCCTCCTCGTGGAGCTTCCAGTCGACAACGACCCTCTCTCCCTCGTGCGCCAGGTAGCCCAGCAGGAGCGACGTGCCGTCACTCAACATGCTATCAGGATCCTCGGCCTCGCCCTCCACGGTGATGGTTGCCTTGTACTTGGTCATGGTTTGGTGTTCCTTTCGTTGTTGGGGTTTCTTTGTACCATGAAGTGGTGTTGGTTGTCAAGTGTTTCGGGAGGGCTGGGGGAACACCACAACCCTCAGCCCTCCCGGCTAACGCTTCCTTGCGTCAGCGACCGAAGTTCTTGTTCCACCAGGAACTGAACTTGCTCGGCTTGGTGGTAGGAGCGTAGACCTTCCCGAAGTCACTCACGGCCTCCTCGTCGGCCTCCTCGTCGTCATCCCATCCGTCGAAGGGCTCCCACTCCTCCTCCTCGTAGTTGAGGGGGTCAACGTTCTCAGCGTCGAAGGCGTCGAAGTCGTAGTTGTAGACTCCCCACTCCTGGGCGACATCCTCGGTGCTCAGGTCGACCTCTCCCACGACCTCGTAGCGCCAGGTGCGGCCCTTGGTGAAGTTGTAGTCGATCGGGATTGACACGACGTCAGCCGGGTCGACCTTGACGACCACGATACGGCCCGAACCCCCGAAGAAGTGCTTCAGGTAATCCTGCGAGCAGAAATGCAGGCCCTGAGAGCAGGTGCGGGTGCGGTCGCCATCCACGTCGCTGCGGGGCATCTCCACGACCTGACCGACCGAGTTGTCGAACTTGCCCGAGTGGCAGTCGCTGTAGTCGTGGCGCACCCGCTTGTAGGCCAGGAAGCAGCCATCCTCGGTGATGGGCAGGTTGCCAGCCTCCAAGAACTCGTTCAACTCGGCCTGAGCGGCCCGGTTGGGGTTCTGGAACAGGCGCACCACGAACCGCTTCCACGGCTTCAGGTCAAGGCCCTCGCGGGCGACCGTGAGCAGCTTCCGGGTCAGCGCGCTCGGCACACCCTCCCCGTCGAACAGCACGGTACGGCCGTCGATGGTGACGCGCTCGTCATCGAGGTTGCTCAACGTCGAGACAGGGTTGAGGAGCAAGTTCAGGCGCTCCACCAGAGCCTCGTCGTGAGTCTCGCTGGTCAGGAGATCGAGAGCCTGCTCGGCCACCCCGTTGTCACCCTTCAAGAGGTTGTGAACCTCGGTGCCGGTGGCGGTGGTGAGAACGACGGTGACGCTGCGGTCGGTGTTCTGATAGGGAATCATGGTGTTGGGTTCCTTTCGGGTTGGTTGTAGGTACTGTACTATGGATTGTCTTCGCTGTCAAGGGGGGGGGCCAGAGATTTTCTGACCCCCCCCTGACGCTCAGGCCTCGGCAGCCTCGTCACACTGGGCGACGTAAGCCCTCAACTCCTGATCCGTCGGGTTGATCATGAGAGGGTACTTGGCCTTCCAGTCAGCCACTTGACGCTCAGCCTCCTTGGAAAGGTCGCTCAACTCCTCGGATGTCAACCCCTCGGCATCCACGACCGCCTGAGGCACCGTCGACTCGGGGGCCTCAGCCAGGAACCTCGCCTCAATCGGGAGCCGCGCCAGCAGCATCCGGTAAAGTCGGTGCTCCTTGAGAGCATCCCTGTAGCTGTCGGTGATGAGCTTCCAGGCATGGGGCAACCTCAACTCCGGGTCCGGCTTGAGATTCTTGACAGCCTGCTTGTTGAGCACGTAGGTAGGGATGGCTCGCCCTCCCGCTGAGTGCACTCGGTCAGCCATCTGCCGGAACCCCCACCGCTCGTTCATGTTGGGGCGAGTCGCCTCGATCCAGTAGAACTCCTCGGCCATATCCTCAGCCTTGACCTTGTTGTTGTGGTTGTTGAGGGTGGTGACGCCAGGAACGTATCTGTCGACAGTCGACACCTTGTCACGCTGATGGGGGCCAGGATCCTCAAGTGACCCGACCCAAACGATCTGGTCGGATCGGAGACCCAGAAGTCGAGTCAAACGCTCCAAGGTGCGCGGCGTCGGGTTGGTCAACAGGTAGGTGAGCTTGTCTCCTCGCTCCTCCACGACCTTCCGGTACCGCATGATGGTGCGCTTCAGCTTCAGGTGGGCGTCACGCTCCGGGTACTCGGTGACAAACAGAGCCTCCCTGGCGTCACTCAAACGCATCTGCTGAAGCGGAATCCACCCTCGCTTGGTGCCAGTCTTGACGTGGATCACGTCATCGGATCGGTTCGTCTTCAGGTGAAGCCAGTTATCCAGCCTCTCCCCACGGAACTTGAGGGGCTTGATCCAGAAGCCTCCAAGGTTACCGTCAGCGTAAGCCTTCACGGCCTTGAGTCGATTGGGGAAGGCGGAGACATCCTCCTCGATCTTCTCCTTGATGTTGTCGACAGCCTCAGCGGCCATGGCGGCAATGATGTGGCGAGCGTTCTCATCCAACTCCAAGGCCTCTCGCGAGAGGGTGACGGAGAAGGATCCGATGGGAACATCCAGAACCAAGGCGTTCTCGTTGACCCTGAGGGTGCCGCGGATATGCCGAGTCAGCGTGAAGTCATCCACAGGGTACATGACGCATCCCTGGCGAACGAACAGGCTGGCCTCCCGAGAGTCGATCACGAAGGCCTTCGCCCCCTGGCTCAAGTCGACCTCGATGTAACGCTCCATGGGCTGAATCTCCACACCGTTGGTGGTGGGGAGAACGTCGAACGCCCGCAGAACCTTGCGGCCCTCCTCCAACACTCGGGAGAAGTGAACCTCCTCGACGGGAACAGCCACCTCGATGCCGTTGGGCTTGTCGGTGGCAACCTTGCCGAGTACGGTGATCTGGGGGGCTCCGTCGTCACCGATCGTGACAAGGTAGACCCGCTCCTCTCCATTCAGGTAGGCCCGAACCTCGAACGAGTCAGCGTAGGCCAGGGGCGACTTGCTGCCCAGGCCGAAGGCTCCAACGACGTCGTTGGATTGATCCTTGCTTGACTCAAAGAGGGTTCCGAAGATGTTGACGACGTGCTCGTGATCCATGGAGCACCCGTAGTCACGCACCCGGAAGTAGGGGTCGAAGACGTCGGGGAAGCTGACGTGGAAGGGCTGATCCTCCACGCCTGCGACGATGTGGCCGTCGAGAGCGTTGGTGGAAAGCTCCCGCACGAAGGCCTGGATCTTGTTCTCGTAGATCCCCTTGACGAGACCCGAGAAGGCCTTCCCGTTGGCCGCGATCCCGACCTTGTGGGTTTCGAGGCCAGCGAAGTTGTTGGTGACGCTGCGTGTGGTGGTGATCTTCATGGTGTTGGGTTCCTTTCCTGTGGTGTGTGATACAAGCTAACACGGGTTGGTCGGCTTGTCAAGTGCTTTCAGAAGATTTCTTTTCTCCGGGGTCGAGTTTTCACTCCATCCACGACGAGGAGCACCTGCCTGTCGCAGAACGCATCCTCCCCGTAGAGCCTCTTGACCTTTCGGGTAGTCCTAGCGAGGCAGTCCCAAGCGGTGTCCTCGGTCCTGTGGCGGTGTCCGCAGTCCCCCATCACGTTACCGGGGACTCCTGTTCCGGGGAGGTTGTAGGCCCCCGCTATGTAGTAGCTGCTCATGGGTTCACCTTACCGGCTTTCCTGTCGCTTGTCAAGTGGTTTTTCTTCCCATCCAACGTGACATACGACACGTTCACTAGAACCACTCTCTCGACAAGTAGTCCTTCACGGTGTCCAGTACCGCAGTCCTCATGTCCTGGTCCCGCACCCCGGCCTCCAAGGCCAGCGCCACGGATTCCAGACAGTCGTCAATGACGGCTGCCACAACATCCTCCACGAAGGCTGCTGTCTTCCTGTTGACTTCCTCGCTGAATCTCATGACGTCACCTTACCTTGTCTCCTTCTTGTTGTCAAGAGGAAATCTGAACTTTCTTCCTCCCGAAGATTCGACCCCTACCGTATAGCCAGCACCCCCACACGTCAAGTAGGTAACGCTACCCAATCTAGACATGCGAAGATCAGGGTGCTAGAGTTCACCTAGCTCATGTCGCCCTCGAAGTCAAGAGGAAATCTCAGAATCACCCACTGGGTAGATTCACTCATTGGCAGGTCCGACCGAACAAGCGTTCGACGAACGGACGTTCGAGAGAAGCTGAGAGAGAGCCAGGACAGGACAGGACAGGACGATATAGCCCTAAGACCAGATGCGTCCGGACTCCTATAAGGACAAGCCCTAAGGCTGGACGTTTGGAGTAGTCCTGGGGGCGCTAGGGGAGGCCTTGGTGACTCCCGGAAACACAAAAACCGTCTTACGGACGTCTTCTTGGGGGTTTCGGGAAACTCAAAAAGGGTCGGAAGGCCCTAAAACTTGGGTGGTTTCCTGGTCCTCCAGGCGTTTCCTGGCCTTGATGTGCTCCGGGGCTCTATCAGCCCCCAGGGTTGCCAGTTCGTTGAGGAAATCCTTGAGGTGTAGGCAGGCTTCCCTCAGGTCATCCAAGCAGAGCCACAGCGAGAGAAGCTCCACGGATTCCAACTCCAACTGATGAGCCACATCGAAGTGACTGTTGCCACGCTTCTTCACCCATCGAGTACGCCCCGCCTCGAAAGCCTTCAAAGCGAACTCGTAGCCCTGAACCAGAGCCTCAAGAGTCTCCTCATCCCCCTTACGAACCAGATAACGGTTATCCAGGTGATTCAAGTCACGTTCAATCGAGGTACGTTCCTCCAGGTGGAAACGTTGGGGCGGGCTAGCTGCCTCCTCATCGACATCACAGCCCCCCACATACCCTGACTCCTCCAACCATTGAGGCATCCAATCCTCAGGCATCCAAGACATCAACTTTCTCCTGATGTTCATCTGCGATCTCTTCCAAAAGTCCGAAAGTCCGGAAGTCCCACAGTCCAAGAGTCCCACAGTCCGGAAGTCCGAAAGTCCTCAAGCGAACCTTGCCTGACAAGTCAAACAGGCCTTCACTCCAGTCGTCGTCTTCTGAATCTTGCACTGCGAAGACCTCGGGCAGTCAGGGAACGGGGTGCGCACCTTTTCCACAGCAGGGCCACGCCCGTCAGCGGGCCGCATCTCAACAGGTGACTTACGGTCCGACGTATAGCTTGCTACAAGACGAGCAACAGCTTCACGAATGAAATCCGACCGGGACATCCCAGCCTGCTTCGCAGCAGCATCCAGGCGAGGTACATCCTCCTCACGCAACCTGAAGTTCACCATCTGTGAACGTGACATCACAACTCCTTGAAAGTCCTACAGTCCCAATGCTACAAGTCGAATCTACGACAACGGGGCGGGCCTCACTTCCCCTCACTGCGCTGCCAAAGTGAAGATCTCTCCTGTATCTTCTTCTTCTATGCCTACTACTCCTGACAGGAACGTTGCTAAGTGTGTGGATTGCGGGAAGATGTGTGATCCGAAGGAGTTGGGGTGCTATTTGGAGACTCGTGGGTGGGCTGTTTATCGTGGGAAGGTTGGGGGGACGAACAATCTTCGTTGGAACAAGTGGACGGGGCGTGTGATTTGCGCGAAGTGTGGGGCTGATCGGGTGATGGGTGTTAAGGGTCAGGAGTCTCTCTTCTGAGAATTATTACGGTTCCGTTACAGAAATCGGGGAGTTATGTTACGAAAAAAGAGGCTTCTCCAAGATGGTATCGGGACTGGTGGGCAACCCTGACTTTGCCCTTTATTTACAACAAGTTCATTTTTTGAACTTACCCCAAAAACGGGTTCCCAAATGTTACAAAACCAACCCCCCAAAACCCAAAAACCCCGGAAAATCAACGTTTTCCCCAAAAACACCCCCAAACCGACGCAACCCCCAAACCAAAACTAGAACACGTTCTACCTCTCTTCGAGACACAAGTCCCAAAGTCCCAAACAACCCCCAAAAACACCAAATCCCCTCAGACGGCACACAAGGCCCCTCAGAGACGAGAACCCCCCTCTCCGCCCCAACCCCCCCACCCACCCACAAAACTCTCAACACAGAGCAACACAGTGGTGCCACAGACGACATCTGGAAAGAAGAAGCAGAGAAGGAAGAACACACAACAACATCGACAACGTAAAAAACGTGAACAACACACAACGTGGGGGCTCCCTGTCACCCCCCTCATCGAGGTGAAGATCCTCTACACTAACCTTCTAAAAAACCTCTTCTAACCCTTCAAAACCCCTCTAATCATCGTTTTCTACATGGTTGCGGGGGTGATTTGGAAAGGAATCAACTCGAAACAAGCGACCCAGGCCAAAACAAGCGACTTACAAACCCAAGAAGACACACAGGCGAAGCCCCGTACTCTTGGTTTTCGGGCCTTACGGGGGTTTTGGGTCTTGGTTTTCGGGCCTTACGGGGGTTTTGGGTCTTGGTTTTCGGGCCTTGGTTTTCGAGTCTCACGTATCCCTCCAATATGTAGAAGACCTAGAAGGTTGAGATCCTCTCGTTTGCCTGCTGGAATCCCTTCCCCTCCCCCCTAACCCCCCTCCGGGGGGAACGAAGAACACCCTGCTACCCTCGAACACGTGAACAACATGACTGTCGGGGAAGTAAGAGCGCTCCTTGAACAAGATCGTCTTGAAATCCTTTCCTCTGAAGGAACCTGGCATCGCGTCAACCCCCTCTCCCCTTTCGCTGTCGACCTGTGCAAACATCAACGCACAACACTCTTTCGACACATAGCCCCCACCTACACCATCAGAGAAACCACATGAGACAAGAAGAAATCCTTGTGGATTCCATGCTCAACATGTTCGCAGCTTTGGAACTCGCCACTGTGCGCATCGGGGATGACCCACAACTAGCCCCCACCCTGTACGAAAAAATCTGTGTAGCGAACTTGAAACTTCAAGAATCCCTCACGCTTCTACAAGACAAGCCTCTCCGACACCCCTACGCCATGCAACTCGACTGGATCATCTGGAAGTCCCAACAACTCCAAGACACCTATCACCTCCCCGACGAAAGCTTTCAACTATGACACCCCTACAGGCAGCGCACATCCTCGACAAACTCGTCACCATCATCGACAGAAACGAAACCCCACCCAAAAGCCTAACCCCAATCCTGTTAGGGATACGAGAACTGCTACTCGAAATCAACAAGGAGCAAACCAGTGATTGAAACAACACGTGAACAACTAGAAGAACTCCTAGACCCCCTGTGGTCAGAACACCCGGTGTGGCGTTCCATCGACACAGGCGACGGGTGGAACGACCTCATCCGAGACCTCGCAACAGAACTCTCCGCCCTCCCCATCTCCTGGGAGATCGTGCAAATCAAAGAGAAGTTCGGGGGGCTCCGCTTCTACATCAACTCCGACGACTGGGAAATCACCAACCCCATCCTTCGCAAATACGAGATGCTTTCCTTTCAAACCTGCGAAGTGTGCGGAGAACCAGGAACCCCCACCGACACCTACTGGATCAGAACCCTCTGCCCCGCCCACACCAGCTAACCTGCCACCATGAGCAAACGTGTCTACGGTAAAAACCAAAAGGGTCTACCAGTCGAATACGTCATCCAGCAATCCTGGGTGGTGAGAAAAACGATCCCCCTCGACTCCACAACCCCACCGATGATCTTCCGCTCCGAAGAAGAAGCAATCCTCATGGCTTCCCTAGGCTTGAGTGACGTGGAAGTACACGACTTTGACGAATGACCTGGCCGACGCCCTCGCTGAACTCCTCGCCCCCACATTCCACTGGGGGGCTGAACGTCTAGAAACCTGGGCGACAGACCTGCAATCCCTACAAGAAGGGAAAGTAAGGGAACTAGTGTTGGATTCCCCTCCCGGAAACCTGTTCCGACTGAAACTCGACCCCCCCGTCGTTCTCTACAGGCCTTTCACGACCTCCTGCCTGGAAACCAACGAACAACTAGCAGCGGAACTCACAGCTGCTGTTGTCGACATCTTCACCACCCTCAAATGTTAGGCCTGCTTTCCAATAAACCTTAGGTTGAGTTGGGGGTTGTCAACTTTCGTATATACAGATGTTTGCGTTGTGCAAGGTGAGATTTCTGGGTTGTGTTAGCTGGAAAGAGCCCCCGTAGCCCCCATTTCCTCCTCCTTTCTGAGGATTTTCTCAGTTTCTTGACCTTCGATCTGACGTAATGCCGAGGGGTGGCGATCTCCCCTGCGGGTCGTAATACATGGGTTTGGGGGCGTATTACGCCAATCTGGAGCCCTCCTGGGCCACTCACAGCACACCAAATCCCACCACGGCCCCCCAGGAGCCCCCAGGAGACGAGCAAACAGGGCTCAGGTACACATGGGGCACCCCCGTCAAGTTGAAGGCTTACACGCAAATCTACGAGGAGCACTCATCGTGTACACTTCCGACATGGCCGTCACCGACAACATGATGAAAAGATGCCCCCTCAGCAGATGGGCAGGCGACACCAGTCGATGCAGATGGTGCAACAAAGAACTCACCGGAAGGCAACGACGTTGGTGTTCCGTGTTCTGCGGAGACGAAGCCTTCACAGAACACAACTTCAGTTGGGCGAAGATACGGGTACTCTCCAGAGACTCCAAGACGTGTGTGAAGTGTTCACGCAAAGAAGGCAAGAGTCTCAGCGGCCCCCCCGTGAAGATCGAAGTCAACCACAAGAAAGCCGCACTCGGAACGCACAACAAAGCTTCCTGCGCCCACCACACAAGCAACCTGGAATGCCTCTGTAGGGAATGCCACCTAGAAGTGACGGCAGCACAGAGGAAGGCTGGGCTTTTCGATCGCAAATTCAAAGGTGGCAAGCTTCGCCCCCTGAGCTAACATTCAACCGTGAAGAACCTCAAGCATCAAGTTCACCAACTGACAGCCATCGGAGTCATCCTCTTTGAGTTCATAGAAGGAACAGAGGGGCGGGCTGCCGACACCTGCAATCAGTTGACGCTGGTAACCGAAAGCATCTCCGAGGTCATCAAGGCCATCGTCACCAATGCCTTCCTCTCCGACGGAACCATCATCCCCGTGCCGCGACTAGAGCTTGACTCCTCCTACAATCCCGACACCGAACTGGAAGACCTTCGGAAGCTCGAAGAAGCTGCTGCTAGCGTGGCATACCAGCTACCGTGGCCATTCAGTGAGCAGGTAGAACAAATCGCCCTCGACTTGAGCTGGGCGCGAATCTCACTGATGGAATGGTACAGGCCCACTATTCAAGAACCTGGAGAGAAGCTTTCCCCATGGCAACTACTGGAACCTCAGTGACTCAACCCGTCGAACAGCGTCTACTGTTGCAAACGCTGTTCGCTGGAGAAGTAGGCTCCAAGGCCTACTCCGAGCTGGGAAACCTGCCCAGCTTTAGGGCCGAAGACCTCAAGTCGAACCTCTCTCAACTAGTCGACCTCGTTTGTGCAGACATCGCCATCTCCATGTACGAGAAGACGCGTCAAATCGCCACGAAGTCCGAACTTCTAGAGGAAGTGGAATTGCCCACCACCCTAGACCTCTCCACCATGAGCGACGTACTCATCTACATGGAATCCTATGTAGATGACGTCAAGAAGGCAGCTATGCTGGATCCTTTGACCGACAAGGCCTCAGTCGTTGAAAAAGGCAGGCGAGCACAGCACATTGTTGACCACTTGCGATACATTGAATCCTTCCTGGTGCTTGAACTGTCTGGATTCCTGCCCCCCTCAAGGAGCGAAGATGAGGAACCCCCAACCCGCTGGCCAACACGCTCTCAGTATCTCTGAAGAAGAGGATCGCAACCTCACCCCACAGCAAGTGTTGCGAAAGCTTCGACTAGATGACGGGTGCTGCACCAAAGGTGACAGAAACAGGATTCTGAACGGCCCCCTGGATGATCTGATGAAGGTCGCTGCTGAAGCCGCAGCCCTTCAGGCCTTCTCTGAGCCAAGAGAAAGTTCGACAGACTAAACTGTTCAAGTGCCTTCTCTTGACATCATCCTAACAATCCAAGCTGTGTTGATCTGGATGATCGTGCTCACGGCAACAGCCCCCATCCCTAGGCTCAACAACACTTGGGGGTGGATCATTGGAATCGGTGCCTTCGTTGCTTGGATCCTCGAAGTCGGAGTCTTTGAACACGCTGGGTTCCTTTTGACGGCAGCTATAGCTGGTTACGCTATGGGCTGCGTGTTGTACAATCACTCAAGGAAGAGGATTGCCCGACGAGAACAAAGGATCCTAAGTGGAAAGTGATCCATTCCACACACAAGAAGCTATAGAGAAAGCCATACGCAAAGCCCTTGAGAGAAACACTCGGAGCAGCGTTATGTACCTGTTCAGGGAACGCCTGATAAGGGAAGTCATTGAGACCGCTGCACACCTGCTCCTCGACCCGTACATTCAGAGGATCAACGAACTAGAGGATCAACTTGCTGAGGTTAAGGGGGCCATCCCGCCAGCTCACATTCCTCCCCCCGCTAATCGCAAACTCGACAACCTCAAAGATGCTTTGGGTGGAGTGATCGAAGCGATAGACGAAGACCCGCTGGCCTGAAGCTACCTTCTGCGGTTGGCCCGCCTAGAAGCCTTCGCTGTCTTCCTGGCCTTCTTGGCCTTCTTGGCAATCCTCTCCTCACGGGAACGGAAACTGTTGAGATCGCGACGTAAACGCTCATTGGGTGTCTCGGCAACGGGCGTCACTCTCGTTGAGGTGTAGATAGGTTCTTCCATCGTTAGTTGAAGGCTTCTGGAGTCAGCTCTGCTGCCTTGATGCCAAAAAGCCCGCCCTCGTGAGTCGCACGAGCCAACTCTCCTGTTTCAAGGTTGATGCACAGCCAAGGGGAAACATTCGACCCCCCACTGAGAGCGTTTGTGGAGGCCATCAATTCCTTCCAGATCAGAGAAGGAACATCCACATCCCCATCTCTACGGAAGGCAGCCACAGCGATAGCCTTCATGATGTGAAGAGCCAGGATGTCTGCTGCGGTCAGCGTCGAGGGATCAGTGGAATCACCTTCGCCAACTCCACTGTAGAAGCCTCTTGGATCAATGACAGACATGCGTTGATTGCTTTCTGGTTGGGGAGCTGCTGTTTCCTTCGCAGTTCCCGGTCGTAGTTGCGAACGATGGCCACACATCGTCTACAGAAAACCTCTGGAACCCCGATAGATTCAACAACTCTTGTTCCACAGAAGGCTACATCACTCACTCTTCGCGCTGTCTCTGGAGCCCAATCGTCAATGATGTGAGAGACATCCCCATTCTTTGAAAATCCGACCCTAGCCTTGGTGGTTGTGTCGTTTTCCAGTAGAGCCATGATGACATCATACCCCCGGCCGAGACACCGATTCCTCGTAGGCTAGAACAGCAATTTCAAGCTGATCCAACCCATCCTGCCATTCGTCAACATCGCAGTCGTGGGGGAGCCCCATCAACTCCATGGCGCACGCCACAACCTTCATTGCCAGCTCCAGGTTGCCTCCCCCTTTGGTGGGATCTTCAGCTACTTGCTCCTGACACATGCGCTTGACTGCCAGAAGTCTGGCGTTGACGTGCTTTCGGAAAACGCTGACGCGAGATTTCCACAAATTGTGAGAATCCTGAATGCCCTGAAGGCTGGATTGATCGTCTGCCTCCATGGCCTCTTTGAGAGCATACCTGAACTCTTGTTCGTTCTCATCTCTCTGAGAGTCAACATTGTCAACAACAGCTTGCAGCGCATCCCTCCAAGCGAAGACGTTTGAACTCAAACGAGCGCATTCGTCAGGCGTGGCTTCACCTCTGACTTCAGCAACAGCGATGTCGTACAAATCCTGATCTACCATGAGGTTCCTTTGGTTTAATGTCAGGAGCATTGTACTCAATGAGGGAAGGTTAGACGTTCGCCCTACGCAACTTCGAGCTTGTCGAGTTGAGAGCCTTTCTAGCCGCCCAAGCTGAAGAGTTGTCCCCGTATGCAGCTATGGCCTTCAATGCGTCTCTGCATTCCTCTAACGCCAGTTCTATCTGGCGGGAACGTGGATCGTCGGAGGTCTTGCGCTTAGCCATAGCTGCTCCTTGTTGTGGCCTCTTTGGGCTGGGATTCCCCTATTCTGCCACGCTAGCCTTGGGGGCAGCAGACCCAAATTTCTGTCTCGGGGTACTCCATCTTGTGGCATCCAGCGTGTCGGTTTCGAAACACGCATTGGGCGTTTGGATCCCAATCTCTGCCATCTAGAATGAACCGACATCTTGGCCAAGAACCAAACGCTATCGTGGTGCCAGAAGGCTGGAAGCACTCAGGGCAGAGATCGTTCAATTCAGTTCCTATCCTTGCAGCAACAGCAGTCGCATTGGCACGACTTGTCTTGTTTGGCTCCCTTGGTTCTTTCGGATCGCCATTCACGCATGGCGTTTGAGTATTCCAACATCTCTTGACGGTGTTTGGCTACAGCCTGATTATACAGCCTCTTGCCTGCTTCAGTGGGTGTCTCCTTGCGTCTAGTTGAGACACACCCATGGAATTTGACATCTCCGACGTCAACCCCTTGGCTTTCAGCAAACTCAGAAACTAGACCCTCAAGGCTTCTGAAATGGAGCCCTCGATATCCGATACTTTGAGTGATATCCAGGGTGAGCTTTTTGGCTTTGACGGCCTCCTCGTCGCACTGTTTACGGGTCGGCCTAACTGGCTTCTTGGGCTTCTTGGTCATCGCTGCCCCTCCGTCGGTAGACGAGAGTTGTTTAGGGCGTGGCGCAACTGGAGGTACTTGAGGAAGTTTCCGATGACAGGAACTTCCACCCGATCCACCCATCCGTTATTCTTTTCACTGATGTAGGTAGCGAAGTTCTCAGGGTAAGGGGTGGCCACGTGCTCCATAGGGCTGTGATGGGGCGGGTTGGCCCCCGCCAGCCTCTCAAAGAGGTTCAAATCCTCATTGATGTCTCTGGTTCCCTCTTGTGTGAGGTAGGAAACCCTGGCGCACCTTGCAGCAGAAACCTTCTTGCGTACCTCCAAGTCGAGTGCTTCTTCGTCTGGTTGGATGTACGGGGTGTGCCATTCCCCCTCATGTAACTCCATGGGGGTGGAGCCTTCTCGGGCTTCCCGAATGAGTTCTGCCACCACTCTGATCTCTGGCTGAGCGAGCGGGGAGCACCTTTGAGAGAAGAAGTTGTTCCACTCCGTGGAGGAGATGATGACGGTGTGCCACATCCAGGGTTCGAGAATCCTGTTGGCCACCTGCTTGTGAACCCCCAGTTCCTCTGAGAGTCGTCTGGATTCCTCCACAGTAGCATCCTTGGCCTTGATCCAGGCATACCTGGCCGCTGCCAATTCATGCCCACTCAGGGCCTCTGAGGCCTGCATTCCAGGCTTGTTGACACCGAACTCCACTGGCATAGCTGTATCAGTTTGAACCCTAGCCAGCTGCTTCTTGACGGGGATAGCTCTAGAGCTGGCAGAATTGCGTGAATTGTGAACCACAAACCCGTTCGCTACAAAGTTGGGGGAGTCGCCCGCCACCGAAAGGTCAAACGTGTGCTCCAGCCCGTGGGCCTCGATAGAGTCGATCGATTTGAAATCGTAGTAAGAGGGCACACCTTCCTGCCAACCTTGCTTGCGGTGTCTCCCCCTGTGACACTTTTTACACAAGTGCGCGAGGTTTCCGATGTCGAAAGCCCTTGATGTATCGACGTGTACGGGGATTTCATGATGAGCTTCCGTGGCATTTTCTCCACATTCGCACCGAGCAGGAAGAAGATGTTTCGCTGATCTGACCCACTGGCTGACCCAGCGACCATCAATCTTCTTATACCTGTCGGTAAACCTGATTTGCTCCGGCTTTCCTCGAAGCGCCACGGCTACCTTGCTTCCAGCCGCCAGATCGCCAAGTCGTCGCCACCCATCAGGGGTAAGGAACAAGTGATCGATGGAGGCTCGAATCGACCTACTTCCCATCTTGACGGTGAAGGTTTCCTTTTCCCCAGAGTAGATCACGTCTGTGATGCGCGTCAGGGATGGTTCTAGGTCTTCTTCTGAGACCTGTCGAATGGCAATCGATGCCAATCTGTCTCGCATTGGTTGACGATTGGTCGTCGGAGCCAGGCTTTCGGCCCAGGCTGCTCCTGGAGCCGACCACTGCCCATTAGGGTTCTTCTCCGCTGCGACTACTCTGCCGTCTCGGCAGTACTTGTTGAGGGTGGATGAACTTGCCATCCCGAGAAGCTCCACAACCTCATTCACAGTGTAGGTCCGATCTGCCACAAGTACCGCTGTGGGCCAGCCCTTACCTTTCTTGGAGGCTCGTGGCGCTGCTCCGTTGTGCCACCTGTCGTAGAGGTACGACAGCTGATACTTTCTGGAAGTTCCATTGGGTGCTTCGGCCCACACCTCGGACTCCCCAGACAAACAGAAGGCTCTGTGAGTGTTCAGTTCTGCCAAGACAAATCGATGCATCGTGGCTTGAACTGTTGTCAATCGAACCCCTGTGGTGGGGTCGATGCTATCCCTGACGACGTGAGCTTCGGGTGTTGTCTTCAATTTGTTCTCCTAAAGGTAAAGGCCTATTGATTGTGACTTCGACGTCAAGCTGCCTGAAAACTCCTCCCCCATGGCGAAGAGTTCCGCCAGCATCTTTTCCTCTCTGACTGGGTAGCCCAACCACTCAGAAGCTTCACTCGCTGGAAACGGAGAAAACTCCACATCTGCCAAACATCTTCCAGGTCGCTGCAATGCCGGATGAAGCTCCTTGATGGGTTCATTGGTGGTTATGAGCACCATCACCTTGAGCCCCTGACCCAGAAGACCATCCGTCACGTTCAGCAGTCGACCGAAAGCCTGACCAGACTTGGCGTCAGCGTCAGAGCGAACAAATCGAGTCGCATCCTCCACGACGATGAGCCTCCATCGTTCCGCTGCCTCCTCTAGAGCATCCTCCACGGCCACCTTGGAGTCCATCGGATCCAGGGCGCTCAATTCATTGAAGTTCACTGAATGAGGAACGTAGGTCAAGGTTTGAATCAGGTAGTTTGGGTCACCCAAAAAGTTCTCAGGATCTACGATGTAATCAACATCGCACCACGGCTCCCACTCCTTCAATAGCGCCTGGATCGCATTGGTGTTGTGAGTCACGACATAGTCATCAATCACGAAAAGTTCATCAGGGGCATCCACTTTAATGCATCGAGTCTCCCCATGGCCAACTTCTTCTATTGAACTAATGGCACGAAACGGTGCCCTCGTTAACGTTCCAAGAGAACGGCCTCTCTCCGAGAAGTAAGGGTTGAAAGCAAGTTCAATAACCACCCCGTAGGCAGTAGGGGTGGGCTCCTGATTCACCTCAACGACAAGTGAGGCCACCCCCCCTAAAGATCTAACCAAAGAGATGACATCCTCAGCCACCTCCAAGGAACTTGTCTCAAAGAGAGGCAGCCCTTCATCTGTCTTAGCTGGGCGACCATCGAGCAACCCCGCCAGGAGAGCCTTTCTTTGGGCCTCATCCGAAATCAAAAGGTGCTCAAAGGATGAGTTTTCGGTGAACTGCAAACCAACCTGATATGGAATCTCCCGAAGAGGGACCCCCCCGTATTGAACTGGGAATGGAAGTGGCACAAACCAACGGAACTCCCCGTCTTCAACTAATGACCCGCTAGCATCTGCGCCTGAAGCCAACTCCTCTGTCGACATGACGCTAAGGTTCTCCGTTGTCGCTACGGGGTCAGCTTCCCGAACACCCCATAGGTGATCCCCATCACAGATTGTTTCAGCCCCATCGCTGAACACGACTCGATAAAGGGGCTGGATCCCCCTGTCGAAAATCTCGGTTACTTCAACCGGGTCGCCATCACTTCCGACAACAAAGTCTCCAACTTCAAGCTCGCCCATGGTACGCCAACCATCGGGAGTGCAAATTATTGCTTCCAAGGGCAATCCCTTACCCCCTCCTGGAGGCCCATGCCACAGGATCAGCTTCCCACCAGAATCTGGGGCTGAACGCCCCATCAGGTCCTCCAGGGAGCCCCTAATGGATTTCGGGTAGTTCATGGAGATGTCATCCCAAGTGTTGAACTCCACTTCGCGGCTAGTCGGAATCGGTCCGTAGCTCCCGGCTGTCCAAAACCTTACCAGAACCTTATCTTCCTCGATCGTTTCCTTCCCTTCTTCTGGGAAGATTTCCGCCAAACGGGGAAGCACCCTAGCCTGAATGTCTTCCATCTCTCCGCTAACCCAGAACTGGAAGTTCGTAGAATTGGTTAGTCTGGCAGCAAAGACTCCAACAACAGCCTGAACACCATCATTTGATGGCATCTTGAAGACTCCACCGAATCCATGCCCCTTCTCTGAAGCTGCCATCGTAGGGTTCATCTCCATAATGGCCCTTGTGGCTTCAGTGTGAGAGAGAGTCGACTGATAGCTGACCCTGAGAAAATCCCTGGAGAACTCCTCCAGAGATGACGTCATGAACTCGTGAGAGACGAGACTCCCTGGCGTCATCTGGTCGACAGAAAATGGAACTTCGGAGACCTGCATGACAGAAACTATATCGGGCTCTTCTTCAGCTGAGAGAAATCAAAGCTTCCTCTATGAGCTTCAAAGCCTCAGCGGCAGCCATCTCAGACTCCGAACGCTCAAGCTCCTCACGTTGAGACTCGAAGGCCACCCAAGCATCCATCAACAACCGAATCTTGCTACTCACATCAACGCCAGATTTGGCGCAAGCAGCGCGCCAAGAAGCCAGCTGGTCTGGCTGCACCCGAATAGACATGTGGGGGGTGCTGCTCACAACTCTGGCCTCCACTTCACATCCGGCTGTTCCTCATCATAATCGTCAACGAAAGCAGGGGCCTCGGCCATCGAAATCTCAAGAGGAGACTGAATGTCATCACCATCATCAACGACCTCAGCATCCACGATGTCGTCCAGGTTCGCCACCTCGCGAAGCCTAGTGAAGATCTGATCGTCAATGATGCCAGACTCATGGAAAATCTTGAGCAACTCCCTTGCCTCGATTTCGGGGGTACGCTCAGCGACGGTTTCATCATCAGGATTGACGGGAGGAGCCCCCTGACCCCCACGGCCACCAGTGTTGACCTCGGCTTCATCCATCTTCAGGAGCTTGTGCTTCTTGTCCATGATGGCAAGACAAACCTTGGCAGCGTCCGGTGAAGGGGGGATCACGAGATCCTCTCCCCCATCAGGATTTTCCAACTTCTGGGGCCTAGTGTATGGAGAGTATGAATCCCAGAGGGCCTCTAGTCGCTGATAGTCGGTGACTAGTTCCGCAGCGTAATCAATCGCCAGGTGACGCATCATCCTGTCGACGTGACGCTTGTACCCCTTGTAGGCTGCGCTTTCGCTAACCCCCAAGGCTTTCCCGATGACTCGGAAGTTTTTGCCAGCCTTCTTCAGTTCGAAGATGGTGGCGTCACGTTCAATGATTACAGCTTCAGGAAGACGTGCCATGTATATACACTACACGTCAAGCCAACTACAGCTCCCCCATGATGGAGATCTTCGAACTCTGATACTCTGGATCGTTTATTGGAGTAACCCACACTTGAGCAAACTCGTCATCCAAATCACTGTCCCCAGGAACCCCAATCCAAGCAATCTCCACAGGCCCCTGAATTCGTGACTGCCCAATATTGCACTCTGGCCCAAAGATGCCAACGAAACGTTGGACCACGCAAAAGTTCCTACGTCTATTGCAAAAAGCAGAAGAGCCCGTCATGGGGCAATCAACGTGAGAAATAGAAATTTCATCACCGTCGATTTCAAAGTTCAGCTTGTGGCCATCCTCGGTCCACTCATAGCTCATCAGGATTCTCCAAGCCTAGGAACTCTGAAGCCAGCCGGAACCCCTCCAGAGTCATCGTGCCATGCTTGAGGCTCTGTCTCGAAAGATTAGCCTTCCACCAATCGAGGAGGGCAGCCTTATCCTCCTCAGGGAGACCCTCAAGGGCTTCCTGAATCAGCTTATGTTGGGCTGGAGAAGCCTTCTCAGCAAGAGCGTTCAGCTCCGCTTCGATTGCCTCCTCCGAACGGGCCAAACTCAGCCCCACCCCAAAAGCCTGAACAGCCTTCTTGAAAGCGTCAGAGGAAGCACCCTTGAACTCATCGCCCAGATCTAACGGTGCTCCATCACCCTTTGACAGCTTGATCTTCTGACCACCCCATCCAATCCTGGGTACCCAGCAATCCCGGTCATGGGAAAAAATCTCCACCACAACCTTGGCGATAACCCAATCAGGGTTGGAGGAATCGATCCAGGCATCTGAAGACGAAATGCGCCATCCGTCAACACCCAAAGCGCCATTCATCCTGGCAATTACCTCGCTTACTGGGATATAGGTGAGTCTAGCCCCACCCTTCTTGACCTCCCTCAGATTCTCCTCAGGGAAGTCATAACCCAAAGCCTTGAAATGATCCTTAGATGAAGTCGTCGTCATTGTCTTCCTTTTCCTCAGTCTTCACGGCACCAACAGAAGTGATCTTGAAGCTAACCTTACCCGGCTTCTTAGTAGAGAAGCTATCAGGATTCAAGCCAAGCGCCCTTAGTTCAGTCAACTTCCAAGACAAGCTTGTCGTCTGCAAGGCTTCCTCTATCAGCACAACAGGAGAACAGTCTAGGGTTCCAGTCTTCGAATCTAGATGTCGATCAACGAGCCTCTCAGCGGCAGCTGACCGGAGAGCCTGATGGTTCCACTGCACCCTACTAGAACCCGTCCTGCGTTCGATCGCCACCCCGGAGTTGGGAACCTCCAGAATTTCCCCATCAGCCATAAGGATAGCCAGAAGCTTCTCGATCTCGGAGGAACCCAAAGAAAGTGCCCCCGTGAGATCACGCAAGGCGAGAAGAACCTCGGCCACCTCAGACATGAGCTGATCCTTATCCATGACGTACTCAAGAATCGAGTTCACCAAGGAATCGACATCCGTAGTGACCTCTGAAATCTTGGACAGGAGAGTGTTCTTATCTGCCACGCTTGGCCTCCTCGTACTTTTTAGTGCACATCATGCAGTACCTTGCACGCCCATCCGTGGAAGCCCTGCGACGATGGAACTTCTCCCGATCCACCCAGGCCAAACACTTTCCACACCTCTTGTTGGCCCTCATGAAGTCCTCAGCGGCATCCAACAACGACTCAGGAAGGAGCGGGATATCACTCCACTCTGGCCAAATGGCAGAAGGATGCTCCCCAAGTTTGTAAGCTACCTTGTCGGCCTCGTCAACAGAAAGGCCTTCCCGTTGAAACCTTTTGATCAAGTCTGGAGAAACCCCCAAGATGGAGCAGATTTCCTTCATCTTCGATGCATTGATAGTACCCTCCACGGCTTCAAAGGGGAACTTCTGAGACGCCTGAGCCAGAAGTGTCTCCACTGCCTCCTCAACCATCAGCGGATGTGACTCTAGCAAGCTCACCCTGAAACCAATCCCTTCTTCTCTCAGCTGAAGCTAACCTTGCCCTCGTCAATTGAAGGTCATCCAGTAGCTTCTCCTGAACTGCCCCGACCTTTTCTTCGAGAAACCCCCAAAGTTCTTCCGTGAAGACCTCAGCTTCCTCGGGTTTCAACTCGGAATGACTCTCGACCCATTCCTGCAACTCTGACCTAAGATCCATCTGGATTCAAAGTCTCTCTCATCATCAGGAAGTTCTGGAATCCAGCCCTCCCGGCCATCTTCTCAACCTCTGTCAAAGGGGGAGCCACCTCCAGCGTCTCTCCGCCCTCAGCAGGGGGCCTCTCGGTTACCACAAGAGAGCCTTGACTTCCGATCACTCCAAAGTTACCGCAGTCATCACATCCCTCGCCCCCGCAAGAAGAACACACCAGGAGAACGGAGTCGTCAACGGCTCCAGTGGCACGCAAGCAGGAGCGTGTCTTGCCATCGTAGGCAAACGCTGGGATCCAATGAACATTTCCACCGCCCATTGAAACAACTTCTGAATCCATAGATCCAACTTCCAGAGGAATGCCAACCCCGCAATCCTTACAGAAAGTGCCCTCGGATGTCAGCTCAACAACATGCACGTAGTCAGTCAAGGCTATCTCCCGTCGGTGTTATGACATTCAACGAAACCCAAGGTTTCTGATTGTCGAACTCGTAAACAGTGGAGCTTCCGACTTGGTAGTAATTGGCCCACTCAGGGAAGCCCAACCTCAACCTTGAAGGTGGAGGAATGCAAACTCTAAGAGTTTCTCCATCTCTCGGCCCGCCACGCAGATCGATGTCTACAGCATTGGGGGCCTTCTCGTTCTTCTTTGCCATCAGAAATCCTTAACTTTGATCTTGGCGACAGGCTCATCGAAAAACCACCACACTACCCCTTCGATGTTTACGGATTTGTTTACCTGTGAACGTTGACCTGGCAGCCAGTCCGCCAATTCATCAAAGGAAAGAGGAGCGTTTTCGATTACAGGAGGAAGCGGAATGGTGGACGACAAGGTCTCTCTCCATGGAAGCAACGAGAAGAGGAAGACAACGTGCTCCTTCAGCCCGAGAGGATTACCTTGAATCTTAGGGCCAACAGCCTCCCCCGACCACTCACCATCAGGAACGCCCATCAGGGGTGTGTTCCGGGCAGCATTCCAGAGCCAATAGTCCGAGTTTCGCTGCTCTTCCGGCTGAGCGTCACGGTACCAGGGGTGGACGATCCCGTCTTCCTTCTGGATACGCGTCGGGTTGCGACGTGCTTCCAGACGCACGAGCTGACCAGACCTTACCGTCAAGCGAACATTCGCCCCATCCAGTTTCTCCGTGGCCAGCCATTCGACGGATGGCGGGGTGACATGATCCGACAATATGTCGGTCACTCGACCATTTTTAGCACGGGTGAACAGGGTGGAAATCTTCTCCATCAAACATCCTTGAAGTCTCTAGTATCCATGATGGTCCAGCTGAATCCATCGCCAGAAAGGTTGCAGTCCAAGCCGCGGAAGATAGTACCATCCACGATCTCCTTGTAGTCAACGTGGTAGTGTCCATGCACCATGACGTCAGGACGAACCGCTAAGCGAATCTCCTCCAAGGCCCGACGGTTAGCGTCGGCCTCAGGGATCAACTTATAGCTTCTTCCCTTCATGAGTAAAAGCTTCTCAAGGATGGGGGCTACGGAACTGACGTCGTGAGTGACCATGACATCGACCTTCCCCACAGCCTTACCGTAGGCAACATCGTCATCAGACAACGACTCCTCTGGGAACCAGTCCTGCCCCATCGTACGAGAGGGCTTGTCAACGCTGTACGCCCCTCCCATCGCCATAAACGAAACCCCATCCCAGGTCCATGAATGCCCGCGGGGGACGTACAGGAGGTTGGAGTTGTCATGGTGGTCGTAATAGGGGACCTTGGTGGGGATGAAGGCACCCCTAACGCCCCTTGTTAGGTTGCCCAAAGCCCAATGGTCTTCGTGGTTTCCGTCAATCCAGTAAAGGGGGATCCCAGAGTCCTCAGTAAGCTTCACTGCCCCCTTCAGGAACCTCTGCCCTCCTGCATTCCTTGGCCAATACCCAAAATCCCCAAGGGCGAACAGGACATCAACGTCAAATCGCTTGGCCACACGGAACAGATACTCCAGGTGGCTGCGATCAGCGTGGATGTCTCCAGCGAATAGGATTCTAGTCATAGCAGCACTCGATTGCTCGAAGGAAAGAGAACCCTACCACCTGAATCTACACAGGTTCGAGTTCTTGCTCTTGTAGGTACGTGTTGGAGGTCCAACTGGAACGTTGCGAATACTGAAGGCTGCGGGGATGATTGTGCCCAGGCCCCCTGTTCACGCGGGGGGCATTAAAGGCATCGTCGCGCTGCCTCTGACGCAGCGGTGGGGTCCCTGAACAGGTAAGGAACAGGGCCGAGGAAGGCCCATCCCCACCGTAAACTCTCTTAGCCACAATCTTCCCATTGTCTGAAATCGCTAGAGCCTCGGAAGTATCGCAGCTCCCGGTCAACAAAACGAAACCCTTGGTCATCTTAAGTGTAGGCACGATACCTAACTACCTCCCCCTTATTCAACCGGTGTTTCCAACACCACAGAAGAACCATCACAATCTATCCCAATGTCAACGATGAAGTCGGGGCCAAGATCCGTAGTGCTGTCTATGAGAATTCCATCCGGTGACCACAACGACAATTCTTGTTCGGCCACACTAAGCCATTCTAGAGTCCAAAAGGATCCATCCTTGGCGGCAACAGTCTTAGGGTTCCTTTCGGAGAAAGACACGCTCTCTCCTGTCCAGGGGACAACAAAATCCACATCAGAAAAATCTGATTCAACCAACACAATGGCCCCCTTGCCTAGAAACTCGCCTGAATCCAAATCCCACCTGTAGGCGTGAAGGTTAGCTAAATACTTGTATGAAGTATTGAGACAGTGGAGGAAGTCAAACCCCCAGCTATCCATCCCCGACAGGGCATCGACTAGATTGATGCTTTGGAGGGTGCCGCTATCGTTCACGTGCGTCAAGTAGAATCCGGTCACTGCCGTGTCCGGGTCCCTGGAGTTTCCCAACACGAAACCCCCGCTCGTCCTATTCAAGGTAAAGTTCCTGGTAAACCAGTAATCCGCAGCGTCGGGAATGGTATCCATGGGGTCGAAAAGGCTGACATCGCCCGACCCGTCGCTCGAAGCAACGTCAGGATCAACCCTATGGATACCATAGGACATGGTGTCGTGGACCCCAGCCCAATAGAACATTTCGGACGATCCAGACCCAATAGCAACCTGTGAGTCATCTAGATTCTCCCTGTTCCAAGAAGTGACATCCCAGCACATCAGATGTCTCCGCTCCTTACCGACAGATGAACAGACCCTTTAGGTCCACTCAAAGTGAGGTGCCTGGTCCCGACGGGAACAAATAGACTCATGCCAGCTTGAAGCATAACAGGCGAAGCTCCATCAAAGAACCAAGTCTTTGACCCCGTTAACTGAACTGCAAACAAATCGTACCCGTCGGCATGCAGCTCGCATCTAACACCTGGCGGTGAAATGTACAGGTTCGAATGTGGGTTAGGGTAAAACCTCCTAGCTCCATCCAAGCTAGGAGGTTTCAGCAAATGGAAATTGCGCACCCTAATCGTACCGTTGGGAAGTCGGCCAAAGCAAACCTTCACCATCAGTCAGGCCCAAAGTCAGCAGGAGTACGTTGCGGCTCAGCGCGAATCTCCATAGGGTTGGCGATGGCGTCAGTGGACGCAAAGTTGAACCCAGCGTCTGGTCCAGGGTAGAGACGCCCTGAAATGGCACATGTCTGAGTTACCCAGAAGGCAACATAAATCCAAGGTGGTTCAGAAGACCAGAAGTTCCAACTGCTTGAATCGACCATACGTCCCGTGGCGGGGTCACCATCACTCTGAGCCCCAGGGAAGTACCCGGCCATCTGATCAGCGTCACCCCAAGAGATCATCAACCCCAAATCCTCAGGGAAGTTCTTCCAGAAATCTTCATCCATTGGGGAGCCAAGCGACTGCAACTTGTTGGCCGTGATGTGGCGATCAAACATGGCCACAGAGTAGGTGGAAGCCGGAGCAAAGGACTGGAATTCAGTCTTCACCACCGTCCCAAGTTCCCCTACGGGAATCTTGATGACATTCCAGAGGCCACCTGGGCTCACGAAATAAGGGATATAACCGGCCTTCGATTCACAGTCGAAGACAACACTGTCGTTCACCTGCTTGGAGGAGTTATTGGAGGGCCTTGTGGGCTGTAAAGCCCAGTCTCCGATTGTTCTATCCCTCTCGATCATAGCGGTCACAGACATCAAGTCTCGCGCCTTCGAGTCCACCGTGAGCGTAACGGACAACCCAACCATGTCGATATCAGCTCCAGCGATATGAAGCATCAGGTCTTCGCCCCTGTAGTTCCTCAAGAGAAGGTTGTCACCAGCCTTGATCCTGAATCTTGAACCTTCCTCCGGGTCAATACTAAGGGTGACTGTTCCCGCCCACCCTGGGGTGACGTTTCTCTTTGCTTCATTTTGGGCCGCAATGGTGGCCTCCCTCAACGAAGAATGCTCCCCGTGCGAAGCGAAAGACTCGATCCGCATGATACTTCGGTCAAAGCTAGGGTTGTCTCCAATGGAGGCTCCGTTTGCGTTGTAGATGAAGGGCTCAACCCTGGGATCAATGGCCAGTGGGGCTATGTAGGCAGAGGAGAGGTCCCCGCCAGAAGACCCTGGCTGGAAAGTGGCTGTCCACGTCTGAGGGCCGATGACCCCATCCACGAGGATTCCAGCCAAGGACTGGAACCACTTGCAAATGTTGCGATCGTAGACATCAAAATATCCATCGACCGTGATGGGCCAACCGCAATCCTTCATCCTCTGCTGCCAAACGCTGACCCCAGGAGCGTTAGCGTTCGTCGTCGTTGACATGTAGTATCCGGGCCAGAGAGGAGGTGGGCTTCCGGGGTTAAAGTTTGGGTACTTGGTGTTTCTCCACTTGCAGTTTCCTGTATCAGTACCCTCTCCATAGAACGTGTTGGGATTCTGAGTAGCATCACGGTTCAAGCTGAAAGCCACACCGGGCTGTCCAGTGGAAACCGTCCAATCCGCTGTCCAGGTGTCCTTGGTTCTCACGACAGGTCTGCGGCCATCGATCTTCATCAACGTGTACTGATTGACCTTGCCTCCCGATGAAGGATCCAGTGAGAATTCAGCAGTTCCGTAGTAGGTGGCGTCACCGTAAGTGTTGATCTTTCCATCTGAGCGAACAAGAACATAACCCTCCCCAGACTCAGTCATGCTCATATCCCTATACCCATGGTGGGTGTAGTCAATAGGACCAGGCTGACCGCGATGAACAGCGTCCCCTTGCGTGAAGATTCGCCCAGCGGCATCTAGGACATAGATACCATTTCCGGTAGGTGAGGTTTCGATAGCGAGCATGGGGGTGTCGATGATCTGCACATTCGCAAAGGAGGTAGCGTCACCAAACGCATGGATCTCTCCTCCCCACGAAAGCAACCAGTACCCGTTGCCTGACGGAGTACGAGCCATGTCAATATAGATGTCATTGAGACTGTAAGGGGTGGCAGAGTAGTGCTTAACGCTGAGCGCAGGCCCATCACCGTAGTGTGTGGCAGCCCCATAACACTTGACTTGGCCGAAGATGTTCATGATCCGATAGCCAGTCATCCCGTCAAGGCCGTGGATAGCGTGGTAGTTCAACTCTGGGTGGTTGGCGGCCTCCCCAAACCACGGGTCCCACCCTGGTTCATCTGTCTTGTTCTTGGTTCTACGCCCAACATGCCCGCCCTTGGAGAGATAGTAGATCTCCTTGCGGGTCTTGTCGTACCACATGTCCGTGACGCGCAAGCCTTCATCCTTGAAAAGGTGAATGAAGATGGCATTCCACCAAGTTGCAGAACCATAGTTGGGGAACCTTTCCCCGAATGAAGAGAACGTGGCGTGGTCGCCCAGGGCCACGTACCCACCATTTCCAGCAGCCACAGCCACAGCTGTTTCATCATCCCTGAAGTAAGCCGGAGAGTAAGCCTGGCTAAGCAATTCCTGAATCCACCCCGTCAACAGAGGATTCCAGGAGCCGCGATTGCGATGAGGGACAGACATCCACGTCAACCAGTTCATCTGCTTCGTTCTGAGGCCGTAATAGCGAGCCCTTAGATTCATTTCCGTAGCGATGGAAATTCCAGCATCCTCGACTGGGAACCCAAAACTGGGGGCCTTGAGGAACAAGTCTGCCTGGTACAGCGCCCCAACACACCCAATGGTAAGCGAATTGTTCGAGCCGTCCATTACGTCATCTAGGGACCCAATGAACCCCTCCCACAGAGCCTTGCCAACCTTCTGGTTGTTCTTGTCGACCTGATAGATGTCGACATTATCGAACTCTTTGAAAGGTAAATCCTCAACGCTTTCATAGGAAGTGATGCCAGGGAACTCTAGAGTGCAGGCCTTGTCGTCAAATGGCTCAGCGGAGCCCCACCCGTGGACAATTGTTGGTTGCCCACGATAGAAGGAAAGGTCCTGGTTGCCAATGACAACCTGAAGTCTTCCCCAGTCTTCAGTTACGACACTGGAAGCTTCCCAAGTCATTCTGGTTTTCCATTTTCGTTTATGATTGGGTCAGTCATCACCGGACTGACACGCTTAAGCATAACAAATCGACTGGCAGGGTCAACAGGTTCAACGGCAACATCAAGGTACCCGGTAAAGAAGAGCTTGAAGCGAACTGGGCGATCCGTTTCCTCGACGGGCGTGCGCATGGCTGCATCAGACTGAGTTAGATCCACCCAGCCTTCCCGCGTGCCCAGACTGAAGGAGGCGGCACCACTTAGGGAAAGGGGAGTGAGGGTGATCCATTCGCCACTCCTGACATCAAGACGAGTGAACCTTCGGGGAGCCCTGCGCTTTCTTACGTTGGAGTTGGATTGCACATAGGGCATAAACCCTCCAACTCACTCAGCAAATTGCATTGAAGCGAAAGCATTGAGGCCCACCTGCGATTCCACCTTAACGGCCAAACGGCCACTCTCGGGAATAACAGGCTCTTCCCCTGGGGCAAACGAGATGGAGAACGCTGACCCGCTAGGGGTAGCAAACCAGGAGAAGAGAATGTCCCCATCCGTGGGCTCGACTGTGTAGAGACGCCTGCAAGTCGTGCCTGCCGCTGGGGCATCCATGTCTAGCGGGGTGGCCGTATCCGTCGTGGCTGTACCCGCAGTAGTCTGGCGCAAAAGATGAACCTTCGCGGGGGTAGCAGAGGCCGCCCCATCGAAGCTTACACTCAAAAACTGTAGCCTAACCCTCTTGTCGGACGGGGCCTCCAGCTGGAGAAGAGTTTGGGGAGTAGCTATGGCTACTGCTGTTGAGGTTGTAGTTATCGAATAGACGTCAGCCATGATTTGATCCTTAGTCGCAAGTTATGTTGAGTGATCCTGGTGCAAAGTAGGGGGCGTTGCCAACTACTGGCGACACAGGAAAGGACAACTCTCCCCATAGTAGCAGATTACCTCCCGTGTCCGAGTCGTATATCCCAACATAGGATACAGCCCCCCAGGCAGCTGTAGCTGTGGCAAACTGAATAGGAGCTGCGTTCTGCTTCGTGGAAGAAACGGCATCCGGCCAATGGTCCGTGTCGTTGAGTACAAGCACCCTGGCATACCCCGTGCCGGAAGTGGAGACCTCAACCCCCCCGGAGGCGTCGCTAGGAGAGGAGGTCAGGAGACCCACCCAAACAGAAGAAGGAACATTAGCGCCACAGTTGTCCCCTAGGATGGAGTCCAGAACTATGTTTTCGAAGTAGTCGGTTGCTGAGCCCATAGATTTCCTTTTCGTTGAGTTCTATTCTAGCGGAGTGCCGAGCTTGGCTTCAGATGGAAAGAACAACCGAGAGGCAGTATTCCACAGGGTAATAATAGTTTTGGTTACCAGCCATAACTGTAACTCCAACATCACCACCGCCAATAACTTCCTCCCCTGAGCCAAAGGTCCACCGAAGACTATCAACATTCTTCATGTTTGGAGCAAACACTGAGCTGTCGACAATTGGAGCCGGTGCATAATCGAGGGTGAGGATCTCTAGAGCAAAAATGGGCGGTACTGGAGCACTCGGATCAAGAGGTTCTGGTCTCCAAGGATGGGCAGAGATTATCCCGGAAGCGTCGAATCTCCAAATGATACAATCGACATCCTGAGGGTCGCCAACTTCACGGGATTCAGGGTCAAAGGCTCCATGGAACCCGAGATGAACATCAATGATCCTGAACCTCCTGAAGCCAGACATGTCGGAGGGGGAGATTAGTGACAGGCCAGCATTGTCTTCAGGATAGACCGTTCCGGAGATGGTATAAGTGTACAGATCCATGTCAGATCATCTCCAAGTAAGGCTTCCACTCAGGGCGCGATTCCACGTTAGACATCAGCCAAATGTTCGTGGTTGGAACATGGGGCTGCTTAAGAGGCTCCCACCCGATCTCTTCAAGAGTGCTATCAGCCTTTCTGAGATTACACCTTGGGCAGCAAGCAAGAACGTTGGTCCATTCGTGCTTGCCTCCGCGGGAGCGCGGAAAAACGTGATCTATGGTCGAAGCCTTGCGGCCACAACCGTACTGACAGATGCCCCCGTCCCTAGCCATGAGCGAACGACGGTTAAGGGCCACGCGGGCCTGAAACGGGACAGTCACGAAGTAGTTCAACTTCACCACCGAAGGCCTAGGAAAGTCCTCCGAAGCCGACGAAATAACTCCATCAGCAGCCTCAAGCAAGTCAGCCTTGCCTTGAAGCAAGAGAACCATGGCGCGCTTCATTGGGATGGTTCTCAAAGGTGCGAATGAAGCATTGAGCAGCAGGACGCTTTCCACGATTGGCCTTAGGTTTGAGTTGAATGAATTCTACTTTCGTAGTCTACACCTCCTCAGGCAAGGAGAATCCCATCTGAGTGAGGACCTCGTGAAGGACTCCGCCCCTGAATCGGGTCTGCCTGAACCCTGGAGGCAGGACTCCACAGTTCGACAAGAAGACCTTCTGAACGGAATCCCTGGTCGTCAGCCTCGATCCACCGAACTTCGTGAAGTAGAGTCGATCTGTGGCGTACTTCCAGCCCATCCGGACATTGAACTCTCTCGCCCTCCCGGAATCCACCACCTCAGTCAGGCACTCCAAGTAACGTGCAGCGAGACAATTCAAGAGCCAACGACGATCAGCACGAGCCTTGACCGCAGCAGGTGAGCCCCAGCAGGGCGAGTACTCCGACCAGCCTCGCTCGTGAGTGACGTGGAAGAACAGGTGCCCTGCTGCGTGCCTTCCGGCCACGTTGTCAGGGAAAAGCTTGTAGACTTCCGTCGCCAAGTTCTCGTTGGGGACGTTCTCCAGGTGTCGGCTTCCGTAGCGGAAGACGCATCCAAGATTGTCGTGACGACGGTCCCACATGGCCTCCTTGATCTCCTCCTTGTAACGAAGATCGGAGCGAGCCATCTTGGCGTACCCGTAGTTCTCTGCATCGAAATCAGAGTCCGGGTTCAAGGCCTCATCCTTGAACTCCTCCCGATGGGAGGACAAAGCAGCCTTAACCGTGTGTCGGTTGCGTCGATTCGCGTCGGCCTTAGCGAACTTGGCGTAGGACTGACGCGGGGAGGCAAGGGAGTCGCGAGCGATGTTTCGTCGCTTGTTAACCACGTAAGTCATGTTATCTCCTTTCATAAGTGAACCTAACATTCACTATGACTAGTAGTTAACATGACCCTCCTTTCGGTTCGACTGACAAGCAGCCTACAGTGTCGATCTTCAGATCAGGTATCTTATCACCAAGAGACCTGAGCCCCCGCTGGCCCCGACAGCACTTCCGCCATCTCCACCGTGGCCTCCTCCACCCCCACCACCAGTGTTGGCGGTTCCAGCTACAGCAGCTCCACTGACACCCTGACCTCTACCTCCGCCCCCAACACCCCCAGAAGTATTGGCCCATCCGTTGGCGGAGCCTCCACCCCCGCCACCTCCGACAGGAAATCCCCAAATGGTGGTTCCATCTCCTCCGTTGCCTCCAATTAGAGGCCCACCGTCGGCTCCGGCAGTCAGAAAGCCTCCACCTCCACCGCATCCGATGGCTCCACCTAGTTGAGTGCAAGCTCCTCCGTCGTTACCGAACCCACTGATACCTTGCTTGCCGGACTGAACAACTCCAGCCCCCGCTCCTCCACCGCTTCCACCAACGAGCCCCAGGGCTCCCCGCCAGGAGCCCCCACCGCCCCCACCGGGGGCACCAATAGTTCCCGTGTCTTCTCCCGTCAGGGTGGTGAACCCCCCGCTTGGGCCAACACTACTGCCAGCTACGCCACCAGCTCCAATGGTGATCTCAAGGTCCTCATAAGCTGGCATGATGGAGACAACGGCTATACCTCCAGCTCCTCCACCTCCACCAGCGTCACGGCCCCCGGCTCCCCCGCCACCAACGAGAAGGACCTCAAGAGTCGGGCTGTTGTCGCCATCCACAAAGGTAAGAGTTCCGCTTGAAGTGAAAACGTGATAGTGGTATCCTCCATCGTCGTATTCGCTGTTGCCACCCTCTGCGCTGTAGGAGGGTTCAGGGCAGGGTGTCCCCCCTCCGCCCGTGTTGTTTACTTCGGTGGCGTCACCGGAAAAGAACTCTACGGTGTATTGCGTGTTGCTGGCTGAGATGAGCTTAACGACAGCGCTATCTTCAACGTACTTTCTGATGTAGTTGAAGGATCCGGTTTCTGCTGCTACAGCCTGTCCGTGACTTCCAATAACAGGGTTGGTTCCGTCCACGGTAAACCAGATTGGGGCTTTTCCATCAAGGTTAACGACCCGAATGGCTGCCCCTCGGTTGTGAATAACCTTGTATGCTGTGTCACCAAAGTAGTTCGTGTAGGGCACCTGCACGTCAGCGGGAAGATCAATAGTGACGGATGCCACAGTGTTTGGGGTTAGGGTTCCAGAAACTTCGGTAGCCATGACTCAATGCCACCAGAAGGACAAGCACTAGCCGTGCAGGAGCCCCCAGCGCTTGATGTCCCGCTCCTTAGCGCTATGCGTCCAGTCGTTCGACCCATTGCTAGCTGTGGCCTCATTCAAGTGATCCACGGGCCACCCAAGGAGACGGTACTGGGACCCGCCCTGCTCCCTAACGTCCCAAGCCAGCTGATCGTCCCCAAACCACCACTCAAACCCATCATCCACCATAGGAAAGCCTTCTCTGGCGATCTCGCCGCGAATCATAAACATGTGGCCACACATTCCGCCATCCTTCTTGGTTCCATAAGTAGGGCGAACCCCCAAGGATTCATCCACCCCCATTGAGGTGTGCCGGTCGTAATTAGGGTAGGTGATCCAGGCATCCCCAATGGCTCTCAATGTGGTAGACAGGGCGGCAAGTGTGCCACGACAAAAATCTATGTCGTTGTTCAGGAAAGCTATGTCGAACTCTCCAGACTCCTTGTCGAGGGCGGTGGACCACCCATGGTTCCACATCTCATAAATGGACATGGTGGGGGCCGAGAGGACCCTTGCGTTATCCATCTCGGATGTCCTCTTCCTGATGATCGACATTGTTTCCTCAGTGGAATCGTTGTCGTAAAGGAGAACGGAATCTACCTCCTCACACGCTAGAAGGTCGAGAACCTTAAGAGTCAACCCTGGTTCATCCCGAAAAGGCATAACTGCATAGATGGGCACTTAGCTCTCCTTCAACAAGAGGGGTTCTACGTCTGAAGGGAAGCGATAGTGCTCCTTCCAGTACCTCAAGGCTGACTGAACGTGCTCCTTCTTCATGTGATCCTCTTCAGAGGTAACCAGATGAGAAGACGGGACATCAAGTTCCTCTAACGTCATCGTAGACCCAACAACATCAGGGAACCTTCTCCATCTAGCACCAGGCATCAACCCTGCATCACCTATCAACATGGTATGAACGACATGCTCGAAAGCATTGTGGAAATGGGTGTCCATCAGCCCAACCTCAAAGATAGCCTTTCTGCTGTAATAGCAGAAGGCTCCAACGCACTCGTAATGATACGAGAAGAAAGACCCCTCTTCCACCATGGAATTCCTGGAACCGTGATGGGCAAACATCGTGTGATTCATGCCATACCGCTCGCAGCCCTCAATGGGTCGCACGAAGGCATCAGGATGAAGAACCCTAATGTCGTCCTCTATGACAAAGAGGTGGTCCACTCCATCGTCCATCATGGCTTGCAAGAGCCTGTTCTTGGAAGTGGCGATATTGGAGTGCTCACCCCTAAAGAGCTTCACCCCCAAGGGCTCCAAGGCGCTGAAACTGTCCCCGTAATCAAGATCGGAACCGTCATCGCTGACATAAAGATAGGCCGAATCAGGGGCATTTTCAAGAACACTTTCAAGGCATTGACCGAAAGCGATAGGCCTGTTGAATGTAGCTATCCCAATGCCAACCTTCAACCCACTACCCCTTGAGTTGAAAGATCATGCCCCCGCTTCTCCAGGGGAACAAGAGGCTTGTGGACCCCCTGTAGGTCTTTGCGAACCCTGCATTCGAGGCCAAAAAGCTGCCTGACGTCATCAGCGTAAGTGGGGTCATCTGTCATCCCGGCACCGCGGGGGTGAATGTCTGCCCGCCATTGGATGCGTTGGAAAATGTGTCTATCGACCATCAGAAATCCAGCAGTATTCCAATGCTCCTGAACTGGGAAAGTTGGATACTCGTTATCAAGACGCTTCCCAGCAAGACAATAAGCAGGGACATCACCGCCAGTGAACGGGTAGCCAAGTTCTGACAGCTTAGAAATAGACTCCGGTGGTACCGTTAGATCTGAATCCAGAAAAAGGATCTTATCGACGTCCTCGTCCCTCAAAGCGTAGTCGATGATGAGGTTCCTGCCTGTACATATACGCAGAAGTCTGTTCCACCCATCAATGACGGCAGCTCCGTCAGAGATGGAGAAACCCCAGTATTCACCTCTCGCCCCAGGCAGAGCATCTACCTCCCCCAGGAGATTGGTAAGCTTGTCAAAGGGTCCAATTCCTCTAGTGTCATGCTCTATGGCCGCAAAGAACTTGACCTCATCATACCCGTAATCGAGTGCATCAGTGACCATGCCTCTGGCGTGAGACAGCCACATTCTGTCCTCCCCGGACAAGGCCTTGAAAGTGGGGAGAGTAGTCCCGACCACAACCTTAGCCATGAGTGCGCCTGACTTGCTCTAGGACCCATTCGTAGGTTCTCTCCATGCCTGACCGGAGATCGGAGGATGGAGCCCACCCAAGAGTCTCCTTGATGAGAGTGTTATCAGAATTTCTACCTCTCACCCCCACGGGGGCTTCAAGGTCGTAGATGTGATTCAACTCCACCCCAGCGATGTCCTCCACCATGAGCGCCAAGCCCTCGATGGAAATGGATTCATCTGACCCCAGATTCAGGGGTCCACCATAGTCGGACTCCATGATTCTCCTGGTCCCCTCAACGCACTCGTCAACGTACAAGAAGGACCTAGTCTGTTGCCCGTCCCCACCGATGACAATGGAGTCGCCTCCGAGAACAACAGCTTCCGCTACCTTCCTACAAATAGCAGCCGGGGCCTTCTCTCGGCCTCCAGTCCAAGTCCCGTGAGGCCCAAATACGTTATGAAGCCTGGCGACTCTTGTCTCAAGGCCAGACTCCAAATGAGCCCACTTGCAGTATTCCTCCCCGTACAACTTGTCCAGGCCGTAGCAAGGCTCAGGATTAGCTGGCCAAGCGTCGTCCTCCCTCAAGGAAACCTCAGTCTCCTGCTGGAGGTCATCACGGTAAACGCATGCGCTTGAGTTGTAAAGGAGCCTTTCGAGCCCCCCTGCTTCCCTGAAGATGTTGCCAGTAATGAGGACACTGTTCAGTGTGTCCACACGGTGGGTCCCGAGAAAGAACATCCCGCCCATATCTGCTGCCAAATGGTAGCAATCCTTGGCTCCGTCTAGAAGCTCAGCGCAGTTTTCCCTGACCGATAGGTCTGATCTCTCAACATTGACTGCATCGGGATGAATCTGATGCCACTCCTCGAACGGCTTGATGTCAGAGGTCCTTACACTGAACCCTTCATCAAGAAGCCTCCGAATCAGGTGCCCAGCGATAAACCCGCCACCACCAGAAACAGCCACCATTCTAGACATGGACAACCCCCCTTAGGACCTCCTCAATGCCTTGCCTTAGGGTCATTGTTGGTTGCCAGAACTCCAGAATCGGAGAGCTGGGCTCGTTGCCAAAGTCGCGTTGCACTTCATCCGAAGCCTCCCCCGCAATGATATCTCTGACCACGTCAGGACCCATCACGGCCTGGATTTCCTCAGCAATCTCCATAATCGAGACCCATTCAAAGCTGGTGACATCATAGAAGAGGTCCGACCGCAGACTGTCAACATTTTCCATGAGTGCCTCCAGGGCTCTGGAAGCGTCCAAGGCGTGAAGCATCTGACGCTTCTCTAGCCCGTCCGTCTTCATCCTGATCACATAGTCCTTCATGGCGCTGTTGATGAAATCAGTGACAACGTGGAACTTCTCGGGATCAGTTTCATTCCCGAAGACATTCCAGAAACGAACATTGTACCCGCCCAAGGCCTGCGTGTAAAACTCCCCCAGCCTCTTGAGGGTCCCATACTGAGACCATGGCATGCTGGACATTTGACTGGATGTAAAGATGAACGGAATGGGCCTGCCAGCCTCTGTCGTGGCCCTCTGGTGGGCTTCAGCAAAGTTGGACATGATCCGCACGTTGTTGTCGAGGAACTCAACTGAAGACTGATGCTTTTTGAGGTAGGTGGAACCCCCTACGTCGAACGCCAAAAAGAAAGTGAACTCAGCCCACTGCAACAGGAAGCTCAACTTCTCGATGTTCGCAGCATCACGAAGATCAAGGTCCATGTCGAAAGCTTCGACGTTGTGTCCGTTGGACAACAAGTGGGAAGTCAAGGCGGAGCCAACCTGCCCCTCAGCTCCAAGGATCAGAACGTCCTGCATCTAAAGCCCTTTCAGTAATCCAGTTAGCAAGCGAGAGATCCCCCCTGGCGAATCTCAGGAAGTTGCCCCCAGAAGGAGCCCTCTCGCAACGAAGGGCCTCCAGGATACCATCAACAACTTCACCTGCTGTGGCATTGAAGGAAACCCACCGGAACCCCCCTGGATCGAGGCCCATTCCACGAACCGCTAAAGAGTTTGTCAGCGGGACACACCCAGAGAAGACAGCATCAAAAAACTTGTCAGTCAATGCCCATGGGGAATTTTCAAAATCTATGACTGTCCTGTAATTCCTCAGGACCTCCCCCTTGCCTCCTGGCGGTATCTCGCCACGAAGGCGTTCGTCTGTTCCCGTTGTCATCCCCCTCCCGTAAAAGTGGATACCTACGTCTGTATCGAGAAGGAGACTAAGAACTTCTCGCCTCAGTCTTTGGTAAGGCGTATAGGTCTTCGTTGAAGCTATAAAGCATGCTTCATAAGGGCGATCTTCCCACCCACTCAAAAGAGCTACATCTGGGCGGACGGAGGGGACCCCGATGCCAAGGACAGGGTCAAATCGTTCATCTAGCGGGGTGAAGCTGTAGTACTGACCCACCTTCGATAAGTCCTTGGTCCTCCAGCCTCCATACATTACGTCCAGGATCTCTTCAGGTTCCAGGACCAAGCCTATTGTTCTCTCTGGCGGGGTTGTCACCTCATCGAAAGCGAAATTGAAGACGACAGCGAAATCGTAGTCCCCGCCATCCATGAACTCCACCCCGGAGACTATTGGGTCAAAAAGGGAGCGCCCGAAAATCTCCTCCAGGAGAGTACTAGAGGAGGCCCAATCCGAGAAAAGCCTGACCTTCAATTCGGCCTCAGGTAAAGTGCGTCAGCATGAAATAAGGCTTCGGTCATGCTATCGTCAGGATAGACCCTTACCCAATCTGTTTCCAGGAAAGAATCCAGCTCCGTGAGTCTAGTGCCGCCATGGTAAAACTCAACTGAGGAATACTCTGTGACTATGGCGTCAAACTGGCCGAGGATAGACTCCATGCTCCGAAGAATGGGAAGCTCGGACCCTTGAGTGTCCAGCACTAGGATGTTTGCTCCATCTATGACGCCGCGGTCTTCTGCGCTCAAGGAGTTGTAGAAGAATCCCCACGTCACAGTGGAAACCTTGATCGAATGAGTTACTGGAGCATGCGGGTTCTGCACAGTGTGGTACGCTGGCCTGAACAGAGAGGAAGCGTACTCGTCCTTGGTGACGAAAAACTCTACTTCCTCCCCATCTGAATCGAAGAGGCAGGCCTCGTGCGCCCTCTGTCCCCCAAGTTCTGGATTGGCCTTCAACTTGGCAGCAAAATCAGGATGAGCCTCAACCCAGGTTACGTTGTCTCCAACGAACCCCCTGTAGTGTGATGCCTCTTCCCCGTAGTGCGCCCCAATGTGGAGAATGCCGCGGGGGGAGACACCGTTCTCAAGCAAGAAGCCTAGTCCGAAAAATTCATTCATTGTGCTGTCCAGGTTAACGGGTGATACCTATCAAACATTACCGATGTATCGATATGCTTAAGGGGTTCACCATACCACCTCTTGGGATAGATCACGGTTGGGTCACCATCTAGGCCTCTCATCCATGCCGCCCACCAAGAGAAGGAAGAATTTGACATGATGATGTTGTCGCATAAGGACATGGCGAACAAGTCAAGGACAGCGTTCTGGTTTCCCAGAGGGCGAGCGTTGGTGAGTAACATGACATCTACTCCCTTCGGTGGCCCCGCCCCAAAGAGGCAATCCTTGAAAAGTGACTGCTGAGCGCACCACTCAGGGCTGTCGGAGAAGACGATGAATGGGCCACCCGTCCGATCCATGGCTTGTTCGTAGTATTCCAGTGGCATCACAGGGTGATGGGAAGCATACTGGGGGGTGACGTTGTTGCCTCTTCGGACGTGGACAGCTGTAAACTCAGGAAGCTCAATGTCGTACATAGAGTTCAGGAGATCGCTGGTGATGGGGCTCGGATTCAGCATCCCTGAGATGTCTTCGGGGACGAAGAGACTCAGGTCCTGAAAGTACTCCTCGCCCATGTCTAGGCAGTCTTCAAAGTTGGAGTCGAAGAAGCTGTCAGGGAATCTGAAGAATTGCCTATAGAACCAATCATTTGGGAAAACAGGCATGACCCCTTGAGCCTCGGCCTGACCAATGGTGCCAGCCATCTGCCACAGCTGGTTACCCAGGGCTCCGAAACTCTCTAGCTTCTGAAAGCTGTACCTCATGCTCTCCTCCTCGACTCAACCAACCGCCTCATGATCTCAGGGTTGCCTGCTGATTGCTCATATTCTCGGTACATTGCACGATTCCTATCAATGTGTGGCTGCCCCCACGTAGTCCGATCCGTCACCGGGTGCCAGATATGGATGGCGAACCCGTCCTGAACTCTCTGGTGATCGCCCAACAGGGTGTCGGCCTGGACAGTAAAGGCATTGTCCTCGTAGCCCCACCCTTCGAACCTCTCGTCAAACCCTCCGATATCAAGAAAGTCCTTAGCCCTCAAAAGAACCTGCCCTGACCAGGCTTTGATCTTATGTTCATAACTTATGTTGTTGGGGTTGATTGGAAAGTGGGGCGGGAGAGACAGGATCCACTCCGATGAGGCCCGATCAGCGTTGTAGTAATCAGCGTCACCGTAAGGAAGGACCCAGGGAGCCCCCAGCTCCAGTAGACGCAATCCCTCATGGATCGCCTCAGGGTGGGGAATGGTGTCAGCGTCACCTATAAGGACGTACTCGGTAGTTGTGGACTCAACTCCAAGGTTGATGGACATGGAGCGATTGAAGTCGACTCCGGGGTTGCCGGACAGCTTGAAGGGCGAATCAGGAAAAAGCATCTCGTAACGACGCTTAACCCAGTTAAGTGTGTTCTTCCGGTAGCGGTTCTTTTCCACCTCCTCAGGGAGGGTTGGAAAAACCTCGCGCCACGGGATGATTACCGTAAGATTGCCCTTCACCTTACCCCCCTGTCCTTAGCGTTCTGTCCTTCCTCACTTCGCCTGTAGGTCCACTTCTTCTGCTGAATGCAGTGAAACCTTGCCCCGGCATCAAGAAGCTTCAACCATAGCTTCCAGTCTTCGTAAGGTGAGTCACCGAAGCCCTCAACCTCACGGAACTTGCTGGCACGGACAAGCGATGTGACCGGAATGAAGTTGTTTCCCTTCAGGGCTTCAGCATTGAAGGGAACGTCTGTTGGGTAGTCAAAGTTCTTGCGACACCACGTATATACGACGTCGTTTACGCACAAGTAAGGCAAGCAAGTCTCAATGAAGTCCTCATCAAGGAGATCATCATCGTCCAGAAAAAGGAACCACTCCGAATCACTACAGGCTTCGGAATCAACAATGGCGTTGCGTGTGGCCCCAGGGCCATCATGATCAAAATCAAACTTGAACTCATGTGAGTCCACTGGAACGGTTTGAGCCTGAACTGACTGTTGACATTCGAAAAGATGCCTTGGGTCACGTTCAGGTAGTACCGGAGTAACAACAGTGATTATTGGGACCTTCAAGGTGCTGACACCTCCGCCAGGAAGGTCTGAGCCCCCGCAATGCCAAAGGCTGCCACTAGGAAAGTGAGTGGCCCGTCCATCTCTACGACAACGAGCGAGAGACCCGCCAACAGGAAGGACACCCAGACCCCAACGCAAACCTGACAACCAAGAAGGTACGACAGGGCGTGCCTCACTCCTGACTCCCTGAAGCCCCCAGAGGGCTTCTGGACAAGCTTGACGATGAGGCTATCCCTGAGGGGCTCCCACCATTTATCGGTCGCTACAAGCTTCGAGAGACGGTATGAGACAAGCCCCAAGAGGAGGACGAACCAAAGAACTTCATCCGGTCGGGCGATAGAAAGCTCCATAGGTGTACAGATTACATGCCTGCTTCTTCGGGTCATCCGACCCAGCCCCGACAGCACCACACAGACAGGACCAATGTCCAGTGCTGTTGAAGAGGATGGAGGCATGGTTGTGCGCCAACATCTGACCCTGAATGGAAGCGACTCTCTCCTTGAGTTCATCACTGTTTAGGTACTCGGGACCCGTTCGGCTTCCCTTTCTAGAATTGCAAATGCTGCAAGCTAGCTTTAGGTTGCTGAAATCGCTGGTCCCGCCCCTGGATAAAGGGACATCGTGATCGATGGTCATTCGACGCTTAGGAAGGCCCTCTTCGAAAAAAACACCACAGAAGGCGCAAACAGGCCCATCTCTATCGAGAAGCTCCTCGTAGAGGTGCCTTCTCTTCCTCCAGGAGGGGCGCTTAGCCAAGCCTAGACACTTCCGTGCACACGACTACAGTCTAGCTTCTAGCCCTCTCCAAAACAAGCTCCCTGAGTTCAGCTGCAAACTCAGGATTCTCATCCAAGAATCCAGCAGCATTCCTCTCGCCTTGACCCATCTTCTCCCCGTCCAAAGTGGCATACCACGACCCACTCTTCTGCACAAGCTCTCGACTCAAGGCCTCTCGGAGAAGAGAAACCGATGGGAGGAATCCCTTACCGAACTCGACATCAACTTCAGCCTGCTTGAACGGTGGGGCCACCTTGTTCTTCACGACCTTCAAACGCACCTTAGAGCCGAGGACCTCACTGCCATCCTTCACATTCTCGATCCTACGAATATCTATACGAACTGAAGAATAGAACTTTAGAGCCCTACCTCCTGGGGTTACCTCTGGGGATCCCCACATTACCCCCACCTTCTCGCGGAGCTGATTTACGAAGAGGACAGTCGTGTTCGTCTCGTGGACGTTGCCGACGATCTTCCTCATGGCTTGAGACATCATACGGGCCTGGGCACCGATATGAGAGTCCCCCATCTCCCCCTTCAGCTCGGCCCGCGGGGTGAGCGCTGCCACTGAATCGACAACGATCAGAGGAAAATCCCGAGTCGCAGCCAAGGAGTCCACAATCTCCAGACCCTCCTCCCCGGTTGTCGGCTGAGCTATAAAAATCGAAGCAACGTCAACCCCCAGAGCCTCGGCATATCCGGGGTCCAAGGCGTGTTCAGCATCGATGTAGGCAACTTCCTTGCCCAACTTCTGAGCCTCCGCAACGGTATGCAGCATCAGGGTGGACTTTCCTGAGGATTCAGGTCCGTACACTTCAGCTACCCGCCCACGCGGGAACCCACCGATCCCTAGAGCCAAATCAATAGAAATGTTCCCCGTGGACAGGGACTCAATCTCTAGCTCTGGGCGGTCACCCATTCGCATCAAAGAAGTGGACCCAAACTGCTTATGGATCTTGTCAATGGCACTTTGACCTTCAGGACTTATCAACTTCACTCTCTTTCAGGTTAGAAAACAACTCCACGAGAAGTGGAGCACAGGAACCACACCCGCGACATGCGGGCAGCTCCCTCAACAAGGCAACAAGAGAGTCACCACTGGAAGCAGCGGCCTCTTCTACCTCTGATGAGGTGATACCTTGACACGAGCAAACAATCACTAGAGCTTGTGGGCAGTCACCCTACATCCTTCCAGTTCCTCCTGGACGATACGCCTGTAAATCTCCCAGTCGCCCCCGCCCAACCCGCAACCCATCAGGAAAGGGATATGAATATCCCTACCCGCAAGAGGAAAGCTATTGGAGTTTTCGATAACAGAGTTTAGCTTGGAAAAGCCCGATCGAACAGCCCCATACTCCGTCATTCGACCATTGCGGCTATACCGATTCTGTCCAAACAGATTGACAACCACGAGTTCAGGGTTATCCTCAATCTGAACAATGTCGATCTTCCCAAGCAGCAAAGAGTTGCAGTCCTTGCTTCGCTCAACCATGTTCGCATAGCTCTGGAAAACCTCGGGGTAACGGTTCCTCAGTGCCAGAGCGACTCCCCCGCCCATCACTCCCTTGCAGTTCACCTGATGGACAAGAATTCCAGATTCCACATCCAACAAGTCTCCAAGTCTTACCGTGATATTACTCAAGGGTGTCCAATCTCTAGTCGAAGAAAGTTCCGATACCGAATCCTACTTCCGAGATCTTCGCGAAGTCAGCCAGACAGGTCGATCTCGCATGCCTCAGTATCGCAGAAGCGGCTATCTGAAGCATCTGCGGTCTTGCCAGAGTCATAGACGGCCTTCAGGTTCACCTTACGGAGTCCCTTGCGTATACGCTCCGCTTCCTCCGCTGACAACACCTCAAACGGAGCCTGAGCGTACCCACCTTCGTCCTGTGGCGGCAAGAAGGAGATCGTCTTGAACTGTCCAGCCTTTGAACGGAGAAGAGGGTAGATCTGATCTGCCTCATCCTTACTGAAGGTCACGGTCACGGATACAGCATTGTCTGCCCACCACATCTGCACAAAGGCAGCCAACTCGGCCTTCTCCCAAATCGAAACTTCATGCTCCGACCTCATGTCCAAGCCATCCACGGGAAACTCCGCAACGACCGTCCAATTTGGATCATTCAAGTCTGGTTCAACAAGAAACTTGGACTTCTCCAGAATGGACACCAACGGATCATTCCTATGGAACCTCATCCTACGCAAGAAGACTCCTGCATTCGTAGGCCAGTGGACCCCCGGAGAAGTGCCAGCAAGCAAGGATGTGGAACCAGCAGGCTTAGAGGTTGTCAAGCGAATGGACTGACGCACTCCAAGCCACTCCGAGTACTGAGTGTCCTTTTCCTTCAGGTACTCGTACCCCTCGGACAAGTAATTCTTGAGTGTGTCCCAACCTTGCTTCTCAACAAACTCAGCAGTGCCGGTAGTCGAGACGCCAATGCGTCGATTCCTGACAATGACTTCATTCGTTTCGGCCCAAGGGGTGGGGAGTAGGGTTACCGTCTTGGCGTACAACATGGCCACCTTACATGTAGCCAACCAGTCATCCATGCCTTCAGCATTATTGATGTACGTCTCGGCAAGGCACTGATAGGTCAGGGCATTGCCAAAAACGCCCATGTGCTTCACGGGCTCCGTAAAGCAGAATGTGTCTCTCCCCACATCGACCAACTCAACGGAAACGACCTTCTGCTTTCGAATCAATGAGATAGGCCTGCCATCAGGGTGAGCGTTGTTTTCCATGGACCCCACGTCGGGACGGTTCTCGACAACCTTCAACTTTGTCGGAATCATCGCGCACTCGTGAGCTGGAATACGCAAGGCGTACAGGTCCCTCGTGCGTCTCCCCTTGTTGGTAATGGCTCCCGCTGGAGCCTCCAAATGTACTGAGGCAGCGTTCACACCGCAACGCCTCAGCAGAATCTGGGCGTCTCGCAACTTCTTCTCGGAACCATGCAAGATGAGGTGTTGGGACCGTGGGTTCCTGCGAACGGACCCGTCAGCGTCGATCCATCCAGCCATGAAGTCAGCCACAGAGTCAGCATCCCATTGGAACACTTCATCTGGGAGGCCCTCGCTGGAGTTCCTAAGCCGTCTGCCCTCTTCACTGGAAATGTACTCGGAGACGTTCACCCTCGTGAAGGGATGCGAATAACCCTCTGGGTGCTGCCACGCTCTCTCTACTCCCGCTAGTGCTGGGAGTAGGACCTCAGACTCTGGCTCCTGCACGAGGGCTAGCGCCTGGTCTCCATCCATGAACCCGTCTCCAGCGAGGAACCCCCGCAGGTAGGCATGCTCGAAATGCTCCCCAATTGACTTGAACTCCAATGCAAAGTTTGGCAGGTCCATTCCCGGCTCAAGTTCAAGTGTGGACAGTTTCTTGAATGAGCGCTCGGTGGGGCGCTTAGCTGACCACTCATGATTATCGGTCACATCGAGCTGGCTGCCGTCACTGAGCGTGACCCTGTAGAGAGCCTTGTTGTGGGCTGCCAGGAAGGGCCTCACCTTCGACCAGGATTCACCATTCCAGACCTCGACCTCCTGATCCACAACATCCTCAATGCGGGGGGCTCCAGTCTTCGTCTGGATTCGAGTCTCGCCCGAGACACAGCACAATTCATGAGATTCCAGGGGGATCTCAGCGCAATTATGCGCCCAGAGACCATTAGCATCAAAGGCATGGACGCCTTCAACTGTAGCATCGTAAACCTCTTCGGTTCCATCTGGGTCAATAGCAGCGATAACCGATTCAAATGAATCCCTGTGCAGTGGACGATTGTAGGCAGCGAGCCTATCCCTAAGCTTGGCTGCCTTCACTGGGTTCCTCATTGGGATACGATCAGCGAAAACGGAGAGGTTCTCCCTTGATACAATCAGTTCCCAAAGGGGTTGCCTCTGGTAAAGGGCGCTGCCCCCCCGACCATCAGGCAAGAGGACCTCAGAAGTCTCCCTGCGGAAATAGATCGTGCTGTTGATTCCAAGGCGTCCAAGCATCCTTTGAGCTGCCCCGAGCATATCCCTGTCAATTGATGTCAGGCGAACGGAAACACCCTTAGTTTGCGTCCCCTGAATTGATCCATCCGTGTCAAACAGGCCAGCCAGCACGCCAGCCGTGAAATCACTGGACCCCTCTTCGATCTTGTCTGTAATCGTCTTGTTGCCCCTGAAAACTCCGAACTTGTCGGCCAGGTTAGTCAGTCCAGCAGTACCCAAGCGATACTGGTTAGAAGTCTTGACCCAGCCCTTGAAGGTCGGTCCAACCCCAAGAGCCTCAACGTCCTCAAGGAGAGTGGCCATAACTGCACCAGACCCATTGTCATGATCTGGCCAGCATGCCAGGTACGCTCTGGCGTCATCGAAAGTGCCGTCACCAATAAGGTGGCCAAGCATGTAGCCCTCCGATTCTGACCCAGGGCCATCCCAAGAATAAGACCCGTGACGATGCACCTTGATGGCATCGCCAGCCTCCAAGTCCGCCAGCTCAACCCACTGGCCATCCGCTCGGAGCAGCTGATGATTGTCCGTCAGCCTGAGTTCGCGACCGTCCGTGAACACGACCTTGAACACATCCTTTTCACCAGTTTTCCAGAACCCGGTTGGAGAAGCGTACTCTTGACCATCAACTACCGCTGTAAACGGGGAATCCAGAAGGTCTACTACCTTCCTCGCCCCATTACTGGTCAGGACCCATGTATCGCCAGTCACGCAAGGGTTAACCCCAGTGACCCTATAGTCCTTGTTGTCGGGAGGATCAGCCAGCCGCCCACGGCTCCTGGCAACGTCAAGCCAGACAATTCCAGGCTCACCGTTCACGATGTTGGACTCGATGATGTGGGAAAGATCAGTAGAAACTTCGGCCGCAACAGAGTTGTTGGAATTCCAGCTCCAACCGTCCGGGCCAGTGCGTTCAGCGTTCTCTGGAAGATTCCAGTTCTTCAGGTTGATGTAATCCTCGTCGTCGGGTGACCCGAGTGCGAGTTCAGCACTGCGACGCGCTCCTCCTGCAACGACTGCCTTTCCAATCAGGTTCTGAATGTCGACAATGTCACGCGAGGTTAGAGGTTCCCCCTCGCGATCAGAGAGAAGCCTTCTCACTGATTCGTGCAAGCTCTGGAGAGGGCCTGGTCCTGAGGCCGTACCTCCGAAGGTCTTGAGGGGGGCTCCAGCGGGCCTCACCAAGGAGTAGTCGAACTCGACTGGCTTCTGCCCTGCCAAGAAAAATGTCACCAGTAGGTGTCCCACGGAGTCGGCCCACCCCTCCCTCGTATCTGGGACAACAAAAACTTCAGGCTCGCCACTCGGCTCATGAAGGGTGATGTTGCCAGCGCCCTTCGTATCGAACCCAACCCCAATGCCATTCATGCTCATGTCCATGAGCCTCACAAATGGAAGGGTTGCTTCGTACTTGGAGTGCGAAGTGATTTTCTCTGTCGAAATCCAGGCGCAGTTTCCTGTGAGAATGTTGCCCTCGATTACAAATGCAGCTTCATCCGGGACGGTAGCACAGAAAACTTCCGCCCTCCTGCCCGTGCACTCAACATTGACAACGGTCCAGGATTCCTCCGAAGTCGAGTTAACTCCTTGCTCGTACACCTCCTGAAGTACATGTGCTGGCCTCAGGTCGCGAGTCGAAACCTCTCTGTAGTCAGCGCTGGAACCACCTGATTCCTGCTTGCCCTTGACGAACCAACGGTGGTTTTCTGTAGTCAGGAATGAGAGGGTCTCTCCCGCCCTCTTGACCGTAACTTCCCATAGCTCCTCCTCTCCAAAAGAGGAAACTGGGGCTTCAATCCACTTACCCCCCCTGCTCAACAGAGTGGGCGTGGTGCCAGAGAGGCTTCTTAGGGTCTTCCAGCCTCTAGTGGTCAAAGCCAGGGTTTCCCCATCGAAGCAGTTGTACAGGGGGGCTGAGTTGGAATTTCCAACAGTCATCTCTGTGCCCATGGCCCACATGCCTCGACCGGGAGGGGTCCACTTGAAGTTGAACATCCGGTCGTAAGCGTCCTGGGCAGCCTTCTGGGCCTTGTGGTCATTCCAGGGTGTCCGCTGACCCCTGCACCAATCCTTTTGGATTGAGAACATGCCCTCGACTACCCTACGGCAAGTTTCGTGCCAGCGCTCCTTGGTCCCGTCATCCTTGATCCTTGAGTACTTGCTGATGTAGGTCAGTTCCCCTAGGCTCAGGCCTTCGTGGATGTTAAACCCCCACGGAATGGACTTGTTAGCGTACTGCTCAACAAAGGAATCTGAAAGACGAAAGGAAAGGAACTCTGACACTGAAACCTAAATCTGGTAGGGGGGGGTGGACAGGAATTGACTATAGCATGGAGAGTTCCAGGAATCTGGCTAACCCTCCAATTTCAAGTGGAGAGATGTTGGCTCTGAGCTATCTCTCAGGATGAACACGATCGCTGAGATCGGGAAGGTTCCTCAAAGCGTCGTATTCGTCACGCTTCACAAGTGCTTCTTCTAGAGTCGAAGCGACAGCGAAGGTCTCGCCATTCTCGTCCTTTACTAGGACATCGCCCTTCGTGGCGGAAAGAATGTAGGCATACCTTGGCATCACTGACCCTCGCTGTATCCGTTGAAGAACTTCTCATAATAGAAGGAGGCTTCTTCAATGGTGGAGGAAACATCATCCAAGGCCCTATGCCTCTTCTCTTTGGAGCCCACCCATCCATCGTTTGGGTGCCAGACCTTGGAAATCTCCTTGATGGAGGAGACATCAATGTTCCTATAGTGGAAAAAGGACTCCAGGTCAGGCATGTGGACCTTCAAAAAGGCTCTGTCAAAATGAACAGTGCTTCCCATGAGCGGGAACTTCCCCGGAGGGAGTCCAAAAGACTTGAGCCAATCCAGGGCTCTCGATTCCACAACATCAGCTGTTGGGACCTCTTCTCCGCCCTCAAGTAGTTCTGACAGGAGTCCACTCTCCTGATGCATGTATCGAACAACCCTGTCCAGGTTGTCCAGTGGGCCAGCATCACCCGGCCACACCAAGGATTCAAACGATGCAAGTTCATGTAGTTCCTTGTCGGCCACAGTAATGCCCACCTCTAGAATCCATTCCGTGTCGGGAGACAGGCCCGTAGTTTCTAGATCCAGGCAAATGAAGGCAACGTCATCAGGGTCTACCACTTTTCCTTCTTTCGGTCCATAGTGAGGATGGGGGCATTGCATACAATGGCATTCGTCGGGGTCGTTACCCAGAAGGCCTGCTGTGGGGGCTCAAACTCGAAGCCATTCAAGTAAGCGTACTCATCGTACCCCTTGTTCGCTCCGTTGACAATGATCGACTTGTAATGGGTAAGCTGATGGAAGTGCCCCATAACAAGCACATCGTAATGTCGTCCGGTGTCCATTGAAAGCTTGCGCTTGCGGGCATCTCCCCTCACCATCGCTGTTGCGATACCGGCAATCCCGTTCCCGCCCCTGAACTGATCACCATGAGTCAACCTGTAGGTTGTGTTGTAGATCGGAACCATGCAGTCTGCTGACTCAGGGATCTGGAAGGTCACTCGATCATCGGAGCGGAACTCACGTTCGAGGAGCTTGTAGATGAGCCAATCTACGTTGTCCCTAACTCGCCCCTTGGTTCTTGGCTTCAAGGTCAGGCGACCATGATTGCCCACCACGCCAGAAACATGAACCTTCCCGAATCTTTCAACCATCATCTCAATTCCAGCAGACAGCTCCTCTGACCAGAACAGTACAGTTTCAGGAAGGTGAGCTTCATTGGTTTCTGCTAGGTCGTGAAGGGTTCCGGTGACCATGTCTCCGCCCAGGAACAGGTTTAGCCCTTCGTAATCGAATCCGGTGAAGTACCGATCCGTCATCATGATCGTCTTCTCGAATGACCTCTTGAGGCGCTGCTGGGCAATCTCACGATTGTAAGCATTGAGCCCTTCGATCTCGTCAGGGTTGACCACCTCGTCAAAGTGACAGTCGGAAATCATCAAAGTGGCAATAGCTTTGGAGTGATTCTTGTTTGCCTTCGGCAGGGTCCACTTCGGAACTTCCAGCTCAGCCTCATCTATAGTGACCAGCTGGTCAACAAATTCCTCTAGGTCGGCAATCTGCTTCTCCAGGCGACCCGTTCGGGTCTTCAAGTTCCTGTTTTCCAGTTTGACCTTTTCAAATTTCTCGACTGGCACTTCGTCAAGGCCAGCTGTGGCCTGGTCTAGGTCTTCACTGAGACTCATGACTCTCCTCGAATCGTAGTTCTGGTGGTATCCAGGCCTCTGCATTGACGAAGCGCCTGACTTGATCGTAAGAAACGCTATACCCGTTCTTCTGAAGGACTCGGAAAATGACCTTGGCTGGAATCTTCGGATCGTACAGCGCCCGGAGCAGGGAGGACCGTTCAGGTTCATCCATCTCCAGCAGGAGGGCCACCAAGCCGTTCACGTTGTGTGTCCCAGAGCGGCCTGCTTCAAGGCTGGACTCTTTGTAGAAGTCTATGCTTTCAGGCATGCTTACCTCTCGTCTAGTCGATGCTATCACGAACGCCTAGTGTAGCTACTCGCCACGCGCCAGTGTTGCGAATCTCATCTGATTTGGGAGCCAACCAAGCTTGAGGGTTCCCATGGAGCCCTGCCTATGCTTGCTGATAATCAGCTCAGCAAAACCCTTGTCTTCCGAATCTTCGTTGTAGTAATCGTCACGATACAGGAAGGAAACTACGTCAGCATCCTGTTCGATGGCCCCAGACTCTCTCAGGTCTGAGAGCATGGGGCGTTTGTTCTGCCTGCCTTCAAGACCTCTAGAAAGCTGAGAAAGAGCCAGCACTGGGCAATTCAGGTCTTTGGCTACCGTCTTCAGCTTTCTGGAAATCTCGGAAACCTCAAGCTGCCTCGATTCGCGTTGACCCGAGGATCGCATGAGCTGCAAGTAGTCCACCACAATCAATCCTAGCTGTCCATACTTCGCCTGAACCTTCTTCGCCCTAGACATGACATCAAGAACAGTTGGTTCAGACGAATCATCAAACAGCAATGGGGCCGCTGCTACCTTCTGGGCAGCCTCATTCAAGTCAATCCAATCCTTTGAGGAAAGAACGAGTTTCCGTCCATCCCTGGAAGAAAAATTGACGTGAGAGATGCTGGTCAAAAGCCTACTGAGGATTTCTTCGTTCTGCATCTCGATACTGAAATACAGAACGGGAAGGTTCAAGTCTATGGCAACGTGAGAAGCAATGTTCAAAGCTAGGGCAGATTTACCCATGCCTGGCCTGGCACCAAGAACAACCAAGGCCCCCCTTCTGAGGCCACTCAATTTATAGTCAATGTCCTTGTAGCCCGTAGGAACACCTACAACTCCACCGGGAGACAACCAGGAATCAGCGACGTTATCGAAAGTGGAGGCTAGAACATCCCCGGCTTCCTCCAGCGAGGAGGTCTGCACTCTGGCTGAAGCCTCGAAAACTAGACTCTCGGCATCCTGCACGAGGTCATCAATGAGGGAGGGACTCAAGAGGCACCGTTCCTGAATCTCCCGACTCGCCTCCAGTAGCCTCCTAAGGACGGCCTTGTTGCGGACGATCTTGGCATAGGATGAAGCCTGAGAAAGGACAGGAGCGGCCGTCTGGAGGCCCACAAGCTCCTTTGGCCAGTCTGGCCCACCACCACCATCCGAAGCGTCAGCGAACTTCAAAGCGTCGTGAACTGTAATGGGATTGACGTCCCCGCTGGCCTTGTAGATATCCAGCATGCACGAATAGAGCTTCTTGTTGGAAGGGATGTAGAAGTCATCGACTTCCACCAAATCCGCTACCTCCGGTAGGGTGCTATCAGAAACGAGGATAGCTCCCAGGACAGCCCTCTCCGCATCCTTATCGTAGGGGGCTGAGGCCATCAGAGCAACCCGAGATAGTAGTCGACTTGCTCAAACAGAACCTCTATGGTGCTGTCGTTAAGGAGGACAGCGTCAAATGTAGCAGCATCCAAGGCAACCTCACTTGGATGCTGGTTAGCTGCCTCTATGCCTGGGCGGACAACCCTCCAAACGGAGCCACCAGCAGCCTTAACTGCCTCAAACTCGTTCGGAAATCTGCAATCAGTAAGCACCCAGGACGTTCCACTTGGTGCCTCCTGAATTCTCTTCATGGTTGCCTCCACCCAAATGTTCTGACCCAACAGGTTGCGCCCCACTTCGGTCCCCATTCGCTGCAAAAGCTCACGGAACTCAGGGTAGATCTCCTTGCCTGCCTCATATCCAACAAGTCCAAGGATGTCCCTGTACCTAAGAAACCCCTCGTCGCTTGAAGTGATAATCGGGTTTAGTGCCTCCAGAGAAGCCCTCAAGGTCTGAGCAAAGGCTGCCCGATGCCACCCTAGGGACTCAAGATGGTCAGCGATAGTATCCTTACCGCTGCGGGCGTAGCCTGAAAGAGCGATGATTGCCATGAGGGAAAGAGTACAAGCTCATTCTTCAAGAAGCGGCCTGGTTCAGTTCAAGGAATGCCAAACCCGTTGTAGCTCAAGCTTCCTCAAATGGTCAGCGTACCTTCTCTGAAACTCAGGAAAGTTGGACTCTACTGTATCCTTGATAGCCCTAGCTCTAGCTAGCTTCATCAGGTCACCCCTGTCCATTGGAGGTGGTTCAACAGGGGGGAGAACGGCCCTCCCTGGCCGTGCGTTCTTCTGTGACCGACAATCTTTGCAGGCGCTCCTGCGCCCATCGGGACGATTAGAATCCCTGTGAAAGCTGAGCAGGTCCTTCTCTATCCCGCAAGCTGAACACTGCTTCGTTTCCATTTGAACATTTTACAAGAATACGCTCAGAAATGGAATAATTCACACTCTGAAGGCTGCCACTTCAACGCCATAGGTTTCGTCATACGAAATGTCAGCAAACCCGAGCTGATTCATGAACCTTTCAGCATTAATGGGTCCGATGAATCGACCTCCACCCGGCTCAATGACAACCTGAAGATCGGGATCGAAACTAGCAGCCCCCGCAGGCTCTGCCGTCATCGTATCCGTCACGGTAACCGTAACTGAAGCTGAAGCGCCAGCACAAGCCACATGGAGGAAAGTGCGTGCATCGGGAGCAACCTTATCTCCAGATGCGGAAGCTGCCAGGTAAATGGGACTCAGTCCGGTTCCAGAAATCTGTTGAGTGACAAGTGTGGCCATGTAAATAGTTTAGGGGATGGGCCACCCAAGTGAACCCACCCCCTAAACTCGCACCCCGCCACCACTAACTTCTACTCAGAAGGGTTCCTCGTCGTCGTACTCCTCCTGGCGACGAGAGCCACGCTTGGTTCCCCTGCTGCCACTGTCGCTCTTGGACCGCTTGGGGGCAGGGGAGCCCTCCTGCTCGATCTTGGTGACCTCGGCAACAGCGAATCGGAGATCAGGACCGATCGAATCGATCTCGACGGCAAGCTTGGATCGACGCTCGCCCCCCTCTGTCTCCCAGTTCTGCTGCTCGACGCGACCGCAAGCGATGACTCGCGCACCCTGGGTCAGAGACTCAGCGATGTTCTCAGCGATATCGCCCCAGGCAGTGCAGTCGAAGAAGGATGTCTTCTTCTCCCAGTCGTCGCCCTTCTTGTACGAGAAGTTGTCAGCAATGGAGAACTTGGCGTAAGCCTTCCCCGCTGACGTGAACCTGACGTCAGGATCCCCCGTAAGGTTTCCAACTAGGGTGATGAGATTCCCGTTCATATCTACCTCCGCAATAGTCATGTGTAAGTTGGGAAGACCACAGTGTAGCACCCCGATCTACGAGATTGAATCAGGGGATGGGATGCCCCACCTCCCCACCTTCTCTGCCAGCATGATCTGGAAACAGTTGGCGCAGGTAACATCGTACTTCTGAATTTCCCTGTTGACCTGCACCCAGGGTTCTTGAGCCGCTATCATTTCGTAGACTTTGGAACCCCCAGCAAAGACTAGAAGCCTGACGTCCGTCTCTCCACACAGACTACACGGGGAAGCCTCAAAGATGCTTGTCAGCTTCCGGTGGATCATGGACAGGTAGGCCCTATCCTTAAGTTGGGCGCACGTCAAACAGGCTTGCACGAAGAAATTCCCTAACGCTTGCGGGTGGTTCTGAGTCTAGCTTAAGGAGAACAGATTCTGAAACGGCAGAGGGACTGCCTTCTCCTTCGTCCCGGCAAATGGGCCTCCCGTTCTCATCTACCACAAACAGATTCAACTCAAGCTCACGATTACTCTTGAGAATTAGGCTGAAACACCTAGAGCTTGCATCACTAACCACATCAAGCCATTCAACGAACTCTGCCCTCCCAGCGATGGGAGCCAGGGGGGCTGTCAATTCATACCCCCAAATCGACGGCATCCACTTCCTCCCACTTCCCACTGTCGTTCCTCGTCTCAATCTTGAGGTTCTCGGGCCTCAAGGACTTTTCCACCATCTCTTCAGGTGTGGGAATCCCCGTCAGCTTCTGTGCAGTTATCTTCAACCACAACTTAAAGGTAGGGTCCGACGTGATGCGCTGGAAGGCTTTTCGCTGATTGAGGAACTGTGATCTTTCCTCCGTGGCCTCAGCCTTAGCTCCAGACGGTCGATGGAAAACCCTGATGCCTGTAGCGACCTTGTTTCGATGCTGTCCGCCAGGCCCTCCGGACCTAATGGCTTTCCACTCGAAATCGTCCTTCGTTAATGACAGGATCTTTTCCTTCATTGGTAGGCTCTCCTTATGTCAAAGAAAATGCGAGTAGCTCAACTGTTGGTGTTGCCAATCGTGTACCTTGACGACGGAGAAAACCTCATCCCTGTCGACGTAGATCAGATGGCTGTCCCTGGCGACATGGTAGCCGAGTTTGTCAACGGGGGACTAGCGAAGGCTCTAGAGTCGCTCAGGGAGCAGTTCGAGAACCTAGAAGACTAGTGTCCACAGTAGAACCCTTGAAGGGGTTGCCCACCGGATAGAAACCATTGTTTAGGGCCGAAAGAATGGACTCGAAGCATTCCGGGTATCCAGCAAAGTAAACCAGGGCTCCATTCAGGTTCCTCAACCTGTCAATATCCACTGTCCTGGCCACCACCACAGCCTTCTTTATCCTTTGCGGAGTCCACTGCCAATCATCCTTCATGATGATCCGAGCTACACGATAATCATCGGAGATGACTACCTCAAGAGTGTCTTTTTCTACCACGACGGCCATTATACAGTGGGGGGAACGTAGTCGAGATTGTAGGCAGGCGAACTCCTCCGAGAAGCCACAGAATCAATCTTGATGCGTGCCTCCGTGGCCTTCCTGTCTCGGGGGGAAGGGGCAGCCGGAAGTCCAACGCAACGACGTAGGAAATTCTCTGCCAGATCCTTCGTTACCCGACGCTTCCTCTTATCGTAGAGCAGCGAGGACAGGTGGTCCAAGGAAAGCCCCCCTCTGTCTGCCAAGGTAGCGAGACTCCAACCCTTCTTGGATTTAAGCTCAAACAAAGCCCTCCTGAAGGTCTGAATGTCGATCGTGTCAAGGTCATCCCATCTACTTACCCTGTGCCCGCGAATGAACTTGGCCGGTCTGTAGTCGCTCTTGAGGTTCACAAACTCCAGACACCCGCAGGCACAAAGAGGTAGCTCTCCGGACTCAAGCATCTGGACCCTGCGCGCTTCAACAAACTTGCTAGCTGGCATACTCCCTCTCCTGAATCCTCTGCCTTCTTCTCTCTGCAACATCCGAGACCCCGTAGAGAACGTCGATCTCGCTGTAAGCCTTGTTTCGGTGTAGCTCCTTACGAGCGGCCCATTCCTTTAGAGGGGTTATCATCTTGTCGTAGGAGGACTTCCTGATTGTCGACCCACGACGGGTCAAATGTCCCCTGAGCGTGGCATCATTGATACCCATGATGTCAGCCACCTCCTTGGTCGTCCCGATTGAGAAGTTGCGTTTGAACGTTTCGACAAACCGAATGAAATCTTCTCGGGGAATGTTGTCCAAGGTGCTCGGCTTGTTGAATTCCGAGGAGAACAGCTCTCTCTTTCGTTCAGTGGAAAGGGACTGGATGAGCCCAATTTGCTTAGTGAAGAAGTTGTATCGCTCAATGGAAACCATCTTCTTCCGCTCATCGAAGAAATATTGCAGGATCCTTCTATCCATGTTCATGAACTTGGCAAGCTTCGGCCAAGAGGTGTCCAGTTCTTCCTTCAGGTCGAAGATTCTTTGGCGTAGTGGAGCTAGCTCCACATACTCATCCCCCTTGTGTCTTGTCCAATGTCCATCCCCCGCATTGGCTCCTGTGCTCTTTGGGGGGAAGGTTGCCCCACTCAGGCCCTCTAGGAACAAGAAGGGTCGAAGTAAGTCAAGAATCATCTCCTCGCTTGACTGGGAATGATCCTTGTATTGGAACACCAGAGAGGAGAAGCGGTTGTCGCTAACTCCCATGATCTCCGCCATCTGCCCCCACGTCAACCCTAGGTGAGAACGCAAGTTATGGACAACCTCAACGAAATCCTTTCTGAAGATCATGCCTGGATCAGGAACGGGCTTGCGGTGCCCCTTAAGGGTACTGGAGACCCTCAGCCCGGTGTGGACTCTAACCTCTTGGCCGCAGCCACACTCACACAAGGGCACGGGTCCTATCGTCTTGATGTACCTCGCCCTTTGGGCCGAGTATTGAGCTTCCCTCTCTGCTTGACTTCTGCCTCCGGGCTCCTTCTTCTTCTCGGGCTCCTTTGGGGCGGGAGAGCTGTTCTTTCCTTCAGTCAAGCAATCCAAGCAAATTCGACTTATCCTGCGTCCAGTTTTCTGGTAGTGTTTGGCGTCGTCAGGCTTCTCGATTCCACACAGGGTGCACTTCTTGGGGTCTGCCGGGAGAGCAGCTACCCTTCCGGACCTCAGGGGCTTTGAAGGCTCAGACACTGAAGCCTTCTTGTGCTTATACGTGTGGGACCGCCTGCGCTCATTGGCGCAAAGCCTACACTCCCCCTTCAGCCCATCATGACTGTCCTTCTGGAAGTGGAAGAATTCTCCAGTGCGAGGGAGAAACTCTCCGCACCGAGAACAAGACTTGTAGTTGTTGATATCCATCAACATCAAGGGTAGACCTTCAATCTACAAGACTTGGAGTGGTTCCGGAAGGAATCGAACCTTCGTGCCTGGCTTATGAAACCAGTGTTCTCCCATTGAACTACGGAACCCCGTTCAGAATAGATCGTACACCAATTCTACGATTTGGCCAAACTGAACCCACCCGTCAACACGCGTGGCCGCAGTGACATGCTCGTTGTATGAGTGGGACATCAAGACGCACTCTATTCCTTGATCCTGGGCAGCTTTCCAGTTCTTCTCGTAGTCATCGAGAAGAAGGTCGACCCCCACGAGAGTCTTGTCTTCGGAAAAGGTTATGGAATCGAACTCTAGGCCAGACTTCTGGAGCCAGTCCATCGTGTTATGCACACCCCTGCCCTCAAAGGTACGGTGGGTGATGATGTGGATGGTGTGACCCTTCAGGCGAAGGCCTCGGATGACTTCAATAGCCTCAGGGTAAGGTTGGCCATTGCGGTAAAGCTGACGTTTGCTGATTCCGAAGTTGAGCCACCTCCCAAACTCCTCAGGCTTCATCTTCAACTCTCTGAAGAACCCATAGACTGGGGGGTCCCACCCGTTTCCAGGATCATCTACATCCTTCGCCTCAAAGTAGGACTCTGATCGAAGGACCCCAAGAAAATCGTCCACGAAGTTGTAGATGCATCCGTCCAGATCGAGCCCTAGTCTCATGAGACTAGCTTACCTTCAGAATCTACAGGAAGTAGTTAGAGATTCCACGGACTAGTGCCAGCCTCCCGGTAGAGGTCAAGGGCAACTAAAGTGTTCACGTCGGGATTAGCCCACTGGGTGGGGCTGAATCCCAGCTTATGGAACCTCCCTGAATGTGTCCCCAGTAGAAGCTGCCAGCAGCCGCGTGCCGAGCTTCCCTTGTTGGCGGCACTGGGGCTGTTGCGCGACTCGCGCCAGACGATCCCCCTAGCCCAAGAACGAGAGGCAGCAGGCCAGTGCCTGTCAATGGCCTCATAGCAATCCCGGCTTGAGCCTGGACGCGACTGGATGTGCGTCACCACCGCATCTTGCTGGTGGGGCGCTAGCGTTTGGAAAAGCTGGACCTCGTGAGGCGTGCAGGCCGACCCAAGTGCGACAGTTAGGAAGATGAACAACGTCAAAATGGCTGTTTTGATACTCATGAAGAGTATTGTAACAGCTCTGTCTTCGTTTTGAAACGAAACTGTAACTATCTAGCGGATCTCTTGAGGGCGTCAGCCAAAAGGGCGAGCCAAGTGTTGTACCCGGCCACCCCATCCGCCCCCAGATTCCTGGACCTCTGGTAGTTCTTGAGGGTTGCTTCAGTCCCCCTACCGAAAACCCCATCAACCCCTGTCCTGAACCCGTTATCGGTCAAATGTTGCTGCAAATCAGCAACAGCAGGACCACGGTCGCCACGTCGCAGAGTCTGCTTGCCTCTAGCGGAGGCCGCTAGACTCTCTAGAAGAGCTTTGAAGCCAGCTTGGGGGTCTGCTGGGGGGGCTTGGGTCTGCTTGTCGTAGAGGAGGCTCCAGACAGCACTATCGGCCACCCCGGTGACAGGTAGTCCAACGAACTTTTGAAGATCTCTCACGGCTTGAGCTGTAGCGGGACCGAAATCACCGTCCACAACGAGCCCCCTGCCAGAAAGATTGTTGATTCCGGCTTGCAGCCACTTCACTGCATCGCCCTTGTCGCCCTCCCTTAGGGTGTGGGTACGTGCTTCCTTGATGGCATTGGCAATAGCTACAAGGTCCACAGGGGGGGCCACTGGTCCACCGCCCCCAAGGTACTTCTTCATGCGCTCCCGCTCAACGTTGCCATCGACAGCGAAACGATCAGGCTTCCTTCTAGGTGCCCACTCCTTATGTTCGCAGTTCATCTCAATGTTAGGCATCAACGCGGCGCAAACTCTAGCGGTTGTTTCAAGTTGATCCTCTCGCCAGGGTTCACTTCCGGTCCCGGTGTTTTCCACCTCAATGCCGTAGACACTGGAGTTCCCGCTGAGACCCCTCCAGGAGCCCGCTCCTGCGTGGTTCGCCCGCCCCGCTGCTACAACATAGATGGTGTTGTCTCTGGCCTGGAAAACGTTACAGAGCGGCCCTGGAAGCCCGGAGCGGCCATAGATGCAGATGTTCAAAGAAGGGGCATTTCCTGCGGCAGGTCCAGCAGTATGGTGCCTGACAAACCCTCTAGGGTTGAAGGAAGCTGAACCTCTGGTCTGCCACCCAGCCACTTCTACGACGTTGAGGCCAGCTGCTCTCAGCTTGCTGGCTATGCTCTGGTCCCACCCCATCAGAGTGCCCCTACAGCGCTCAGGGCTTCATATTCAGCTACCCTGGCCTGAACGGCTTCAGGGTCTAGGAAGTTGACATCAGCAAACAGGACCAAGGCTGTCAAGTCATCGTCGGAGGAAATCTGAGAAGGATCACAGAAATCCAGGTCGCATCCGCAAAGTTCATCATCATCCATGAGTCAAGGATACCACTAGGTCACGGGGAAACATTCACAACCAAGGGCTCAATCTCCCAATACTTGATGGCTCCCCTGTTCCCACTACCATCAATGGGAGTGTCCGAACCCTTGATCTGCCAAACCACAGTCCGCCCCGTTTCCTTCTCCAGCTCCTTGGTTCTCTCAACCACCTCGTCTGGCACGTCAAGGGAATAAGACAAGTCGTGGCATCCGGGTTCCCTCGTCAAGGGAGAATCCAGGGCCGTCACAATATTCGTGCCGCGAGGAGTGACGGTCCCCCAGTGGGCGTTAATCAAAACCTGGACAGGCTCATCTGAATTCAGACAACGCGTCCAGGACATTCTGACATCCTCGTCCGCATTCACTTCAGGGAAACCAGAGACCCCCACGGCATTGTGGATCTCTCCGTTCGTGTATTTCCCCAAAGGATTGAAAGTCTCGCTGCGGATCTCCCAAAACAACAGAAGGCTTTGGCTTACGAAGACGAAAAGGGCACCCAGGATAAGGACCCAATAAATGAGCGAACCCTTGCATCTGTTCCGAACTCGCATACTAAAAGTATGCGAGTCAGCCCACCCGAAACTGGGTGGGCTGAGTCGAACGACTGGACGCTATGGGAGTCAGAAGCACTTGCCATTGAGCATGGTGTAAGCCTCGTCCGAAGAAATGCTGTAGTCAACGGCCTTGCTCAGCTCCCTCGACGTCAGTTCGGGATAGCTGTTGAAGGTCGAGCAAACAGCGACCTGCTCATCAATGCTCAGCTCATCCCAGGTGATATCAAAGGCCACCCTGGCGATATCAGCATCAGAAACGGAAGTCTCTGGCTCCAAAACTTCCGTCCTTGTCCCCCTGTCCTCGGAGGTTCGCTCAGCCTCGTCAGCACAAGAGGCTGCAAGCAGAAGGAGAGTGACGGAAAGGATTACAGTGAATGACTTCTTGAGGTTCATCATGCCTGTAAGGTAACACCTGCTTCTTCAACTAGCCAACACGTGGAACGGAGGCATAGCGGTCGAGAATGGCTTGCGCCCACTCAACCAGATCTTCGACCCGCTGGCCCCGCTGGTGCGACGTGCACCACAGCTCCAGATTCTCAAGTCGATTGTCATCTCGAAGTCCATTCTTGTGATGGACGTCTTCTTCAGGCAAAAGGCACCGACCAAGGTGGCGGGCCATCACGTAGCGGTGCTCGAATACCAAGTTGTGAGGCCCTGTTGCCATGTCGATGAATGGGTCGTCCGGAATCAACCTGCGTCGGATGTACCCTTGACTGGTCTTATGGGTGCCACCCTTCCAGTTCCAGCTCTTTTCACCTTGGTACTTGCCCGCCTCGTATCCGCCTCGTCGTCGCTGGACGCCATGATTCTCCAGGACGTACCAAATTGACTTCGGGTTGGCGTCTAGGCGCTCACCGATTGAAGCTAGGGTTTCGCCAGCCTCGTAGGCATCGCAAATGTCGAGCTGCTGCGCCAGCGAGGGCTTAAAGGGTGGTCGTGTCACTCTGTGAGGCGACAGGCCAGGGATTCTCTTGCACGCCTTACAGTAGAACTGAAGCCCATCCTTGGATGCCGCCCTGCGGTGGAACTCTGAACGGGGCTTCGTCTCCCCACACTTCCTACAGCTCTTGGACTCCATTCTTGGAGTCTAGCACAAGATCGGGCAAGCAGATCCCGCGCAGGTGATCCATCTCGTGCTGGATGATCCTTGCCTTCCAGCCCGTGGCCCCCTCCTGGTGTCTAACGCCTTCAACGTCAGTATAGGTCCACGCTATCTCCGTAGACCTCTCCACTGAGAACTCCTTGCCTGGAACAGAAAGACATCCCTCCCCCGCCCTAACAGTCGAGTTGGCAGAATAAAGGATCTCGGGATTCAAGGCAAGAAAGGACTCCCCGGAATCGTGAAGATAGAAGGCCCTAATGGGCATCCCAACCTGTGGAGCGGCCACAGCAACGCCACCGAGGACGAGACAGGCAAACCGAAGGTCAAAGGCAAGCTTTTCTACATCGACAGCCTCAACATCTACTGGACTGGACTTCTCGCTCAGTATCCGATTCGGATACTTGACCACCCTCAGGACCTTCACGCTTCAGCCATTTCCGGGTGACGTTCAATGAACTCGTCGTATCCGTCACGGTACTGTTCCACCGTGTTGGACACAACCCACCCCTTCTTGGTGTTAGAAAGAGACTGCATTCGAATGAAGTAAACCCTGGGCTTCCCAGGCTTTTCTTCTGTATCATCTTGGAATCGCATAGAGTGCCAGGCCCGACTCGAACGGGCATATCTTGGGTTGCAACCAAGCGCATTGAGCCATCTCTGCCACTGGCACAAGTTGAGCCAGTTTTGCCACTTGGCTTAGGTGGCCCCACGGTCAACGACCAGAAAACCGTGAGGACTGGGCTTATTCCCAGCTGGAGCGACATGGGAGAGTCGAACTCCCTTACCCGACTTGGAAGGACGGTGCATCACCAAAAATGCTTATGTCGCATGTGTCTAGCTTCTAGGTTAGCTTAGTTGAATGGCTACTGAGAAGTTGTGAAGGACAACGCAAAGGTAGACAAGAGAAATGACGAGTAGGCCGAAACCTATGAAGTCCGAATCCAGCTTGTACCCCGCCCAGACGATCAACCCGACTGCCAGCATCTTGATGCAGATGGCAAGCATCGGGGAGTGAATGAACAGGTCTGCAACGGGGTTGGCCTCAGATCCACCGAAGGTAAAGACGAGGTGAGTGCTGAAAACATCCAAGATGTTCAACACTGCCAAAGTGAACCCTCTGGCCAGGATGGATTCCTGTGTTCTAGACCTCAAGGCTTCCAACTCTACTCCTTTGATGAGTGCGAGTGGTGGGACTCGAACCCACACATTTTTCAATAGCGGGGTTTAAATCCGCCGCGTCTGCCTATTCCGCCACACTCGCTTGGCCCCCCCGGTAGGACTCGAACCTACAACGGACGCTGGGTAGAAGCCAGCCGCTCTAATCCATTGAGCTACGGAGGGAAGATTCAGATTCTTCGACTAACGGCCCATCAGTAATCCCAGGTAACCTGGGGCTATGGACGACGCAACGAAAATCCAGTTCGACCACAAAATCCACTTCAGCTGCAAGTGGTCGAATGTCTGACGTCATCAAGCATCCACACTCTGGATGTCGCGATTGTTTCCTGAGCACGCAGTGAACCATACCAGCGACACCTACGACTGTAGAAGATCCAAAACTTCTCCCAGGGGGGCTGCACCCACAATGCGAGCGACCTCTTGCCCTTCCTTGAGAAACAGGAGAGAGGGAACCTTCTGCACCTTGAACCTCTTGCAAAGACCTATCTCCATCTCCGCGTTTACCTTGAACAAGGGCGTCCCAGACGTGGCCTCAGCCTCTTCCAGGACAGGATTCATGGCCTTGCAGGGCGAGCACCACTCGGCCCAGAAGTCAACCAGGACAGCGTCCTGGGTCTTGATGCTTTCATCAAATGAGTCAGAAGTAAGTTCAACCATGGTGCTTGATGCAGGAATCGAACCTGCGGCCTCTTCCGTGTCGAGGAAGCGCTCTAACCGTCTGAGCTAACCAAGCATTAGTGGAGGAGCAAGGGAATCGAACCCTCGTAGATCGTCATCATACGTTGCCAAACGCTCCCCAAGGTGGAGGCGGAGGGAATCGAACCCTCGTCTTCCAGAGTGTACCACACGATTGTACAACCATTCCAGATAAAGCGTTGGTCGCTTCGCAGCAAGCTGCTACCCGGACTTTCCCGAAAGTCGACGGTCTTTCCCGTTGTCAGCAGTCTTTCCAGCTGTCCTCCCCTACTTCTGTTGCCAGGCTGTAGGAAACAGGCCCCGTGCGACCTCGCGGCTCACGTTGACTCTAGCCACTCAACCGTTAGGTCAGGCGGCTAGAGCGAACTGCTCGTTGGCGGTTCTTGTTGGTTCCCCGTTTAACGAGTCTGAGAAACTCGGGTTGAATCTAAGTGCTACAGATTCCGAAATCGAAACCTTGTCGCCCCCTAGCTTCCGACAAGCGGAATAGTCCCCCAAGAGGGAGTCGAACCCTCACGCCCGAAGGCACCCGGTCCTAAGCCGGGCGCGTCTACCAGTTCCGCCATCGGGGGAAATGAGTGTAGGGGAGCTAGGTTCAGGCTCCCCTGTCGCCACACTTTACCGGCCTGCTTAGACCTCGTGGCTTTGATCACACATCCAGGAACTACCCTTGGTTGTTATGGGGTTTGTGCGTATCCCCTTAGCCCCTACAGACTTCTTGGCATCAGCCCTGGCCGGGGCCTCATACCAGGGGGAGCGGAAATCTCCCCCTTCCCTTTACCAACGAACCTTACTCAAGGGTCCGTCCTGGGATATAACCCTACGTCTGTAGGTTAGCTCAGCATTTCCGTTTCACAGTTCAAAATGTGAAATTCCCTATGCGTAGCGCTGAGCAGGCAGGGAGCACACCTCCTTGCGAGAGATGAGCTTTGCCACTCCGCTTTACCACCCCGATCACCCTGGCAAGGCTTTTCGAGGCTCTCTTTTCACATGCAGTGCCAGCCACATGCTCCCCCGGATTCCAGAGATGCTATCCCCGCTAAGGGTCCCTGGCGTCCGGTTCGTGGAGATTTGGACCTAACGGCCCCGCAGAATCCTGGGAAGGATCCCGCGTATCGCAGGTTGCCCTGCTATCCGGTACTCCTCAACCGTCTAACTTTTCAAGTGTCGTCCGTGGCCCCGTGGGGGCAACGGAGATAACTCTACCATGTCAGTCTTCAACTTTCAAGCGAAGGCTCCAATGTTAGCTGCATCACCAAGGCTTGCAGCCAAACGCTCAGGGCATCCAGCATGCCGCCATCAAGTGGCGTTCCGTGCAGAAGTGGATGCACTAGGCTCAGGAGGCCCAAGGCCACCAAAAACAACTTGTAGGTTCGCATGGAGCCGGTTGCAGGACTCGAACCCGCCCACACTGCTTACAAGGCAGTTGCTCTTCCTGATGAGCTAAACCGGCAAAACTTCCCAAGATGGGGAGGACTCGAACCTCCTCCTCCCCCCACCAAAGCTGACATGCAAGGGGGGTGTGCTTCCAATACACCACATATCCTGGGAGCAGGTAAAGGATTTCAGAGATGGTTCCACTGGAACATCACAATCCTCCCCCTTCCCTTACATCACAGCTAGTCCTGATTGCCTGTTGGGCCTTTAACCCAACTGGTTTCTTGTGCCTGTCAGCGTGATACAACCAGTTTTCACTGAGGTTCTTGAAAGGGTTCAGACTGGTATTTGCTCCAGTCTCCCCACCTCCTACTACCCGATACCAAAGCACCCTCGGAAGGACTCGAACCTTCAACTTCCTCGTTCGTAGCGAGACACTCTTCCATTGAGTTACGAGGGTTTAAGCGGAGCGAGAGGGATTCGAACCCCCAACCCTTGACGGGCCACCGCTTTCAAGGCGGATTGGCACACCAATGCCGGTCGCTCCAAACTACCATGATCAATTTACCTTGGCGATCTACGCCTGGCGGATAGCGGAGTAATCGAAACCCACCCTTTCGGGCCATCCCGCTAGCAACGGGTGCCAGGAAGCCTTCCTGATTCACTATCCAATGAAGATTTACTCAGTTATTGTGGACTTTCTCATTTTTGCTTAACGGGATCCGCGTATGGAAGATGACCCTCCCTGCGAGCGGTAAGCGGAGTATTCGAAACCCATGCCTCACAGCACGATCCGTTTTCGAGACGGTCCCCAGGCCCCCTGGGTTCACTTACCGGAGCGGACAGCGGAGAACTCGAATCCCACACCCTTGCAGGTGCCCACTAGTTTCCAACTAGGGCCGGGAAGCCTCCCCGGTTCACTGTCCAATTCAGTTTCAGGCAATAGCTCTGACTTCCAAGACTTCAACCTCTGCCAGCTCATAATCTTCGAGCTGGCAGAGAATCCCGTATCTGATGACGGCTTCGTCAGGAGTCGAAGCCCTGACGACTATCGGCCCATTCGGGCCATCCAAATGCCATTCCATGGCTATTTCCTTTCCGGATGGGGCGACTGAGGAGATTCGAACTCCCACTAACAGGGACACAACCTATCGTGCTAGCCATTACACTACAGCCGCCATGACTGATTTTCAAAATTTGCACCTCGTACAGGTGCATCATGGTCCCCTCGGAAAGAATTGAACTCTCGTAAGCAAGTTTCGAAGACTCGCCACCGGCTCCACCGGCAAGGGGATGGCCCACCTTACGCAAGGGTTTGGGCGGGTACTGGCCTGCGATCCTGAACCCACAACTCGGGTTTGGTCCTTGCGCCAGGATTCTTCAGACTTCACCAGTATCGCTGGCTGTTGAAATCTGAAGTTCGCTGGAGTGGCAGGTCTCGAACCTGCAAATCCCTGATTCAGAGTCAGGTGGGTCTACCAGTTCCCCTACACTCCAATGGCCCCTGCTTGCCTCCGGGGCGGATGGCCGCAGAAGAAGGTCCTGGGGCCGGTCTCCTAAACCCCAGGACCCTCTCTGCACGATGAGCCTAAGTGGCGATGGCCACTTGGTGCATTTAGCGCCACAGGCCCAAGCCTGTAGGTCCAAGCCAAGTCATATCTAGCTTCCTTGGCCTATGGGGATACCGCTAGCCCCAAAGGAGCGACAAGCACTCCTCTTAGCGGAAACCAATCCTAGCTGGTTGGCCAGGGAGTTCCTGGACTTGCTTGGATTCGGTTCCCACGAACTTAACCGGAGATCGCCTCAGCTTGAAGGTTGTCGACACCGAAGAGTGGCTTCAGCAAGACTCCACAGTCCGCCAGGTTGTCAAAACCTCCCACTTGACGATCGATCACACAAAGAGCGCAATCCACGGCAGCCCCCAAGTGACGAAGGTCGCCAACTGAGGTAATGATCTGACCGCCTGAAGTTACGACATCCTCGATAACTAGAGTCTGCCTTCCTTCTACATTAAACCCCTCCACCAAGCGTTCTGTTCCGTAGGCCTTGGCCTCCTTCCGCACGAACGCCACCGGAAGGTCGGTTTCCAAGGATAACCCAACAGCGATAGGAATCCCGCCCATCTCCAGTCCAGCTAAACACTCGGTCTCATCGGGGATGAGCGAGACTAGGGCAGAACAGATACGTCGCAATAGTTCCGGGTCCGATTCAAATTGATACTTGTCGAAGTATCGATCAGACGTGGACCCAGAGCGAAGGGTGAAGGTACCCACCGTTTCGCACCTATTGCTTAGTTGCGATCCAAGATGCTGCAAACTGTTTGTCGCCATCAATCTGCTTCTCTGGAGCGGTTACTTCGAGGGCTGATCCAGCGATCAGCCATTAGTGGCGGGAGAGGGATTTGAACCCTCGACCTCCTGCTTATGAGGCAGGCGAGCACATCCAGACTGCTCCACCCCGCTACGCAAACTATAGCACACTGGGGTCTTCACCCGATAATCTTGGCTCATAGACAACCACGGAGAGAGGTATCTGCTAGGATTCAAGTGGAACCCATTCAGCGAAGGAAACCCATGCCTTACTTGTCTCCCACCCAAGAAGAAATAGACCTAATGACCTCTCAGCTAAGCAGTCGTCTGGGAGATGCGGAAGCGAGGCTAGAGGCTCTTGAAATCCAAGTAGCAGATTTGCTGAACTCCAGTCAGCCATCCCCGATTACTCCAACCGAATGGGGTTACAACCTTACCAGCCCCACCAACCTTGAGTCGGTGGCACTCAACTTGGGTGACCCTCAGGTTGTCAGGCTCTTTTTCTCAGGTTCTCCCGGTTCAGGGGAACCAACCTGGGCTCTGGGTAAAACCGCTATCGTTAGCTTCAAGTTCAACCCGACTCAGGCCTTCCCGGCAGAGAAGCTGCGAGCCTTCCTAGCTTCCAAGCCAGCCAACGTGAAGGCCTACGTTTGCACCTATCATGAACCAGAAGACAACATCACAGCGAACCAATTCACGGCAGCGCAATACCGTGACTTCGTCACAGCAACTACTTCCGTATGCCGGGAGTTCGAGAACTGTATCTCAACCCCCATCCTCATGCAATGGACCCTAGAGTCAGCCTCCGGACGGAACGTAAACGACTATCTTGAAGGAGTCGAATACGATGTCCTCGGATGGGACGTTTACCCAAGACTAGGAACCATCAAGGACATCCAGGCTCAGCTAAAGTCCATTCACGACGAATCCGTCAAGAGGGGTAAGCCTTGGCTTATTGGTGAAGTGGGGGCCGTGAAGTACGTCGAAGGACGCCAGTACCCCCGCCCTTCCTACACTGAAGCAGATCGGGCTGTTTGGATGCTGAACACGGTAGCCCAGATCAAGGCTCTAGCTGTCCAACCTCTGGCGGTCTGCTGGTTCACTTACCCGACCGATGGGCACCTCTACACTCTTGAATCAGCTGAGACGCAAAACGCCATGAAGCAAATTCTTGCCAACGGGTAAGGTTGAGAAGCCCTGTAGCCGGAGTTCTGTCATCTAAGACCATCATCCATCTAGGAAGAAACCATCTCCCTCCCCCTCGCGGGGGTGCACCAACCCGGTCATAATGGGCCTGGCCGACCTAGACCTATTTGGCTTACTACAGCTGAAGTTTACTCAGCCAGGAACATTACTGCCCTGCTGGGGGTCTCTTACACCCCCTCTTCCACCTACTGACCTGTGCCCTGAGGGCCATCGGCCGTCCGTTCGCTATGCACTTGTCCTCACCTCACGGTGGCCCTTCTAACGGGGCGGCATACCCTTCGCAGTCCCGAACTTCCTCACCGTAGTGCGATCGTCCAGGCCCCTCAACGCTCATCATTCCGGCTGCGTCGGTACTCGCGATGGTAGGCAGTGTTCGCCTCCCTGCACGGGTCGCACTTGCAACCGTACTTGTACATTCGAAGCGTTCCATGCTCCCTTTCCGGGAACGCTGGCTCGAATGGGGCCGGGTCGTCAATCCCATCGTACCAATTGAACTGCTTCGAGGTCCTCATGGCGTGACAGTTAGCGCACACCACATCACACTTCGCCATCTCTGCCTCAAGCGTCTTGACTGCCGTCGGCTTCTGTCGCAGGGCAGCGACTGTGTCGTACTTCTCGCCTGGGTCCCTGTGGTCGAACTGTAGTGTCGGCAGTCGACTCTCGCCACAGTCGACGCAGTGATGCGTCTCAAGATACAGCTTCACCAGAAGCTTGTTCCTGGCAACAGCTGCTCGGTTGTAGGCGTTACGCCTTTCAGGTGATGGCATAACCTGAGTCTAGCACGTTAGCCCCGAACTTCCTCTACTTTCGCAGCGATGGTCCAGGCTTCTCAACACTAGTGTCGGTAGAGGGACTTGAACCCTCACGCCCCTAAGGGCACTAGCCCCTCAAGCTAGCGCGTATACCAATTCCGCCATACCGACAAGTATGGTCGAGATGGGGGGAATCGAACCCCCGTCATACGGTCCCAAACCGTAAGTTCTACCATTGAACTACATCTCGTAAGGAGGAGACCCCTCAGTCTCACCACTTTGACGTTGCGGGCAGGTGACGCCCGGATGGTGCGGTATGCCGGATTCGAACCGACTGTCTTCTCGTTGGCAACGAGACGCATCGCCAGCAATGCTTATACCGCCAAGGTGGAGCCCGCGAAGGGATTCGAACCCGCGTCGCCTCCGTGACAGGGAGACATCCTAAACCAGACTAGAAGACGGGACTAGATTTCTCCCCCCAGGCGCATCACCGGCTAGCGGGAGAGGCCCACTGGGGGGGTATAGATCACGGGGTGGGGGTCGAACCCACATTGCGCTAGTTCAAAGCCAGCGGTCTTGCCATTAGACGACCCGTGAATGGTCAGCTCCCGCGTCGCTTGGCGCGAGTGCCGTTCTTGTTGCGCGCCCCGTAGTGGGGCGTCATGGCATGATGGTTGGGGCACAGAACCCTCAGATTCTCTCGACTGTTGTTCATGGCATCTCCGTCGCAATGATCAACCTGAACTAGCGGCAACCCATCAACTGGATGGCGCTCACTCCAGCCGCAGACCTCGCAGGCACACTCCGCTTCATCGAGAAGCCAGCGCCTAGCCCATGCGACCAAGCCCCTGTCGCAGGTCACCTCGGAGGCATCACCCTCCAACCACCTTCTCACCTTCTCCAGCCTCTTGGCGGTCGCCGCGCAAGACTGACTACAGAAGCGCGCCATCCCGCTGGCGCTACCGGAGCAGGAGGGCAGGCCACAGGGCCGTGACTGCCCCTTGGGTAGCCACGGTTCCAGACCGACCCTCCTAGTCCGCTTGGGCCTCACTGAATTGTGGTACCCGTTAGAGCAGGAGCGAGAGCAGAACTTGGGATTCTTGGTTTCGACGCCGCAGCGCGTGCAATTCATGGAGCCAGTGGGGGGAATCGAACCCGGCCATTTCCTCGTTACGACGGAGGCGTGATACCACTACACTACACTGGCATGTTACCTGTAAGAACACCCCGATTAACGCTGGTGTTCCGACGGAGACGTGCTAGCCATTAACACTACGCAGGCATGGAGCCCCCAGGGAGAATCGAACTCACCTCTTGTAGCGTACCATGCTACCGTGCTATCCATTACCACTATGGAGGCCTGACAGTGATTGAGGCTCACTGTGGGCCTGAGAACTCTCCTACCCATGGCCTTGGGTCGCCTGATTTACCTAATATCCGACTTGACGGTACTTCCCCGCCCTTTTTCAGGCAAGCGCACGGATGGAACGAACACCCGCAGGGCCGAGCACAGAGGTCGGACTGTCCTCACCCTACAGATGTCTTAGCATCCCTGCACTGAACGGACTGGGAGCACAACCCGTTCCTGATTGCCCCGAAGGGCTCTCATCGTTCTCCGCAGAGGAATCGAACCCCTAGCTTCTGGGCCAAAACCAGACGTGTTTCCGTTACACCATCGGAGAATAGTGGAGTCGCGGGGAATCGAACCCCGATCTTCTGGTTGCAAACCAGAGGTAATGGCCCTTATACGACGACCCCAATTGGTGCACCTACGAGGAATCGAACCTCGGTCAGTCGGGTGTAAGCCGACCGCTCTCCCATTAAGCTATAGGTGCTCGGTGCGGGCACCAGGGATTGAACCTGGGTCACGCAGATATAAGCTGCGTGGGGGCAACCAGCCCCCCCTACCCGCTAGATTCGACCACAGTGGGGGCGGTGGGATTCGAACCCACAACGGTCTTTCGACGCCGAGTTAAAAGCTCGGTCCCTTCAGCCATTCGGTCACACCCCCAGAAGGCCATAAGATCTGGCCCATTTGCGAACAGCATTATCGCTGACGCCGTACTTGCTAGCAATAGCCACCCATGACATTGATGCAATCTCCTGCCTGAGAACTTCAGGAGAAGGTCTTTCAACCTTCCGGCTAGCTATCCTAGCACATCTATCTGAACAATACAACTTGTTCTTCGTTGCCGTACCACACCGCATGCAATCAACAGTGGGTGCTGAGTGCTTCTCTTTGTGTTGATCGACACTAAGCACTTCTAAGTTGTCCAGAGCATTGTTTGTGCGATCTTCGTCAATGTGGTGGACATGTTCATCTTCAAGAAGTGGTCGACCGAGTGCTTGCTCCAAAGGAATCGAACCCTCGCTACACTTGGGTCAGAACCAAGCTGGCAAACCAGCATGCCACCCCCGTATGGTGGTTCCGGCCGGAATCGAACCGGCAACCCCCGTCGGGGCGACATCCATGTATCTGACTACAGAAATCGGGTGCTAGGGCGGGCTTTCCCCCGCAATCCTTTCGGACCACCCGTAGTGGGCATACTCGGATTCGAACCGAGAATCCTGGAAGTTTGAGTTCCAGTGCTTTGCCAGTTAGCACATATGCCCTAAGTTTCTCTTGCTATTCTTCCAAGTAGGCGTTTGAGCGTGACATGCGCTGTCTGGGTGGAAGCCAGGTGCTCTGCCAATTGGGCTAGACAGACATGGTGCCGGAGGAGGGATTCGAACCCCCTAAGCTCAAAAGCAACTGATTTACAGTCAGCCCCAACTCACCGTCGTTGGCGCTCCGGCGTGGAGCGATAGGTACGATGGTGTGCCACATCCATGGTTCGATGTAGCGGTTAGCCCACTGCTTGTGCAGACCCAAAGGCTTGCCCTTGTCGTCAAGCGGGCCGAGCTGTGATAGCTCTCGCACACCCTCAACGCAGGCATCCCTCATGCGCAGGATGATCTCCTCAGCCTTGGCACGATCCTCGTCGGTCATGGGCGTTACCGCCTGCATGCCCGGTTGGTTATACCTATAGTCCACCGGCAAGGCTGGATCATCTTCGATCCTGCTTAGCTGCTTCCACGTTGGGATGGCTCGACTAGATGCCGAGTTTCGAAGCCACTCTGACCAGACTGAGTTACACCCCCGTGGCGCTCTATCCGGGACTCGAACCCGATTCTCAAGCTTGACAAGCTTGGGTGGTAACCCATACACCAATAGAGCAGGTGCCCCCTCTCCCCTTGCTAGCAGGAGATGACTTAGGAGGACTTTTAGGTCAGTCTGGTTTCCGGTACCCTGACGAGGATCAGTCGACAAGGCTGCCTAGCAGCGCTACTGGGACAGGCGCGTTACCTGCCATCACCGGCACACCCCTGACTTTTGGGTGCTTCGCTCTTGTAGAAGTGGACGGGTTGGACGTTGGCGTCTCAGCCACAAGAGTACGTCGCCCCATTACCGCTGAGTCGACCCGTCATAGATCTATCAATCTAGCCTTTCCACAAGAAGTCGGGGAAGGGCTTGAAGGTCTTGTCTTCTAAGCTATCTAGACTCCAGATCCCTTGTGGTGGGGTTAGACCCGTTCGATTGAGGCGCTCATTGACTGCCTCATTGAATGCCTCCTTGTTCCAGTAGACACCGCTGTCGCCAGAGTACGAAAACTCTGACAGACGTATGTGTTGACCGGGGTGAGGAACAGCTTCTTCAAGGGAAGCCCTCTGGTCGAACTTGAACTTGAGTTCAATTGTCCCGGAGAGATCCACGGCTGTCACAGCTTGAGTCCCATCCTCCAAAGTTTCAACCTTCGTCACCCAGAGGGTGCCGGGAGCGTATACCATCGTAGACATGGGGGGCATCTTAACACCCCTAACTACAGAAGCTCTGGGACCAGGATTCGAACCCGGAACTTTCGGGTAACAACCGAACGCGTTCGCCATTTACGCCATCCCAGAATGGTTCCGGTCTCTCCCGGATGTCAAACCACTTACGCAGGTTTCGCCTCGTGGTTCCTCTCAGATTCGAACTGAAGCCTCTGGGTCTTCACGCCAGCGTGCCATTCCAACTACACCAAAGAACCATGGTACTCCTGGGGGGAGTCGAACCCCCACACCCGAAGGCAACTGAGTTTGAATCAGCCGCGTCTGCCAATTCCGCCACAGGAGCATGACTGAAGCGCCCTTGCCCAGAGTCGAACTGGGTCAACTTGCTTAGGAGGCAAATGTCGGTATCCCACCGCAAGGGCAGTTGTTTAGCACCCCCACGGGGATTCGAACCCCGTTCTCGGACTTGAAAGGACCACGTCTTAACCCATAGACCATGGGGGCAAGTTTGTGTGGTCCGGTTTTCAGAGCCACACTAGTGGGTGTGAGAGGATTTGAACCTCCACCAATCGGGTAAGAGCCGATCATGCTAGCCGTTAACACCACACACCCATGAGTTGACCGCATAAAGTGCACTTGCGGCCAACTTATCATCGCGTAGGGCATTTGAGCCCCCCACTCGGCTCCGGCTGTCTATTCGCTGTTCCTCAGCAGCTAGCCGCCCTAACCCCTAGGAGGATGAATCCTGTGGGAGGGGAGGATTTTCTTGCGTCGGCATGGAGAGAGTTGAACTCCCATTTCGACCTTATCAGAGTCGCGTCTTAAACCGTTGGACCACATGCCGTAGTGTCGGATTGGGATGACTTTCCCTCAAGAAGTCCGACAGCTCCTTTGTGGGGGTGAGAGGATTCGAACCTCCTGAAGCCTTTCGGGCCAGCAGGGTTACAGCCTGCCCCAACTCTCCAACGTTGGCGCACCCTCATAGGTGCGCGGATTCTCTCTGGATACCGCGTAGGTCACACAACTTTGCCATGTGTCGGCTCCGATACTCTATCGGTAGTACCTGGCCCAACTTGCGAAGAAGGTCAGGATGGAGGTTCCGTGCCGGTGGGAAGGAGTGTACGTCCTGCCCATTCGCTCCGACTCTAGTTCCCCTTTTCGGGGCGCTACCCCGACATCGAGTCCAATTTCTGTCGACTTACTCCAGGCTTGGACTAGGCCTAGAACTGGATCATGGCACCCGATGGGAGAGTCGAACTCCCGCTTCTTGACTGAGAATCAAGCGTCACTACCGCTAGACCAATCGGGCATGCGAGGGAGTGTCACCTCCCCCGTTGCAGAAGTTGTCTCTCTTCTCTTGCCTGATTGGATATGGTCCAGTCAGGAGGACCCTTCACCCACATCAAAGTCGGGTGTCAACGCTTTCGCGACCACTTACTTCTAGACAGCCTAAAGGCTGCTTGGCAGGCCCACCAAGATTCGAACTCGGACTTTCGGGTTTGGAAGCCGACGTGCTAGCCGTTAACACTATGGGCCAATGTTGATTGAATCTGTCTGCGCTTACTGTAGCGCACACTTCTTCATTTGTCAAGTCTGTGTTTGAAGTCACAGCGAGGGAGAGGTCCAGGTGGCCTGGAGTCCGCTTCTACCTACCTAGGTTCGCTGCTTCAAACGTTGATTCAGCTACCCTGGGCGGGAGCAAACTCTTGGGCAATCAACCAATTGCCTGGGAGTGAGCGCGACGTCGCCACCAGCTCGGAGCGCTTATAGGCTCTCAGTGTGGATTTCGTCGCCATGTCAAAAACTATAGCACACCCATCTACGCAAGTCAAAACGCTTGGCTACAGTCCGTGTTTTCCGGGCCACTTCGTCTACTAGAATTGAGATCATGTTGAACTTTCTAGCCACCGCGACAGATGGGATCACTCTGGATTCAGCCCTGACGGCTTTGAACTTAGGGCTGGCAGGCATCGGCCTGCTTGCTTTCACTAGAGGATGGATCGTTCCAGGAAAGACCTATGAGGAATCTCTCCGCAGGGAGGCTGAATCTCGGGCCGAGATAACTGAACTCAACAAAGCGATGAACGACAAGTTTCTGCCTGAACTCCAAAAGGCTAGAGCTGTCCAGATCGCTTTAGGCAAACTAGTGGACCGAGTGGCAGCCTTCGTGGAGAAGGAGGAATCCCGTGAGTCTTGAAGTTGAGAGACTAGATCGAGCTACGGCCCTGCATTCGGAAAGCAACGCCATGCTCATCGCCAAAATCAAGACACTGCTGTCAAGACTCCAGGAGCCAGCTCAGGCATCTTCAACCCGGAGTCAGCGATAAACCTAGACGGATCAACCTTCACTCCCTTGTCGTTGACGGATGGCACTCCAATCTTCAACGTATCTTGGGCACGAGTGAAGGCAACGTAGGCTGCTCTACGCTCCGAAAGGTAACTCCCCTCCTTCTTAGCCATGATGTGAGGGAGGGAATCGTCATGCATGTTCGACAGCCACACCACGGGCCACTCGGATCCCTTGCTGGCGTGGATGGTGCAGATCTGGGTAGCATCCTTGGACTCAATCTGAAGACGTGAACACTCGTCAGTGAAATCAATCAGATCCTTGATGGATGAGAACCTTCCGGCAACCTCCAGCAAAGTTTCGATGTTCTCGATCCTGCTGGAGTCAGCGTCATCCTCGATCCCGTTCGTCTTTCGGAGCCAGTCAATGTACCCTGTGGAATTAAGGACCATACTGATGGCTGACCTGGGGCTGATAGGAGTTCCCCCTGCTTCCCTCAAGGAGATGAGCAGGTCGGAAAGGTCCACTGCTGCCTGGCGCTGCTTGGGGAACAGCTTCTTTCCAGGGTACGAATCAGTGAACCTGATGGCCTGAATGACATCATCGTTGTACTTTTGGGCATTCCCTCGAACAGCGTCAACAAAGGCCCCACCGAGAAATCTGGTCGGACGATTGATGATCTTCGACAAGTAATCCCATCGCTCGTCACCGGCCCCGTTCGCCAGGCGGAGGTAAGCCATGATATCCCCAACCTCCATGCGGTCGAAGAACCCTCCACCCTTGCACCAGTAAGGCAACCCCGCTGCCACGAAGGCAGTCTCAAGGTCTGCTGACTGAGCATTGGTGCGAGTCAGGACGGCCACATCACCACCCCTGAGGCCAGACTCCCTCATGGAGAGAACGTCACTAGCGATGTAGTGGGCCTGGTCCAGCGAGTCAATAAACGAGTGTACTTCGATGGACCCCCCCTGACCTCTCACGGAAACCTGATCCTTCATGCCGAGGCCAGAGATCAACTTGTTGGCCACGTCAACGACGGGCTTCACGCTCCGATAGTTGTTGACGAGATCAACACGAAGCGCACCCTTGTACCTTCCCATGAAGTTCTCAAAAGCCTCAGGGGAAGCGCCCCTGAACTCGTAGAGCGACTGCCGAAGGTCTCCCACGACGGTCAAGTTGGGGCTCTCCGACGGGGGTGCGAGCATCTCAAGAAGCCCCCACTGCAAAGAGTTGGAATCCTGGCACTCGTCCACCAAGAAGGCTTTCCAGGTCCCCTTGGCGAGAGCCAGGGCCTCAGGGGAGGACTTCAGTAGATCGTAACCCTTCAGGAGCATATCATCGAAATCGATGAGGTTCTCAGTCCCCAGGGCCTTCTCGTACATCGGGTACACCTTCGCAGCAGCGTAGATGTCAGAATCCCGCGGGGCAGAGTCGACAGTCTCCTGGATCTCAGGGTCATAATGGTGGATGCCAGAATTCTTCCAACGCCCAATCCACCCCAAAACCTTGCCCACGTCAGCGTTCAAGTTGAGAGCATCCGGAGTCTTCCTGCTCGCAGGTCCAAGGAAATCCTGAACTACCTGCTTCCTCTTGTATTCCTTCGCCAATCCAGGGAGTTGCTGACCTCTGGCCTCCATCCATCGGTTCATGAATCGGAACATCAGCGAGTGAAAGGTCGAGATGACGAGATCATCTGAGTTCACAAGTGGCTGCACTCGCTCACTCATCTCCTTAGCGGCCTGTCGAGTGAAGGCAGCGACGAACATCTCAGAAGGGTTGACACCGTTCTCGACCTGATAGGCAATCCTGGATACGATGATTCGGGTCTTCCCGGAGCCAGCCCCAGCCATGACAGCGAGCGGCTCGAAGGGAGCCGTCACGGCCTTCTTCTGTTCAGGGTCAAGTCCATCCAGGTAGTTCGTCATGAGGACGACGATACAGCATCCATCTCCGCCTGTCAAGCGAAGACCCAAAATATAGACTCGGGATCATGCTCAGCGACAAGGACATCAAGTACATGAAGTGGTCACTCCAGGGGGCCGACCTCTTCTCCACCTGCTCGAAGGCCCAGTACCTCGCCATCATCCTTGACACCCACGGAAGGGTTGTCGGCACAGGGTACAACGGTGTGCCTTCAGGTATGAAACACTGCGTTGACGGTGGATGCCCCCGAGTCGTCAACAACGTCCCATCTGGAACCCCATACGACTACGGCCCAGGGCTCTGCTACGCCATCCACGCTGAAGCTAACGCTATCCTTCACTCAGATCGAACAGCGAGACTGGACGGAACCATCTACGTTGGTGGGGTTCCGTGTTTCGGATGTGCCAAGCAGATCGCTAGCTCTGGGCTAGGTAGGCTCGTCTACCTCCAGAACGAGGCCTCAAGGACGGACGCTTCTCAATCCTTGGAGCTGATAGCTTCCGTGGGGATCGAAGTAGCTGGGGTGGACCCCACCCTCCTCAAAGAATAAGTTCGACCCGTTTGCGTTGCTTGCCCTTGATCCCAGTAAGGACCTCGAAGGCCCCCGATATGGCGTCACAGTTGTGTACGACTAACCCGTTGGCCGTGTATTCGTTCACGTCAGCGACTCTGAGATTGTAAACTGTTTGCGTTGGGGCGGCTTCAACTGAAATAACAGGCCATACAACTCCAGCTTCAACACGCTTGCCGTCCTCTTGTCCTCTCGCCTCGAATTCAACGCGTGGATGTAGCGGTTTAGACGGCCATCTCGAACTCAATTCTTCAACTAGATCTACAGCCTGAGAACGTGAAATCCTCACAGTCCATTGGGGTCTGCCTTGATATTCAACCCTGCCCAAAGTGGGGTTGTATCCAAGATGGAAAAGGATCTCTCGAACCTGATAGATCAATTGCCTGTTGGCAAGACTCATCCCGAGGTCTCCACGCTCATCAATGTGCCCATCTTCGAGGAAAATTTCAAGAACAAGCTGTCTGAGTAGGTTGTCGCCCCAGTTGAACCATTCCGATGGGATGCTCTTGTTTTTGCCTACTCCAACTCTATTTTTCAAAGAAGATGGTGTGAATTCTCTGAGATCAGTAGTAGCCGCACCGCTTTCGGTTCGACTCGGCCAGGAATTACACAAGCCTCGCTGCTCGCCCGACTCGACCATCTCTTGAACTGTTTCCCATCCGACCTCTTCCCAATACCTTTGAAGCCTCGGACGCTCTGCATGCTTACGATATTCACGCTTCTTTGCAAAAGTCAGTAGCGGATGATTTGGTGTTACAACGAGTGCCTCGTTTCCTCCGACTCGGAGCTTCACTGTTGGGGCTTCCCTTTCAAAAGTTTCGAGAACTTCCTTGAATCCAAACCTTGTCCACACCATATCACCAACGCTGACATCTTGAATTTCCACATACCCACGATCGGTACGCACTAGCGTCCCGGCACCAAAACACTGGTCATCGTGGATGGAGGACTTCTTAGAAGCTAGCGGATCGAAAGCCATCACCTCGTCCAAGAAGGCCGTCACCCAATCCCCTCTCACCAAGAAGATTTCCTTGCGCTTGGCCTTGGCTGCCCAGTTGTTCACCCTCTTGCCCTTGTCGGCAGTGATGGAGTTGCCGTCAAAGTCGAAGCCGAGAAGAACGTTCCTAGCGTAGTGCGATATCTGAGAGAGGCCAGCCTGACCTGGGTCCTTTTCCATCCTAATCTTGACGTGGTTGCCGTCTTCCCATGCTGTTTGCAGGACTCGACGTTCGACATCAGCAGGCCCAGCCCTAAAACGCCTCATGTCCAAAATGAACATGTAGCCATCCACGATAGCCACCTTGGCTCCAGCGGTCCAGTCAGGGTCGGGGTTGGAATCGGATGGGGCTGAGCCTGCCAAATCCCAATACCTGACGCAGTTCATGAAAGCTTCAGCCGGGACATCCTCGGGGGCGATAATCGGGAAGTCGTCACGGTCAAAGAGGTTGCCTGTCTCCTCCGCGTACCAGTCACCGAACTTCAGCCTGGCTCTATCCACGCTCGAAAGACGGTCAAGGGCCTCCCCGTATGACTCGATGTCAACGTAAGGATTCTCCTCGAACCCGCAAGGGATGAAAAGCCTCTTACTGTCTTTGTGCTTACCTTCTTCAATGAAGTAACGTCTCACCCAGTTTGGAGCAGGGTTGGTGGCAGACCTTGCCCTCAAGGGTACCTTAGCCAAGGGGGACCCAGAAGCAGCAGAGGGGCGACGGATACGAGAGATCAGATACCTGTAGTGGTTCTCTCTGATCTCGGTTAACTCATCGAACCCACAGTTTGCAGAAACAATCCCACCTTTGATGATATAGTGGGAACATGAATCAACTGTCAGGTCCCGAGTATCCACCTCACCCACTGGGGCCATTTCACAAACAGCGGAATACACGTCCTGAAGTGACGAGGTACAAATTTCCGACGTATAGGGGTGGACATACGATATGCCGCCCATCGGGATACATAGCGGAATACTGCCCCGACCACCCTCATTGCAACAAAATTGGTCAGGTTGCCCAGCATCGCCTCGTGATGGAGGGAGGCCTCGGTCGTCTGCTCTTGCCGGGAGAAATTGTCCACCATCGAAACCGGGACAAGAAGGACAACCGTCTAAGCAATCTCTCCCTTGAGACGCCTCAGACTCACGCCAAGGAGCACTATCCTGAGTCCTTGATGGCGGGGGTGTATGGGAAGGCTGACCTGAATGAAGGGCAGGTCCGTACAGCGCTAGCGGGGCGAACGACACGAGAAGCCGCTGACTTGTTAGGAGTGCATCCTCAGACGTTGAGAAATAGGTTCGATCACTTGCTTCAGAAACGACGCAGCCCTGGTGAACCGCTGCCCCTTGAGTTGCAATGGAAGCTGCGGGAGATGGCCCTTGATCCCGGCATGAGCCAATCTCGTGCTTGCCGTGAACTTGGAGTGTCGCCTGGAACCCTGAAGACGTGGTACCGCTCTCTAGGTTTGTCTTGGCAGCGAGCGAAGTCGGGGCCACCCAGCACCCGTCGGTAGACAGCATGCGATGCCCTTCACCGACCACTACTGAGGAACCGTTAGGAGTGGTGACCTTCCAAGCTGGCTTCATTCCGGGGCTATGGGTTCTCGTCACCTTCCTAGCCCCTTGAAGTGTCTGAACCTCGTCACCCACTTCAATATCTTCAATGGGACGCCACGACCCGTCCGCCATGAGGACAGGGGTCGACTTCTCGACGCAATACTGAACCTCCATGCCCTTGTACCTGAGGTGGTCATCAGGGCCATCCAGATATCCGAAAGAGAGCGTGGCTCCCGACGGGAACACAGCGGTATTCGACTGCTTCAACCAGCGAACTTCTGGGTACTCGGAAAGCCACTCCCTGGCCCTATCCATGATGGCTCCGGGGAGGGCCAGGTCAGCGAAGGTGTTACGGAAGATGATGGCAGCGTAACCTGGAACGTCGCAATTGTGCGTCGGAACCATATTCTCTCCAACAAGGAAGAGGTGGTCTTCTGAGCCAACAGTGAGGCACTGAACAAGCCTGGATTCGTTCAGTCTTTCGACCTTGGAAACGATCCATCGCTTCTGCATTCGGGTGTTGGTCCGCTTTCGCTCCACGCTCTGCTTTTGCTTGGCCTTCTTTCTGGTCAGCCTGAACACATACTCGTCGGCCGGGAAGGAGACTAGCCATCCGAACTTTTGCTCTCCGGATGGAGTCGTGTGCCATTGCTTGGAACGAGTAGCATGCCACCCAAAGGAGCTGACTAGCTCTACTACGGCTTCCACCAGCAATCGGTTAGTGCTGAAGAATATTGGAGTACCCCAATGAGCATCCGTCGTCCCGTCGGCATCCATAAGGCCTTGCAGGAGAGCCAACCTCTGCCCCTTCGAGGCCCGAAAGTAGGCTTGAGGTACATGCTTGTCTATCAGTACGCCAGCCCTTTTCAGATTAGTTCTAAGCCCAAGGTCATGCCAGTGATGCTCTCCATCGCGTGCTATCTCGTACCCTACTCCCCTGAGGGCTTCCTCTACCTCTCTGTCAATGCCAACCGCACCCCCGTCACCCCATGACCTATCTCCAAGCCAGACCACAAGCCAGACCCCAAGCAAATATGGGTCCACTGGAAGTTCGATTTCAGGCAGATCAAGAGGCTTGGAGTCCAAGATGCTCCATTGTGCTGCGGGCTTACGCCCGCGGGACGTCCTCTGGGTACGGAACATTTCAGCAGTAGACACTGTTCTCGTGGGGAGGTGTTCTCCCCCGTCTGGCGACATCCTGTCGGCTAATGTCTCTGCTGCCCAAAGGTGCTTACCATCGGCAACTATAGAGTATCCTTCATTGAAGTACATCTCGTAGAGATCAGAGGACCACTCAGGCTGCGTTTTGGCCAGGACGGGCACCGGAACACCGTTCTGGTCAAACACCATGTCACCTACTTCAAGCTTCCCTATGGTGGACCAGCCTTCCGGGGTAGGGACGGGGGTGTCCACGTCCAGCGGGTACTGCAACGCTGCCATTAAAAGGGCGTCCGAGTTGTGGGTTACGATGAAGGAGCGTCCAATGCGAAAAAGTCCGCGCGGGTTGGCAACCTGAATGCATTGCATGGGAACCCGGTCGACTTGTTCGATGGATTCAATGGCCCTGTATTCGGTGCGGTTGAGACGCGAGTTGAAGTTGCATGCCTTCCAACGTTCGCGCTTGTAGGGGAGCCGGAAGAAGCATTCGGAGCTTTGAGATAGCTGGAATCGCCAGGCTTTGCCTTCGAACCCGGGGATCTGATTTGTCGTCTTCTTGAACTGAACTTTGCTGGTTTTGAACCCCATGGACCATAGAAGGGACCAGAGTTCGCGGCACATGTCTTCGGTAGCGAGACACATTTCCATGCGGCCACGCTTCTCGTCAATGTACCCGTCTGTGTCGAAGAACCCGGAGATGAGGGCTTGCTTGTCGGTGTGGGAGGTGAGGATGACCCATTCGGGGATGTGCTTGTTACCGATGAAGCCTTCCCTTTTCAGGATGTCCTTGAGGGTCTCCCCCTTCTTGTTGGTCAAGGCCAGGATGTGCAGATCCTCAGTAAGGGAGTTCTTGGGGCCGGGCTTTCTATGTTCAGCGACCCTGATGGTCCACCCGTCAAGCTCCAGCTCCCTTGACATCTCCTCAGCGTCACGCTGGCGGGAGGCCACATAGCCCGTCCGGGCGCACCCGTCACCCAGCCACACGCCAAGGGTGTAAGGAGGGATGTCGGACTTCCAGTCGCCCACCCCGTTCAAAGCGGCCCCGTTAGGAATCGAGACACGCTTACGCTCAGACTTCTGAAGTTCGATAATCTCCCCTGTTGTGAGCACTGTCGTGTGGTCCCAGATGGAGGGCCGCACGTAGGCGTCACGGGCCTCCTGAGCGCGCCTAGAGTTACTCAGGGCGGCTGCCTCAGAGGTCCCCTTGGCGCGACCGTCGAAAGCTCCTGCTAGTTCGCGTTCCTCTTCGCTGCGTCCACGCGATTCACGCTTGGCGCGACGTTCAGCTTTCCACGCGGGGTCGGTGCGTTGGTAGGCTCCGCGCTGGTTTTCGTTAGCGACGTTCCAACGGTGACGTACTCCAGCGATGATTTCTTCACCGCCTTCGATTGTGAGTTTGTAGGTGTCATCGTACAGGATTTCGCTTTTGGCGAGAACTTCTGTGGGTTCCCCGTTCTCGTCAAAAACGAACTCCCCGACCTTCAGATCCCCGATCGTGGTCCAGCCTGTGGTAGTTAGGACTTTGTGACGAATGTCACACTCCTTTCCGCCTGATGCCGCTCCACCGAATAGAACTTCTAGTGCGTCGGTGCGCAAGAAGGCTTTCTGCTTAGGGTGTGGCTCGTGGGGTGAGTAAAGGGGTGGCTTGGGTTCCAGGAAGTCGCGGACTTTCTGCCAGTCAACATCCTTGGGGGTCTCGTCAGGCATGGTGTCTACATTGTATCAGATCAATGTTAGTTGATCTGAAGGGATCTCGTAAGCACGCTCATTGTTCATGATGCGGTCCATCTTCTCCCCCCACGCGCTTCTTGGTCCAGGGTGAAGCAATCCGTCGTGAATGTCATCCAAAACGGTCCTACCCTTGGGTGGGCCTTGAACCCTTCCGTCACCAAGCATCGGAAGACGATCCCTACAATGAGCATCTACTACCGTCCACTTGTTCCTGGCTAGCGGCCAGTGAGCCCCGCTGGACACGGCTGCCCTGTAGTCGTTCCACGCTGACAGGTACGAGAACCGAAGGTGCACCATACTGTGGCACCTTACACAAAGGAAGATTGCTCCAGTGATGGGTTCGCTGTAGTCTTCCAGGTGGGCGATGATCTCCCCTGGAACGTCCCCATACACCCCGCAGGCCGTGCAGTTGAGTGGGCGAACAAGGAACCCCCGCTTATACGCCCAGGTTTGGATGCGTCCACCCTTGTTGCGTTCTTCTCCGGTAAACCCGTTGTAGTCAGACATCCTTCACTCTCAAGTAAGCACAACCCTTTAGGGTCTCATCTACATAGTATCGCGACTCTAGGCAACGAATCTCGGTGGCCGTATCAGGTACGGGATGCACAGACCTGCCTTGGTCTGCCCGACCCTCGATCCAGATCTCCTTGATTCCCGCCTCGGCCACGGCAGCAGACCAAATCCTTGACCACTCCCAGTCCACTGTCTGATCTGGCGTATTGCCAAACAACTCACTGATGCATCTGCGGGCCACGATACCCGTAGCCTTACGCTCCTTGATGAGGTTGACGAAAGCCGGTAGGGTTCTACGTTCAATGAACATCTGGAAAAACTCCATCTCCACCCCAAACTTCTTGGCCCGGACGATGTTCTTCTCTAGAAGTTCGACCCCCACAACGTCGATTCCAGTTTTCTCTGAAATTCGAGTACCCAGCAGTCCGGTGGCGCAACACATATCGATCACGCTGTCGGCCTCAAAGGTCTGCATGAACAACGTGAAGATGTTGTCATGGATGCGCGGAAACTTTCCTTCATCTCTCCATGCAGCAAGGTATGATTCATCGTTGTATCTAATGCCCATCAGTTGATCCCTTCCACTCCGCGAGACAGCAAGAAGTCCTTGAACACTTCATTCTGAAGGAGCGGTCTATGCACCTGAATGAGCTGCACCCCTGGCCAAGGATTCGCTTCGATGATCTTGGGTCCAGAGTCAGTTATCATGACGTCCCACCCGCAATACAAAAGCCCTGGACGCAACAAGTCGTGGGCGGTCGCCAGCATGCCGAGCGTCTCCTGCCAATACGGCAGCTCTACACCTTCTATCTTGGTCCCTCTTTCAGGGTGGACGAGCCAGTCCTTCTTATCGAAGAGAACTGGGATGCGCTTGGAACCACCACCTTCGCGGCCGTCCATAGGGGAGAAGTCCTCCCTGGTCCCCTTGAGGACTCCATCCTCAACCCACGTGGTGATGCCACCCAGGGACCAGTTGTCCTTGAATCCCGAGAAAAAGGTGCCCCACTTGTGTACAGCGGCAGCTGCATGCATCTCTCCTTCGTGCCAGAAAGTCAAGATCCGAAGTCCGTTGGCAGAATGGGGCCAAATTGCTCTAGCGTACTCTCCCTGCTCACACATTTCCGTGACGATGTAGTCGACTGACTCCTCTTCGGAGTCCCTCATGTAAGTGAGGAATGAGCCTCGATCTAGGCCAGAAGAGAATCCCGCCACCCCCATTCCTTGAGACCCGCTAGCGGGCTTGACTACAACCGGGTTAGTTAGCCCCTCCAAGTCTCCCTCGTAGGCCCCATCCGTGAAGACCCCCAAAGTCCTGATACAGAAGCCTTCAGGGAGCACGGATGGAAGTCCTCGCTTGTCATTGAAGAACTCAGCGTTGGAGTTGACGCAATCGTCAGCGCTTTGGGTAGAGAAGTCCGAAAGGTAGTCCTCCAGGGGTGCATCCTTGTAGAGGTGGTGGCTCCACTGGTAGAAGTGGTCCAGGTTAACTGTTGTCCTCTTGGCTACGCTCAAACTCAAGTCGCTCCTCCTTTGAGAGATTCCTGGTCTCAATGGGCTTCCAGGCCTTGGAATAATTCCAGTTCTGGAGGTCCCTACTCTTCAGTAGGGAGCGATCATACAGCAGTTGAACTTCACCTGGCGTCATCCCCATCTTCTGGATCAGTTCATCTGGAGTGGCGTCATGAACGTCAATCAACTCTTGCACAAGGTCACTCATCCTCAAAGCGGCATGGGTGCCCTTGGCTCGATTGATCCTAACGGTCATCATCATGGCCTCCCTGTCGGGGAGGTCCAAGGCCACAAAGGGAACCTCACCCTCATAGCGATCCAGGAGCCCTGGATGGGTCTTGGCCAGGTGAGTTCGGTGAAATCCATCAATGATCAGCATGTCCTTGTTTCCGATGATGGGGTGGACCCATCCGGTGGACAGTATCGACTCCGCCAGGAGATCAAGTTCCTTGTTGAAAACCACGTTAGGGTTCCAGTGGTTCGAACGAAGCTTGAAGGCATCCACGGACTGGACGTGGAAAATCGGATCATTCTGTAGCATTCTTGGTTCCTTTGTGAGCCTTGCTGTCAACGTACACGCCCGCCATCCTCTGTTTTATGGTGCCGAAAGCAATATTTCTCAACAGTAGGTCGATTGGATAGTTCTCTGGATCCTTCTGGTGCCTCATCTTCCACAGCTTGACGCTCTCAAAGGCTAGCTGTTGGTTAGCTTCCGGTACATTCTCCTTGATGTACCTCATGACCCCGTTGAACCCCTTGCCCTTGTAATCCCTGATGATGGCGTCCTGATCGAAGTCATCCCAGTATCGGGACTGGTCGAGCATGTCAGGGAAGACCTCTACGATGGACTGATAGAACTCTGGCTCAATGCTTGCTAAGGCCTTGAACTTCTTGGCTGCCACAACATGCAGGGCTGTGGAGACTCTAAGTCCTATTCCCGCTATGTCCTGTGCTTCGTAGACCGGGCACCAGTCTTCCCCGCAGTCGTATATGTACTTGAGTACATCATTCTGCTCCCAGTCATACAGGGGCTTGCAAAGCTTCACCCTGGAGCGAGTGTTGTGCTCAATCGAAGAGATGTAGTTCTCGTTCAACTTTTGAGTGACGGAGCGAAACCTGACAAGACTTTCGGAGGCTCTCACCCCTGTCATGAAGGCGACCTTGCCCGCTGGGAACAGGTAGTTGGCGATCAAGTCATCAACAGAGTTCTGGTCAGAGGCAACATCAAGGCCCACCATCTCTCCGGTGATCGCCCACTCTGGCATTTCCCCCACCCATTCCCGGTCTGGGTCCCATTCCGTGTACCGTTGCTTTTCCCCCAGGACGAACTTGGAGTTAGCCATGGGAAGACAAAACCAGTGAAGGTCACACCAGTCTTCCTCGGTCCTGAACTTGTTCACGAACTCAAGGACGGAAGGATTGATGACTTCCTCGTGGCGGAAGGCCACCTTGACTGGCCCAAGGTCATTCTTCTCGTGAAACTCCTTGACCATCAAGAGCAGAGCAAGAGAGTCCTTGCCCCCGGAGAACATGACAGCACAATGGTCGAACACATCGTAGATGTGTGCCACTCTCTCCTTGGCTGCCTCGACAACATCTATGTCTAGGTACTTCTTCGCTCTAGGCACCGCTGTAGTCCGTGTTTTCGTAGAGCCCCTTGTCGATCCAGTGCGGGCGGAACGTGTCCCCTCGCTCGTAAACGTTCATAGGGACAGACACCCTGAAATCCCCCGGAGCCCCATCGGGCACCCTGTGTAGCATCTTATGGCCCTCAAAGACCGCCAAGTGTCCAGGTATCGGATCGACATCAACGTAAGTCCCGTTGATTTCGATTTGAAGAGGGCTGCCATTCGAGACAAACACCAGCATGCTCATGGGGTTTGTGTCGTAGTGGAGGCCCTCACGTCCGCCCTCTTCGTAAACTCTGACGTTCACTCCAGAAATCTGGTGGGGAGAGGGGACAAGGTCTCTTCCCGAGATGGCCGATGTCACCCTGGCAAGCTCACGGTACTGGTTGATCAGCTCTGGGACTATCTCACAAGAAACAAACCCGTCATACAGCCCATAGTTAGCGTACTCGCCTTGAGACCCAAGAGTATTCCTCTTGATTTCACAATCAGGACGGTTCACTCTCAGGTCCTTGATCCTGTCGATGACGAGCTGACATTCAGCTTCAGTCAATACCGGAGTCTCAAGAATTGCAAACCTGTAGCGATCATACAGGCGCATGCACTCAATAATCGAACCCGTCAACTTCTCTGAGGAAAGCATCTAGTCTCCCTGAAATAGTGTCTTCGTCGGGGAACTGCTTCTTGAGCCAACGTAGAAAGCCGAACCAGCGAGCCTGCTGATCTTCGTTCTCGAAGACCAGCGGGTACTGAATAACCGGAAACTGCTTCCGCTCTTGAGGCTCTTCGGCCGAGTCTTCCTCAACTTCGACCTCTGCCTCCTCTTTGGAGGAGAGATCTGATAGGTCCAACTCAGCTTCCTCAAGCTGAATCCCGTCGATGATCTCTTGGATGTCTACGAGATCATAGCCTGTTGCATCTACAAGCTCCAGGTCGTCTTCGAAGACTGCCACCATCTCAGCTAGAGCTTTATCATCATACTCACCCATGTCGTGAGTGTGGTTGTCCGCTACAGCGAAGGCTGCCGCTGTCTTCTCGTCATCCTTGGACCAAGTGACAGCAATGTGCGTGAACCCCAGCTTTCTCATGGCCTGGAGAGTCGTATTGCCAGCGATGACAATGCCGGTTTCTTCGTCCTCTTCGCGGACGGCCACAACAGGCTTGCGTTGACCGAACTGCTTTACGGACGCCACCACGGCATCCACATTGCCCTTGCGGGGGTTGCCTGGAAGTAGAGAAAGCTTCTCGATGGGGTAAGCCAGGGGGCGAAGATCCTCCTGGATGTAGGATAGATCAGGAGTTTTCATGACTGGATTATACAAAACCCCAGAAAGGGCGAGGTTTGACCCCCGCCCTCCCTGGTCCTTGTGAAAAGTGAATGAAAGGCGTCACTTCACAAGTGTCTGCTGTGCCTTGGCAGCCACTCCAGTAGGCTTCCAGATACCGTAGTACGTCGCCACAGCGATGACAAAATACTCAACGGCTCCTTGTAGCGCCTCTGTTGAGAGCACTCCATTGGAGTTGACGTAGGCTGTCCCTAGTCCTGCCAGGGCTGAAAGAGCCGCCAAAAGGACTGCCTTGACTCCAGAGGAGGTGACTTCCTTGGTGACCAAGCCAACCAGGACGGGAAGGACGACAGCAACAACTAGTTCTACCCATGAAAGATCCATGCGATTCACCTCCCCTCAAGCGGAAACTGAACGGATTCAAGTTCATTCAGGTTTACTGAACCATCTTCAGAGAAGCCGAGAGCCTTCCAGAAAAACTTCATAGCCTTGCCGCGGGAACCATACACCCCCACCTTCAGGCCTCTGTCTCTCAGTTCGGTTGCGGCCTCCCTAGCATAATCATCGTATGTCTCGTACAGGACCCCCACGGACGGAGACTGCTCGAAATTGAGGCCTATCTCCCTCTCCTTCATCAAGTCTCTCTCCACGTCGAAAACCTCGGTCTCGTCGTCCCCTAGCACCAGGATGAATTTGCTCTTCAAGAGAGTGCGTAGGGGGTCAGGTTCAGAACTTCATGAAGGGAGGAGTCGGAGTTGCGCCAGCCCATAGCAACGTGCCTGACTACTTCCCTAGCGTCTAGGACAGCTTCATCCTTGGTAGTGAAGCCACTGGAGGGGTCGACAATCCACCCAGTTATGACGTTACCCTCGATGACATGCTTCATTCGCGGAACATCCAAGAGGAAGACCCTTCCATCCCGCAGTTCTACCTTGTCCACCCCACAGGGAAGGATTGGGTCGCTTGGCGTGTCATCAACCATCGGACTTGAACCTGACCTCTTTAGGAATCTCATTTCCTGCATCTTAGCACTCCGCCCTACGCGTTGACACCTGAAGATTCGTCTGATACAGTGTACGTCATGTCACATGACCTGCAAATCCAAAACGGTAAGGCTAGCTTCGCATACAACCAGCGCGTCGGGGATCCCTGGCACCGGCTGGGAGTCCCGGTGGATGGCAACATGACCATCCCTCAGGCCCTCCAGGCCTCCAGGGCTGACTTCACTGTCGAGAAGCTGCCCCTCTTGGCCAGGGAACCCTCTGGGCTCGTGTATGTTCCTCAGCGGGTCGCCACGGTGGCCACCTACACGGACGGAACAAAGGCTTCCCTCGGTGTAGTCGGAGAGGGCTATCAGGTAGTCCAGAACGAGGCAGCTCTAGAGGTTGCCTACTCGATCGTCGGGGCATCCAACGGGGATGCTCAGGTCGACACGATTGGGGTTCTCAGCGGTGGGGCTCAGCTCTTCTCCTACCTCGCTCTTGATGGTCTCGTCATCGACCCCACCGGGATCAACGATGAGATCGACCGAGGGCTGGTCATCTACTGGAGTCACGATGGGTCAGTTGCCATGACCTACTTGTTCTCCGCCATCCGTGTGGTCTGCCGCAACACCCTCTCCTTGGCTCTAAGCGGAGCGAAGAATGTCTTCAGGGCCAAGCACACGGCTTCCGTGGAGAAGCGGCTAGAGGGCGCTCAGGCCGTCCTGGGGGTATCCACACAGTGGGCCTCGGCCTTCTCCAAGAAGGCTGAGGAGCTTCTCAGGGTCTCCTACACGGAAGACAAGTTCCAGAAACTGCTCACCCAGGTCTTCCCTGAGCCTCACGGTGCGACAGATCGCCAAAAGAGCAACGTCAAGGCAGTCAGGACCCAGGTGCGTGGAATCTTCGCCAACGAGAGGAACTCCAAGAACTACGGTTCGAACGGGTGGAGCATGTACAACTCCATTGTCGAATACCTAGACCACGAACGGGACTCCTCGCAGGAAGACCTGTGGAAGGCAACCATGACCCCCGGTAGCTGGGTGGACAAGAAGAAGATCGAGGCCGCTTCCAGGATTCTGGAACTCGCTTAGACAAATCCAGAGGCGACGGGCTTGTGGGGGACGTTGAAGCTCATCAACTGAGTGTTCGACCTCAACCACAAGTCCTCGACCTGTCCACCGTCACCAACAGCATAATCTGAGGCATCGCACTCGTACTGGTACAACACCCCGTTGATCCAGAACTTCATAGTGAAGCTGAACTGTTCCATTGCTGCTGCCAACTCTTCCATTCTTGATAGCAACTGCCCCTGAGAAGATCCGACAACCCTCACCTTGAAGGTTAGGGTTTGCTGATCCTTCACAGCGTGCGTCAAGGTCTGCCCAGAAACGTATGGGGAGGTGGCGCTGGTCTTCCTGAAGGACACCTCACCTGGCCCAAAGCCATCCCTCTGAATGTAATAACCTGAAGAAGGGGCTACGGCCAAGTCGGCCAAGGAAAGCCAAGACCTCGTGATGGTGCCCTCTGACTGGAAGTCACTCATCTCGTCAGCCTCCTTTGACGCTTCTTGCGCTCAGCGAACCTCAAAGCGTCCTCCATGTTTACACCCTGGATCGGTCCGTTGAAGTTAGTCTGATTCGTTGTGGAGACAGGAACAACCACAGTCTGGGCTGCCTGAGCGTGGGAGGTCCCGAAAGCCCCGCCCCCGACCATGCTAGCCCCAGCGGTCCCGTAGAGGCCACCATTGGCAAACTTTGTCAAAGAGTAACCAAACTGGTTAGCCACCTCAGCGAGGATCGAAGTCGAGCGTGATCTCTTAGAGGAGGCCAGTGGGATGTAGGCTTCCCCTCCAGTCTCTGGCTCGCTCCAAACTCTGATTCCACCCTTGTTAATCTGAGCCGAGTGCTGCTCTATGCCACCGTTAGCGTAAAGGCCAGCAGCCCTCCACATTCTGCGCTCAGTGTCGTACCACTCGGTCCCGAGAGTGAGCCCACGCGGGTGGTAGGCATACTGGAAAACGCCAGGAATCCGAAGAACAGGTTTCCCGTTCTTTACGAACCCAGTGTACCCCTGTACATTATTGTACTTATTGGATCGCTGCATTCCTCCAGGAGTACTAGACTTCGACCCTGAACGCGGGTTGGAAGTTCGAGGTTTGGCTGGCACTCCTCCCCCGCCAGCGCCACCCTGGGGGGCTGTGGCTATCCCGAGAATGTTAGCAACGTCACCCAGACCCAAAGAATCCAAAAGGGCCTTAACTTCTGGGACCTTGGCAGCGATTCCGCTAGTGATAGCCTCCATAATGCCAGCCGTACCCCCAACTGCATTGCCATGAGCCAGGACCATGGCCTCATTGATAGCTTCTGGAATCTTGCCCTGACCAAAGTCCTTGGCGTCCAAAATGGACTTGATTCCGTCTGCGATCTCCTGACCACCAACCTCGCCAGCATTCAGCTCCCTGAACATTGTCACGAGCATGGATTGAAACTCTGGCCCAAGAGATGCAAACTTCTTCAATTGGTCGGTCGTGATACCAGCGTTCGCTACTCCTGCATTTCCAGACAGTCCAACGAGGGCGACCCCGATCTCCGAAACCTGAGTCTTAGCTTCAGCAATGCGTGTCTTTACCTCCTGCCACGTTGGCGACAGGTTAGGGTTCATCTTCTTGACGCTTTCCGTAAGCGCCTCGCTCATCTTATGGAACTGGGATTCGCTGGCTGAAACAAAGGACTCGATAATTGGGAGTCCCTCAGCCCCCAAGGAGGCGAGCTGGGTGATAATTTCGTCAGAAAGAGCCGACCCAACACCATTCTTGGCAAGCCGCTCACGTATGGTCAAAAGTCCATCAGTGAACTTCTTGGCATTGTCTGCTTCAGCTGTCAAACGCTTGAGGAAAGCCCCCGTGGAAGCAGTTACATTGTCATCTGATAGGAAGTCTTCCTTGGCCTTCTTTGCCTTCTCAAGAGAGTCAATCTGGGCATCCAGGCCGTCGATCGTAGCATCAGAGGCACCCTTCTTGATCTTGTCTCTCGTGTCTTTCAAGGAGCTGATGCGCTTCTCAAGGTTATCGTTGTAACTCTTGACTTCAGCCTCGGCAGTCTTGGACGCAGCTTCCTTAGCTTCCTCTTGAACTTTACCGAAGGCGCTGGAGAAGCTAGCGCCATACCCTGAAGCCGCAGCTTCGAAGACGGCATTGATGCTGGACACGATCTTAGTTGGATCTACGATCTCCTGGAGCGCCCCCTTGAACGCATCGTTGATCTTGTTGGCGGATTCGACCATCTCATTAGAGGCGTCCTCGGTCATGCCCGCTGCCTCTTCCATGCTGAAACCAGCACCAAGGGCAGCCTCTCCGACTTCCTTCATGTCTGTCTTGAAGTCCTTGCGGGCGTCCTTGGACTTCTGGTTGTTCACGCTCTCGAAGAAGTCCATGCCCTTGGACTCCGCCATTTTCTGAACCTCAGCAACCCCAAGGCCCGTTTCCTTGGCCAGAATCTTGTAGTTTTCTTGAGCGTTCTTGATGGCCTTGCGCTCTGCTGCCTGCGACTCCTCCAGAGCCTTCTTCTGTTGAGTGGCAGCGTCATTTGTGAAGACGTCAAAGAAAGGATTTGCCTTCTCCCAAAAGCTCTTGTTCTTTGCACTCGTAGCAGACTTTCGTGTGGCCTCGACGGCCTTGATGGCATCCTGGTATCCCTTGATGGCATCCTCGCGGCCCTTGATGGTGCTCTTGTCCACCTTTTCATCAATAAGCTCAGCCCACTGTTGACCCATGGACTTGGCCTCGCTCTGGAACTGCTTGTAGGCCGTGACGACCCCCGCAATGGCGGTAATAGCCATCATGGCACTAGAGGCCATGCCTCCCATGCCTCCACTGAAGGTGGAAACGAATTGCCTAGTGGATGTTCCAGCAGCCTTCATACCGGCAACGGTACTCTTCGTGAATCCCAGTCCTGCCGCCCTGGCATTCTTGTAACCAGCTACCGTCTGCGCTCCGATACCAAGCTTCTTGGGGTCAAAGTCCCCAATGATTCCGCCAGCACCTTCTAGCATGGACCGGGAGATTCTCTGGCTCCCTAGTCCTGATAGACCAGCCTTGAGGTGGGTGACTTCATTAGACACCAGTCCAAATCCCTTGGCGAAGCCGTTGACGGCCATGTTGCCAAGCTTCATGGCGGTGATGAGAGCGATAAGGGGTCCAGCCAACGGGCCTAGGGCCTTCAAGGCGAAGGTGATAGCACCGAAGGCTGCGCCCACGGCCTTAAGGGTGACCAAGAAGGCTCCACCAAGAAAGCCAACGAAGGGCTTCAAGGCCGGGATAGCAAACTCTTTCACGAATTCCTGGATGTTCTTCACTGTGGATGAGAAGGCTGGGCCGATAGTGTCAATAAGGGTAGCGGCAATGGACTTCCCCATTTTGGTAAAGGTCGTGAAGAAACCTGAAACAACATTCTGAGCCTTACTCATGGCGTTGGCGATGGACTCCATCTGCTTCTGCGCCACCTTCTCAGTCATCCCGTAGGACTTCTTCGCTCCATCATAGAAGGCTCTCACGTCCTTGGAGGAGCTGGCGATCCAGGGCAAAAGGGCCGCTACGGACCTGTCCGGGAGCCCGATCTCCTTCAAGGCCTCACGCTGCTGCCTTCCAGACATTCCCTTGAAAGCCTTGTTGAGCTGCTCCTGGATGTCAACGAGGTTGCGGACGTTGCCCTGGGCGTCATAAACTTCAATCCCGTACTTTCTCATGGCTACAGCATTTTCTGTAGCTACCCTCTGGAGATCCCTGAGGGCAATGTAGGCCTGCTGTCCAGCTACCTTGCCCTTGATGCCGATGGCGGCATACATCTCGATGATGGCCGCTCCTTCTTCAACGGAACGCTTTGAAAGGCTGAGCATCGTAGCGAACCTGTTAGTGAAGGACTCGGAAACCTGTTCCACCGTGGCGTTAGAGTCAATAGCAGCCTTAGTGATGACGTCAGCAACGTGCTTCATTTCACGGGCAAACTTCTCAGGGTCATCCCTGAACCTCAACCCTAGAGCTGTCTGGGTATCAAGAAGAATCTCAGTAGCTTCCTCTAGGTCCATAACGCCAGCCTGGGCGAACTCGGCTGCTGTACCGATACTCTTGATGCTCTCCGAGGTGTCGAGACCTGCGGACAAGAGGAAGTAGTAACCCTCTGCCACTTCAGCGGGGCTGAACTTTGTCTGACTTGAGATGAGTCTCGCCTGATCCGCCAAAGCTTTTTCTGTGGCAGCTGAAACCTTAGGTATGATAGCGAGGGACTCAACCATCGCCTTGTCGAATCCGACGACAGCATCTGTGGCGAACTTGAAGGCCTTGGTAACCGAAGTGATCACAGCGTGAATAGCTGAGAATCCAATCAAGGCCCCCACTGCTTCCATCGAAACAGCTTTGATGGTAGCCATGCCCTTGCCTAAGAGGGAAGTCTGGCCAGACATGGCTGCCGTGGCTCTCTCCCCAATCCTCAGGGCTCCCGTGTATCGCTGCTTGGCGTTCAAAGCAGCACTCATGCCTCGTTCTACGTTGCGAATAGACCCAGCGTACTGATCCTGAGCTTGAGCTGCCTGGCGTGCCCCTGGAGCCGTGGATTGGACCGTCTGGTTGAACTGCTTGGTAGCAGATTGAGCGCGCTTCAACCCAGCGATATACTGGCTCGTATTAGCCGAGATGACGACCGAGATATTTCTAACGGCCATAGGGCTTCCCGTTGGTTGAGTTCAAGTTACCTCTTGAGGATTTTACCATCCTGGTCAACCAAGCTATCAGGGAACAAGATGACCCGAACTCCGGGGGGAATGCCGTCTTCTCCGAAGGTGGAAGTGCGATAGGACTCGATTTCAGCACATCCGTGGCACTTGATGCCAACTGGCGTGTATGGTGGATGGTCCATCAGCCTCCCCGTTTCGGGGTCTATCCAGTCGACTTCTCTGGACCCGCACATTTCGCAAACTTCAGCCTTGGCTCTGGTGTAGGCCAGGGCCTTATCCTGGTCGTCTGGATCCCAAGAAAGGAACTCACTGTGAGGTATTCCGAGCGGAGTGCAAAAAGCTAGCTCCTCCCGAAGTTGATCATCTACCCAAATCCTTTTCCCAGGTCGAGGACCTTACGCTCAGCGTTCGCTTGAATGGCTGCCAGGAAAAGGGAGGCAAGCTCAGCTTGGTTCCAGTCCTCGGAATCCCAAATGTCATAGATGTCCTCAGCGGTCATGTCCTCAGGCTCGACAATGGAAGCTGCCATCAGGGCGGGAGGGAAGGTGTCGTCGTTCCACGCTGGCTCAGCTAGACCCTGAGTCAGGGCATCGTCCTTCTGCTTCTGGGTAGGCTTGCATTCCTCAAGAAGCTCCTCATACTTCAACCTTCCAACGGACCTGAAAGCGAAGACCACTACATCGTCCTCGATCTCTGCCCTAAGCTTCTCTACCTGGGCTTCAAGTTCAAGCTTCTCAGCCTTCAGAGCCCTGCTGCCGGGGGAGTCCTTCAGGGCTTCCGTTACCCGCTCCAAGGATGAGCGAGCTTCATTGAACTCGTCAGCCCTGTCGCCATCCAGGGCTATCTCAACCTTCTTGACGACAGGCTTCTTGCGCTTCTTGATATCAGCAAAGCTCTTCTTTGCCATTCCACTTGTCCTTTTGTTGAGTTTGTCTTAGGTAGGAGTATAGCACTACCCCCCGAGGAGCGAAGCTGGGTCAGCTAGACTGAAGGCTGCTATGCCTACCCCTTCGACATTTGAAGCCTTTGGGGAGCGGAAGACGCTCAAGGAATGGGCCTCAGATCCACGATGCCAGGTGCATCTTGAGACCCTAAGACGGAGGGTTCGCTCCGGGAAAACCGTAGAGGAGTCCCTTCAGGGCTCTAATCCTATTCTCCTGACAGCCTTCGGGGAAGAACGAACGGCCTACGAATGGGCTCGGGACTCACGTTGTGCTGTAAGTGAAGCCGTGCTGTATCGACGCCTTCAAGAAGGTTGGGATTCGGAAGAGGCACTCACGACTCGACCCAGACAGGCAAAAACCTTCGAGGCTTTAGGGGAGGTCAAACCTCTTTCCGAATGGATCAAGGACAGCAGGTGTGCGGTTTCTAGGGACGTCCTCTATTCTCGATTAAGGAAGGGCTGGGAATTCCAGGAGGCACTCACTATCCCCACCGCTGAAACCGTTTCAATCTTTGGAGAATTCAAAACTGTAGCTGAGTGGGCGAAGGATCAACGGAGCAACGTGGATGCCGACACGCTTAGGGGGAGGCTGTCCCGTGGATGGGATGCTGAGGAGGCTCTTACGGAGGCTAAAAAACAACTCCTTGAATTTGAGGCCTTCGGAGAAACTAAGACGTTGAAAGAGTGGATCAAGGACCCTCGGTCCATAGTCAAGGAGTCCGTCGTTAGAGACAGGCTCGGCAGGCACTGGGACTTCGAGAGGGCCATAACAGCCCCACTGGAAGTCGAAGCACGGTTCGAAGCATTCGGAGAGACAAAGACCCTCAGGGAGTGGTCTGCTGACCCGCGCTGCATCCCAAGCCTGAAAACCCTGTCCCTTCGAATCTACAATGGTCTACCTTTCGAGGAGGCGCTCACGAAGGAGCTAGGGCGACGAAGGGGGTCCTTTGAGGCTTTTGGGGAAAAAAGAACCCTGGCGGGCTGGGCAGAGGACTCCAGATGTGTCGTCTCTCTCACTACTTTGGCTTCCAGGGTCCATGAATACGGTTGGAATCTAGAGGCCGCTATCACCACCCCGATCGGTGGGGGGAGTTCCGTTCGCGAACAGGAGCTGGCAGAATACGTTTCCTCTCTTGTTGAAACAGTAGTAAACGACAGGACAGCTATTGGACCCATGGAACTAGACATCCTGGTCCCATCTAAAGGCATCGCTATCGAGTTCAACGGAATCTACTGGCATTCAGAGAGGTTCGTAGGGAAGACCTACCATGCTGAGAAGTTGAAGGCCTGCACGGAGGCCGACTTGAGGCTCATTCAGATCTGGGAAGACGAGTGGCTCCACCGACGCCCCCAAGTTGAGTCTATGTTGGTCCACAAGCTAGGGCTGTCCAAAGCTTCCGTGGGGGCACGAAAGTGCTCCGTGGTAGGGGTACAGCCAATGGAAGCCACAGAGTTTCTACGACAGAACCACATCCAGGGAGCCCCCCCGTCTATTGGACGCGCCTGGGGGCTGAAGCACCGAGACTCCCTCGTTGCAGTGATGCTCTTCGCTCGCAACCCATCAAAGCCCGGAGACTTCTTGCTGACACGCTACGCCACCAGCGTGACCATCCCCGGAGGGTTCAGTAAGCTTCTAAGGGCAGCAGAACGAGAGCTAGAGGCTACTTCCATAACGTCCTTTGCTGACCTGTGTGTATCAGATGGGGGCCTCTACGAGGCTAACGGATTCGAACTAGAAGCTACTCTGGACCCAGACTACAAGTATGTCGTCGGGGATCAGAGGGTTCACAAGTTTAACTACCGTCTCAAGAGATTCAAGGAAGACCCCGATCTCCTGTTTGAAGAGGGCCTCACCGAGAGGGAACTGGCTAACCTTAACGGGCTGCATCGCATCTATGATGCTGGCAAGCTACGCTATCGCAAATCCCTGTAAACGCGGCTCCGCCCCGAAGACTCCCAACCTAAGGAAGCCTCGGGGCGGAGGAGCGGGCTAAGCTCAAGGCTTGACTTCAGCAGCCAAACCAGGAACGTTAGTGATCGTGAAGGTCGTCATGAAACGAGCCGGGTCGTTACCAGCGCTCCACTCTCTGGTGGTCTTAGCGACAGAAACTGGCCACACCTCGCAGTCGTCGCCGGCCACGGGGGCGACTCCACCGATCCCGTATGGGAAGAAGACCACGAAGCCTTCTGCTCCCTTAGCTAGGGTGGTGAGCAGCGGGTTGGAGGTGTTGTCCTCGTAGAACGTCATCTCCGAGTCGTCTGCTGTGTCTTCGCCCGGAATCTTCTTGACGAACTCAGCACACATGTCTGGAACGTCGATAGGGTTGTTCTGGAAGGCGAATCCACTGATCTCCGCAATGCTGCACGTCAGCTCTGTTGCACCCGAAAGCTCAGCGACAGTCGGTGAAGCAGCGGAGCTGATGGAGGAAACGAAGTAGATCTTGGTGGTTCCCCTTCGGAAGTACCTTGCCATGTTGTATGGTCTCCTGTGATCGTGAAAGAACTTCTTCCTAGAGTTTACATCTCAGCCAAGGTCCAAACCCCACCCAGGGGCTTACGTTGACGTGACAGCAAACCCGAAGGAGTCGCTCCTGGTCCAGATTTGGCCCACGTTGTCTAGTCCTCCAGTACCACCTATGGCAAACTGGTTGACTACGACCCCGCCCTCGAACTCGACTTTATTCAAGAGTGTCCCGTGGGCATCCTTACCTACTAGAACCTTGAATCCTTTGTCGCCAAGAAACTCGGCCTGATCGTCCCTTAGTCCATGGTAGTCGACCTGGATTTCAAAGGTGGCGCTGGATTCAGGGTTGCAAAGTGGGGGGCCTTCGAAATTGAACGTAGAAACAGGGTGCAGGCAAGCGTATGGAGGATCGAAAAATTCCCCATTCCCGTCCCTTGGAGCGCGACTGATCCCAACTGGTATCCCTAGCTCTACTTCCAGAAGGGATTTAAGTCCCTTCAGGAAGAGTCTCCGTTGCACTACTGATTCTGTCAAGTTAGTACGTTCCTGAGGCTGGCCACGAAGGCTGGTTCAAACTCGTTGATGGCTGGGCGGAAGTGGGGTCGAGGGGATCGCCTCACCTTCTTTCCGTTCGGAAGCGTCTGCACGCCACCGAATTCAAGCATCCTCCCATAGTCTAGATCACTGCCTATTTCCGCTTGGAAGTAGAAGCTCCCCACCCAGTCCTTCTCGATGCGAATGCTGGCCTTATAGCGCCCGGTTCTGACCGGAGCGTTAGCTTGGATCATTGATTTGAGTAGGACGGCCCCCCTGTAAGTGACTACAGCAACCCGCGACGGTACTTCAACCTGAAGCCTGTTGAACTCCGCTGCCATCAAGTGAGCATCGTTTGTGACTGTGATTTTCATCAGACTGCCGGATTGTGGGTTCCTATGGAGTCGCTCACAAACTCCAAGAGTAGGTTTCGATACACGGAATGCGTGGTGGTATCCATCCTAGTCACACGGAAGGCTCTGCCAACTAAACCCTCGCTGTAAGGTGATGTAAGAACAGTCAAAACGTCACCTTCTCGAATCTTGCCCGTATCTGAATCGACAGGCAAAATGCATTGATAGTAGTTCAGGTCCTTTTGGGCGTCAGCAACCCTAAGTTCCTTGTCTCCCGTTTTAACCGAAGAGATCAAGCACTTGCCGGAATAGACAGTGGTGTCATAGTCATCAGCTGGCCTAACTAGCATTCCTGTAGTTTCATCCAAGATATCGTCCTGGATGCCCCTCGTGTCGCGCTTAACCACACAAGTATCAACCATCTTGGATCCAATGAACAGAATCCCAGGGGTCCGCGGCATGGTCACCATAGCTCAGCCAACTCCTTGAGCCTCTTGATCGTCAGAGAAATCGGGTCCCCATCGCCCCACCCCATAGAGTCAAGAATATCGCTACTTAGCTGGCCTGGGTCTACGCTGTTCAAAAACCTTAAAAGAACATCGCTCTCGCTGTACGTTTCCTGCTCCTGAGCCTTGAAGAATAGGTCCGTCACGCTGAAACCCTCTTCTTGTACCTCTTGATCGAGTTGAAATCCTTATCTGATCTGAAAACCGTCAAGGGGTTCGCTCCAGACCCATAGGACGAAGACTGAAAGGTGTCGCCATCGTAGAACTTGAGGGAATAATCCTCAACCCTCATCTCCTTAATGCCTGTCACTTCGTTTGCCTGAGTGGCTGCTCGTGCCTCGGCTTCACCCCAAAGCCTCATAACACCGAAAGCTATGACAGAATTCACCCCGTTGGGTTCATCTAGCCCAGCTGTATACTCGACAGTTATCTCTGGGTCGTCAAAGTCGTCATAGTCATCCAATCCGTAGTCGATAACCCCATACTGATTGCGGGGCCACATACCCTCTAGCCCCCACGGAGTGACCGTATACGAGTCGGGATCGAGGGTCGTGCCGTCCACCTCAACGGAAGAAATGGATACAACGGGGGTGTTGGACAGGAAAACGCGCCCGTCAGCGTCAGCTATCACAACTTCAGTAAAGGATTCTACCTGGATAGGCCTACCCAACCAGGCTTCGAGTTCACCAATAGCCAGATCTATCCAGAGATTGACCCTGTCCTCGTCATCTCCGCTATAAGTAACCCCTAGCAGGAGGGCAATGTCATCAGATGTTATAAGGGCCATGCCTAAATGGTAGCACCGAGTCGCGTCCCTTAGCCGGGGTAGAAGGCTATTCCATCCAACGAATTCCAAGTTGTCGACCCGTTATTAGTGGCTGCCACACCGCCAGTTGATGTTACGTCAACCCTGCAAACCCCAGTGCCTGAAGTGGTTGGCCTTGGGAACAAAAGAGTCGCAGCTGGCCTATATCCGGACGGGAGAGTGAAGATGTTTGCGGCAGCTGAAGATCCAGATAAGACAAGTCCACGAAGGTGGACTATCCCGTACTTGTCCTTCCTATACTGAGCTGGTGGCCACCTGTCGAGGGCATTAGTGGTTCCCCCAGCCCAAGAGTTCTCAAGGGTGGCTGTTACCCATTGGTCCTCGGTGCTCAGAGTTCCGTACTCTCCCTGAATGATTGACCAAAGAGATGTAGTAGTGTAATTATACCCGGCCTCAGAGGGCTTCACGTCAAATCTCTTAGCGTCAGCACTAGAGTCCGTGACAACATTCATGGAGGAACACATAAACTCTGGAGGAACCCAGATCTTCGAGACACCACCGACGGAGGCGCTCGCTGTGCCTAAAACTTCAACAAACCCGTTGTCTCTCTTGAAGGTCCCAAAAGGGAACTCTGTGTAGCCTGGCCTGAGTCCCATTCCGTGCAGAACTGAATACCTGCCCTCGTATTCCCCCAAAGGAACAACAGGAAACCTTACGTTCATCGAACAAAAGGAGCTAGAGCCAGTAGGGATTCCAATAGTGACGTTTCCGTTCGGGTTGATGTTGACATACCCTGGAGCGTTGGCGTTGATCTGAGGAAGGTACACATCCAGGGCTGGCCTGTACCCCTCTGGGAGCGTGAAAAGGGTGCCGCTCCCGCTCTTAACAAGTCCTTTCATGTAGACCCACCCGTCGGCCGTCATCCTGAAAGCAGCCGTATCGAACCCGCCCCCGTAGTTGGTCCATGAGCCGATAAAGGCTGGTTCTCCAGAACCCCCAACTTCGTGCCAGTACGTGTCTGGCAGATACTCTGTCTTTGGCTTCAAGCTATGAAAAGTCATATGCCCCCACCACCGCTCTAAGGTAGTTCGTTTGTGTGTTGTTCGACACTCTCAATTTGTTGCCTGCTTGCAGGGTGAGGTCCAGTTCCACGAGGACTAGTTCTTTCGGTGGGACCACTATGCCTTGATGGATTGCGAACGTGTAGGTGTCGGTAATATAGACGGAGGCATTCAGGTGCGTGGTGGAGGTCGTGGAGTTGCCTAGAACTAGGGACTTTACGTGGTACGTGTGTCCAGATGGGACAGTAAGTAGGTCGGAACTGGAGGGTCCGGAAAGCTCCGCGTACCCCCTAACTAAGGACCTCATGAGAACACAACCCCCTGAAACTCGACATCAATGTAGGTCGTTAGGTCTGAGGATGCAGACTCTACCTGACCGCAAGCAATGTACTCATTGTCATTCAGTGGCACAAAGCAGTCCACTACAAGTCGAGATCGTGCTGGTATGAGAAGTTCGCTACCTATGGTTGCCCTAAAGGTATTAGGTGACTCAACTATGGCTGAATAGAAATTGTAGCTGGTGGTTATGGTGGTGTTGCTGACTATCAGCTTAGTAATTGCAACTTGAACACCGGCTGGCTTAGCATACCTGGAGACATAAGAGCTAGTTGTGCTGTTGATCATCCTGTAAGGGCGACCATTGTAGAGTTGGATAGGTTTCCCCACCTCGTCCACGTACTTCTTCGTGGCGGCATCCTGATCAGCTGTAGGGTTGAGGACATTGGAGACCTTCTGGCTCCCCATATCCAGTTCAACTAGATTTTTACGCGCCATGGCTACATTCTATCAGCCAACCACGACACACCTGTATTTACTGCTAGCCGGGGCGGTAGCGAAGACAAGGGACACCTGGGTAGTGCTCGTCTTCTGAATTTCAGGATACACTTCAGCGTAGGGAGAAGAGTTATCGTGAACGGACACGGTAACGTCCCTTGAGCCAAGCCCGTGAGTCACGGTGATGGTAGTAGAGGTGCCGTCCCCAACATTGGTTGCGTACTTCTTAGTGAACGTCGAGGCGAGCTTGGCATCGGAAATTCCCCCGTCCTTGACTCTCAAGGCATCAGCGTTGATCTCGATGGTCGAGTTGTCGACGTTGACACTGAAGGTGTTTCCAGTGAGATCAAGGCCGTTGCCAGCAACATAGGACCCAGCCCCAGCGAACTGAGCGTAAGTCAAGGAGGTCGAACCAACGGTAATCGGGGCGTTAGTGGTCAACACCCAAGCTGTATCAGCATTGACCGTACCCTCCTCGATGAAAACAGCCATGTTGGGTAGTTCGGCTGCCGTGTCAGCATCGGAAGCTCTAGTGGGTGCCCCGGAAGCGTTGACAACATAAAGACCGTTCTCGGAGGCTGTACCCTGGTTCTTGATGAGGATACGGTCGCCCGTAGCTAGGGTCACACCGTCAACGGAATCCCCATTCTCGAAACTTGAAGCCAAAGTCCCTGCTGCGGTCGTGGCTACCCTGGCAGCGTTCTTCCAAGACGTGCCATTTATGGCTGAATCCACATACCCCTTGGTGGCTCCGTCGGTGGAAGCTGTAGGGGTGGCGAGGTTTGTGATCTTCTGAGAGTTGAGGTTCAGGCTTCCAGTGGGGGCTGGGAGGGTATGCAAGGCCCCCACAACAAAGTCAACGGAAGGAACTCCGTCGTTGTACGTTAAGGTGATGCCGGTTTGTGTACCGGCCGTCAGCATTGTTGCTATGAAGTCTTCGATTTGCTCCTGGGTGAACCCAGAACTGCCCGAAGCAGCGACCCATGATGTCCCGTCCCAAAAGTAGAGCTTGCTAGTGGATGTATCGTAGTAGATCTGACCAGTAGCAGGGCTGCTAGGGGCAGAGGCAAGGTTCTGAACTCTGGCATTCAGAATCTCGTTCTTGTTTAGGTCAATGCCTGTGAGGTATTGGCGTGCCATGGGTCAATTCTACCTCTCAGCCCTAGGACAAAACAGCATATCCACTGAAAGCAGATGAGAATGTGATAGTCAAGGAGTTCACCGAACTATGCAGAATCTCTCCGACCACAACCTCATTGGCTGAATTGAAGGCCATGACATTCGGCTTGTAATCCATGTTGTGGGTTATGGTCCACACGGAGGCTACGGAGGCTTGGGTGTGGAAATAGGAGAGCTTCCCGTCACCAGGGTCGCCTGGGTCGCCCTTGGGGCCGGGAGGTCCTTGAATGCCGTCAACTATAACTACAGTGCCCACGCTGTCACCTCAACTAGTCCAAACTAGGATATCACCAAGATAGGCTTTAGTGGCGGGGTTCGAACCAAAGAAAAGGGCAGCAACCTGGCTTGAACCAAAGAAGATCTGCTTCAACACCTCAAGTGCCTCCAAGGGCACGGCTCCAAGCTCCGCCCCAGCGGGACTCCACATAATGTCAAATTCATCAGAAGGCATTTCAGGCCTCACGCATGTAAAAGGTTGAAGCAAAGAAGGGAGATCCCGTGGAGCTGCCCGGATAGATGATCCACTCAAGGCAGCTTTCAGCAGGTATCACAACTGGAAGGTCGGAGTTCAAGATATCAAACATTCTGGGTTGTGACTGATTACCTAGAGGCAGGGCCAGAAGAGGCTTGAAGAGGGTGACCCCAAAGTTGCCTGCGGTGCCGGTGGAGGTCGCCAAGGTTACAGATTCGACTGACCTGAAGCCCGTATCACCAACAGCTAACGGGATTTCAGCCATATGTCCAGCTTCCCTATCCCCGGTAGCTCCCAATCCACCATAAGCCATCACTGGGGAGGTGGAGCTAACCCCATCCTGATTCGTGTACGAAACGGTAAAGGTCGACCGAGTGGTCCCGAGCGTGACATAAATCTCCAAGGCGGCTCGGACGCCCTCACCTGAGGTATACCTAGTCAAAGCAGCTGTGGGGAGGTTCAAGGTTTGAGGGGTGGTGGTGGCGGCACTTAGCTGCCCCTGGTGGCTTAGTCTATCAACAAGAAGAGCAAGGCCCCCGTTGAGGTTCGTACTGAGATTTACCCCCACAAGAAGTGAGTCCACGCTGGGGGACCCATAGAGCGCCCCCGCTGTGGTGTTCGAACACGCCACAGGTCCTATTGGGGTAGCGCCCTGAGTTTTTCCGTTGCCTAGAGCATGGGAAGACTTTGATTTGTTAACAGTGCACGAAGTCGTGTGGACCTTCAAGTCTTGATAGATGCTGGCCCCATCAAAGCTCACAAGTTGCTTGTATTCGGTCAATCCAGCGACAGCCATCAGGCCTCCACGAATGACAGGGTTCCGACTGGCGCTGGGATAGTGGAGGAACTGCCAAAAAAGGCCATTGAGATGGCTGCATTCTCTGGGATTTCAATCGGTCCAAACCCGGACAGGAGATTGCGATTTTCTCCAACTCCAGCTACCTGTAGGGGTAGATAGAGGAGGGGTTTAGCTAGAACGACACCAAAACTACCGGCTGTTCCGGTTGAAATGGAAAGCTTCACTGCTTCAACAGAGGTAACCCCGAGGTCTCCTGCGCTCAAGGCCACTGGGATCAGGCGACCCTGTTCCCTCTGGGTTCCAGCTCCAAGGGCGACAACTGGCGATGTTTTCGAAACGCCATCTTCATTCTTGTAATCAACTGTTACGTTAGCCCCAGATGCACCTATGGTCGTGTGGATCTCAAGGAAAATCTGGACCCCCAGCCCCGAAGTGCTCCTAGTGAGGGGACTGGTGGGCAGATTGGTGGTTTGTGTGGTCGCCAGGGCTCCGCTCAGTCCCCCTTGCTCACCCAGGCGATCGTAAATCAAAAGCGTTCCAGGCGTAATGCAGCTAGCCGTGACGCCTGTCAACCACTTCGTTCTCCCCCCTGAGGCGTTCGCATGCCTCAAGGTTCCATCACTTACGTTAGTTGGCACAGAGGCGGCACCGAGGGCTGTCCCGCCAGTTCCAGACGGACATCCATCCATCATGTTGAGGGAGATCCACCGCCCCGCTCCCCCAGTAACGCCAGCCCCATTTATACGGTCAGTCTTAGAGAAGTGAAGGACTTCAGGTGTGCCACTGGCTCCGCCAGTTGCCCTGTTTATGTAATCACTTATGTCCGCTATGGTTCCCACAATTAAGCTCCTACTATCACATAAAGCGTCGACGCGTCCGGGGTAACAAGGGCATCGTAAGCTGACTGGGTTAGGACCAGCAAATCGGACACGTCTGGACTTCCGACAACGGGTCCGGACCATCCTACATCGTAGTCGGTGTTACTCAATTTTGTGGCAACCTGCCCGGTGGATCCTCCAGATGTAAGCCCTGGTCCAGTTGCCCCAGTTGCCCCAGTTGGGCCTGTGTCTCCGGTATCACCCTTGACGCCCTGGGGGCCAGTTGGGCCTGTGTCTCCGGTATCACCCTTGACGCCCTGGGGGCCAGTTGGGCCTGTGTCTCCGGCCCTAGCAAAGGAAATCCAGACCTCTGCCCCACTAGAGAATGATCCATCGATGGCTGAAATGGGCGCACTGATGCTGTACCATCCCGACTGGGCCGTGATGGAGTTCACGGCAAAGACACACCATGACCCATTGGAAGGCTGCCACAACCGCAAGTGCCCCTTGAGTGATCCAGTACTGTCATCAAGGCTGCCCAGAAGGGCACTGACATTGCTTCCCTCTAAGTCCGTTGTGCTGGCGGAAAGCGTGTTTCCCCCACTGTTGCACTTGAGGGTTCCAACTCCCGGATCGCTAACTGTGCCATTAGTGGACCAGGAGTATCTAATAGATAGACCTCCAGGCTCCCCGGAAAGCCCCTGGGGGCCCTGGGCGCCCGTGGAACCCTGAGGGCCGACTGGGCCTTGCGCTCCAATAGCCCCCGTTGGCCCCGTTGGCCCTGTTGGCCCCTGTGGTCCCACTGCGCCCGTGAGACCAACTGGCCCCTGAGGTCCAGGTACTCCTTGCAAAGCCTCGGAGAGTACAACTGTACGTTCTTCTGGGACAATGACGGCTACAGTCTCACCAGTGACCTCGACGTAGACCTTGGATTCCTGTTCCTCAATCTGGGTCATCTTCCCTCGTTATCTCATCTGCAACCTTGAAGCTTCCATAGAGCGGGCAGATCACTTCCCCCCCGATTTCAAGCTCAAGGTCATACTTGTAGATGCCGGGATTGAACCCTTCGGTAACCTCGTCCGAGATATACAGCTCGACCTCGTTGCCAGTTATGGTGATTCCCGAGTTCCCTGTCGTTAGGTTGACAATGAAGTTCGCTGAATCGAAGTCGACGCGAACCTGCATGCGCCCCTCGTAACCAGTGAAATCGAGGGGGGTGCGGACTTCCGTATCGGGGTCTTCGTCGTAGAAAGAGAAGGTCTTACGGAACGTGGTTCCACGCTTGCACTTTAGTGTGTACTTTGCTGGCTCCATGCACACATTCTACCGTAAGGTCAGGGGTTACGAGAGGCTCTCGTAGATTTCCGCCCAAACCTTCCAGTTGGTTGAAATGTCGAACCTTGAAGCCAGTTCACGATTCCTCCGGCCTTCAGAGACTCTGACCTCCGGGTCGAGAAGATCATTCAAGTGCCTAACCCAATCAGCTGGCCTCTTAGCCACTCGGCCAATCCCTTGAGACTTTAGGAACTTGTATTCATCCGTGTCTTGAGCAATGAAGGGCAGGCCCGAGGCAGCACTTTCTAGGCCCTTGATGTAGGACTTGGCCTGATTGAAATCAATCTTATTGAGAGGCACGACGCTTATATCCATGAACTGGAAGTGCCCAGGATAAAGCTCAATCTGACACAAAGGCGTGTTGGTACAGTACTTGTAGTCCAGTCCCGCTAGAGCCCCCGCGTGGGGGTGACCCCCGTCAAACCCTCCGTGATGGAAGGTGAGTCCATTCCTCTCCACGAAAGGCCCCAGGACCCCCTTGAGGGTCTCTAGGTCGCCACTCCTGTGACTGGTGGACCCCACCCAACCCACAGCTGAAAGCTCTCTTGGGTCGACCGGAGACCAACGATCGAGGTCAATGGCATTGCGCGCCAGGGCCGGTGAGGCTCCGAATTCAGCCATACGATCAACCAAGAAGGGAGTGGAGCAAATCACTACATCCGAAGCAACAAGCGTTTCCTTGTAGTGCGCCCTATTGGAGTGAGGGTTCTTTCGCGGATCAGTGGCATAATACGCATTGTTGGCGGGATGGAGGCCCCAATACCAGTCGTCTATGTCGTTGACGACGGCCTGGCCTGCCCCTCTGGCACATTGGACCAAATCGACCCCAAAATCGTTCATGATCCGCTGCATCACGATGACATCACAATCATCGTGCTCTTCCCCTGTCTGCCAGTCCAGGATAACTAGTCCATCTGGGGAGGTCGCCACTTGTTCACCCACGACCGTAGAGAACCCGTGCTTCTGAAGCTCCATTGCTGGAAGATGGGTCCGGTACCAGGCTGAACCCCCCACGAGGAGGTGCCTGACACCAGTATCATCCTCATAGGTTCCCCAGTCGCTGGTAACGTACCCTATTTTCAAGGCAACAGTCCTAAAGTCTTGGCTTCAGCTGGGCGAATTCTGGCACCTTTCGAATACTTCAACCGACGCACCACCCGAGACCCCTGCTGGACCTCTTCGTAAATTCGCTCAGGAACTGAGAAGGTAGCAAGAGGATCTTCGGATGGCAGGGAGGACAGGAATCTGACCTGATGAAAACCCGACTCCTCTCCAGCACAATTACCACCTTTGGCTCCGCAGACTGGACAATCGCTACCGTCGTTTTCGATAAAGTCGATGTTATTCAAGTCAAACGACATCTGGCTCTCCGGTTACCGCACCATCCGGGTGGGAGTACATGACAGCCGAGGGCGAAACCCCGCTCTTCTGAGCCTCTTCTCTCGCCAGCCTTAGAGCCTCGTCCTTGGTGTCCTTGACGATATCTGGTGAAATCCTGTTCAAAGCTCCGTGTTCTTTGATAACTACGTTTTTGTTATCCATTTACTCTCCAAAACGCCAAATGGGATGGACCGAAGCCCATCCCATTGTAGCATCAGAGAACTGAAAAGTAAGTTCAGGCAGGGGTGTCCTTGACCTTGCCAACGCCAGTGCCCTCTGTCGCAACGAAGGACTCGATGAACTTGGTCATCCCAGCGGTAGCGGACCCGTCGGTTCCACCGTTGACCGGAGAGTCAAGGAACTTAGAGGGTGTAGAGGCTCCAGCGTGAGTAACGGTGGAGTAGGTGCGGTTAGGGTAAGCCATAATGGTCTCCTAGATCTAACGAGACCCCCCATGGGTCTCTGAGATCAGTCTACCCCCTCAGCCAACTCTCCCCTTCGTCTAGCGGACTCCTCTTGATGGAGGCGCTTCTGGCGCTCGGCTTCACTTTCGCCCTCATCTATGGACTTCCTCATCTTGGCTTCATCAGCTTCCCTGAACGCCCTGTAAGCCGAAGCCGTCATGGCCTCCCAGACTGAATGAGTACTTGATTTAGTCACGCAAACTCCTCGATTCTGGATTCTCTAAATCAATGCCATCCCAAACGCCATAGAGTTCTCCTCTATTCTCAGCGTATGTGCGGCATTCCTCCCTAACTAAACAGTTCCCGCATACCCTAACAGCCAGAGCCAATTTTGTTTCATACTCTGGATCTAGTGAATCCAGATAGAAGTTCTCAGGCCCCATGCCTCTGCATGCTGCATCGTACTGCCACTTTTCCCTCACCATCAAGTGGAGAGCATCCCCTGCTGACATCTAAGAACGGCTCCTTGTCCAGGATCCTATGTGCAAAGAAGCTATTAGGTCGATGGCGTCAAGGCTTGGCTCGTCTGGAAGCGACGAACCCTCATATGCCTCGATAAGCTTATCTCCAAGCTGTGAGGCAAATAGGGTCAAGTAGTCGAGCCCATAAATCCCGTTCCTGACCCCAACACAGAACTGCCTTGATGGCCCTTCCATTGGGATGGAAATGCGCCCTTCTGAGAGGAGCTGAACTCCCATGAATCCCGCTCGGATGGCGTGCATTGCTGCCTTGGTATCAAACCCAAACTTCTCAACCAGCTGGCTTCGCCCTGGAGGGCACTTAGTCTTGGCTGCCTCCAAGTGCCCCTTCATGAAGCCAGCGATCTTCGGATAACAAGCCTTGGACAGAAACAGGTCCCTTTCGCCCAGAAGGATTCTGCCTTCAAGGGTAGAGTGGAGAATGTTCCGTTCGGGCGAGAAAAGAAGGCAAAGTGCGTTCAGGTGTCCCCCCCTAGCCATCTCGCCAAACTGACGGAGGGACCAGCACTTCAGGTCGACCCCTGGGTCAGTAGGAGAAATGCAAGGCTTAAACTCTGCTTTGGAAGACTGGAGAACCTCATCGGGTCCCTCAATGTACACGACGACTTCATCCCGGTCAGAACTATCTAGGTTGGTTCCATAGGCCCGAGAACCATCCAGTACTCGAAGGATGTGGCTTCGTTCAAACGTTGTTGCCCCCTCAGCTAAGGGTGTCACTTCTTGTCCTTGGCATAGATGCTGAGCAGGATGCCAACCGTCAAGAGGATAGCGGCAGCCCCCAGGCAAGCCAGCACAACAAGCCCTGATCCAGTGTAAGCAAGCTCAGTGGGTGGCGCTGGGCGCTCCAGAACTACAGGCTGGAGGATCTGCACGTTTGGAGTCGTCGGGACCCCGACGTAGGGAGTAACAGTGGTCGTGGGAGCGTCAGGCCCAGGCTGTACAGCCTGGGCCGTGGAGCCCAAAACAAAGAGAGAAGCTGTCATGACGACAGTAGACAGCAGAAGCTTGACTCGGGTATTCATGGTGCTACCTTTCGTGATCGGTTCACCACGAAAGGTAGCACCCCCATCTTCAGATTGTCTTAACTCCCGGAACCGAGTTTCCTAGAGCGTCAAGAACAGCCCCACTATTGGAAACAGCAAAGGTTGGCTTAGCTCTCCGGTCTCCGTGAATGCTCACGTACCCTTCCTGCACTACGGTAGCTTCCGGACCATTAGCTCTAGCCAGTGGGGTGCTGAGGGGGACTCCTTCAGCTAGACCGTACTGAATCGAACCCAAGACAGCCTCTCCGCTGCCGCTTACCTCAACTACCGCCCTATCTGACGGGTTAGACCCAGCTGATGGATTCTTCATAGCGTACCCGAGCCAGCAGTCACGCAGGGTGATTCCGCCCCCCTCGACTCTCACCAGAGCCCCATAGCATGGAGTGTTCCGATTGCGACCCTCGATGCGTGCCCCCTGAATGATCGTATTTCCCTGAGTTGATGAGCTGCCGATAACCTTGATTCCAGAACCTCGATCACATGTCATATAGAGAGGCCCAATAACGGACTTCGACATGTAATCCAGGATCAAGTTGTACTCGCCCGCAGGCTCTCCCCTGATATGCGGGGGAGAGTCGATCAGGCTTCCATCCATCCAAAGACTGTTATCCGAGCCGCCAATAACAGCCGCTGAAACATAGTGATTGTTCTGATTCCAGTACCCACTAAAGGTGCAAGCCGTAAGCAGCAGTTTACGTCCAGGGTATCCAAGGTTGCTGGCAAAGTTGGTGAATGACAAATTGTGAAGAGTCATGGTCCAGGCGACTCCACCATTCACTGAACCTATCCCAATCGTTCCGCTATTGCCCTCAAAGGTAAGGTTACCGATATAGCACCCGAAAGTGTTACCGGACTGGAACCTCAACCAAGGCTGCGGGTTGGCTGCTGTGCCACCTTCAACGTTCAATCGAACTAGGCATGGGTACGGGTTGCCGCTACGTTGCTGTTCAACGGCCCTCCAGGTGGGTCCAGTGAGTCCAAACCCAGTGTAGGCGTCGATAGGCTTCGTGAACCTCCAGGCTCTCGCTGAGAGGATCAGGAGGGGCTTCAAGCTGGTGGCCTTAGCAGCGTTCATGGCAGCCGCCAGCTTCTGGTCGTCGTTACCGGGGTACGAGTCGACGTGGATAAACCCTGTGAAGGCAGAAGCTGCGGGGGGCGGGTTCCCGCCAACCGGACCACCCAAAGCAGCTAACTCAGCTTCCACTCCAGAAAGTCTTTCATCAAATCCTGAAGCCAAAGAAGCGGCCTGTGAAGCTTGACTCAACGCGTTTCCCGCGACGATCCCAGCTTCGTCAACTGACGCTTTGACTTGATCAACTTTACTGTCTACGGCTGCTAGTTCGTCGGTAGAGGGTACGGAGTAAGGCATGTGAATTCCTGAGTTTTAGGTGGACAACTAGTATTTTACTAGTTTCACTCTTCGTGGTTGGCTTACCTCTTGGTTTATAGGTGAACGCGAAAGTCCCCCAGGCGAATGCCTGGGGGACTTTAGCAGTCAGAACGACTTAGTAACTATCAGGCAGGAGCAGAGTCGAAGTTGACTTCCACAAAGCTCTCTGGCCTCTTCACTGCCAGAGCCAGCCTTTCCTCAGCCAGCACGACAACTGCGTTACGGACGAAGAAGTCGGAGTGGCTTTCGCTGATCCGAATGTTGGCCTCTTCACGGTCGTACACCGTTGCACCGAGTCCGAATGCTCCGAGGAGAGCCGTGCCCTCTTCGATGGCCGGGGTGTCAACGATTGGCATACGCCAAACCTTGGGCTCGCCACCGAGAGCGATGGAAACAGCAAGGAGGTAGTCTCCCTGGCTGTTCTTCGTCAACTCGATATCCTCCCAGTCGTTGGGGTGAAGAACGACACCCGTTGGCTGGTAGTAAGCGAGGAAGGCAAGGGTTGCTGCACGACGGAGTGCGTCAGCCTTGGTGTCCTTCACTGGGGTGTTAGCACCGCTGGACCAGTTGTAGGACTGGATGCCAGGGGTGTTGAGGATACCCTGAAGGTCCTCTCCCGTTCCGGAACCGGCCAGGATCTGAGCGTCCTCAGCGAGGCGCAGACCGTAGAGAAGCTCGTTGTCGATGATTCCACGGAGGGAAGGCTCGTCAGCGAGAACGTTACGGTGGGCTGCTTCCCAGTGGGCGATGGTGCGAACCGGAGCCTGCTGTGCCGAGAAGGACAGAGCGGACTGCGGCTTGAGGCCGAAGGCCGTGTTGCCATCGTTGCGCTGAGGGACGGTGCTGGCAGCGTTGGTGAACCCTGCGACACGGAAGTACTCAATCACGCCTGCCGTGGTGCTCTGGACCGGGAAAAGGTCACGAACACGGGTTGGGCGACGATTGCGGTCAACCATGCCGTCACGCTGAACAGCGCCAGATGGGTAGTCACCGGGGCTAGCGAAGTCGCCAGCGTAGATGTCCTTCTGGCCCCGCCACATGTCACCGATGTTCGCACGCTTGATGTCGAACGAGGTGCGCATGTTGTAGCCATTGCGGCCACCGTCAAGTTCCTTGAACTCGGGGGAGTCGAGGAACCGCTCACCGAGGGAGCGTCCGTCTGCCTTGGCTCCGGAGAACCCAGCGGACTCGGAAGCTGGGGCGTCGAGGTACTTCTCGGCCTCTCCCTGCTCCGTAAGGTCAGCCAGAAGGCTCCGGATCTCACGGATGTCCTTCATGTTGGCGTCGAAAGCGGCCTTCTGCTCAAGTGAAACCTGAACAGTGCCCTTCTCGTCCACCTCGAAGGAGTCACCGATCTCCTTGTTGGAAGCGACCTTCTCAGAGAGAGCCGTGTTTAGCTCCTTGATGCGGTCGGCAGTCTGAATATCAGCCATTGTAAATGATCCTCCTGATCATGATAGTTATGGTCTTACGCTACTTCGCTTCAAGCGTAGGTGGTAAGCACCACAGACTGCCCTCGAACTGAAGTAATACTTACTTTAGCATAGTCGTTGAAAGAAGCCGAATTTTGTAAGACGTGCGGTGACCGTGAGGGGTGACGAGGCCCCCACCTAAAGGGGCAAATACTTCCTACTCCATAAACAGTTGAAGCCCACCCCTTGTGGGTGAGCTTCAACTGTCAGGATTGAGATGTTGGGGTTTGTCCTGAGGAATCAGTCCAGAAGCGCTTCGAATTCAGCCAGCTCCTGGAGGAACTTGGCGTCATCAATCTCGATCTGTACCTCGGTCTCGGCCTTCTCTTCCGCTTCAGCCTCGTCTTCGGTCTTCTCTTCGGTCTCACTTTCAACCTCAACCTCAACCTCAGTCTCAGTCTCGACCTTCTCCTCGACTTCCGCTTCGGCCTCAGTCTCGACCTCTGCCTCAGCCTCGTCTTCGGTCTTTTCCTCAACCTCAGTTTCGGTCTCGACCTCGACCTCTACCTCAGCCTCAGTCTTTTCCTCAACCTCGGTTTCAGCCTCGACGTCTGCCTCGATCGACTTCTCCTCAACCTCGGCCTCGATGGACTTCTCGTCAATCTCGCTCACCGTAGTAGTGACAACTGTGTCAACCTCAACTTCCGTGATATCACCGATCTCGACGTCAGAACCGTTAATCGTGTACTCAACACGGTAGTACTTGCACCCACTGTCGGAAGAAACTTCGAAAACGACATTGTCACTGAAGGTGCCAAGGGCGTAAATGTAGCACCAGGAGTCCTCTTGGACCTCCGCAAGCTCCTTTAACGTGTCGGAGACCTCACCCTTGACCAAATTGGCGATGATGCGGGCGGACTCCTCAATGGAACCCTGGATGTACTTGACTTCAACCTTTTCAGAGGTGTCGACATCTTCTGTTTCCACCACTTCATCCACCTTCTCTTCGGTCTCGTCGGATGAAGCCGAATCAAGCCAGCCCTGAACGATCAGAAGAGCCTTCTCCAGGTGAGAGCGATCCTCGTCACCGAGAGCCTTGACGGAGGCTTCGTCCACTTCGTCAACCTCCGTTGCCTCAGCCTCCTCCGTGACTTCTTCTGTTGTCTCGTCTGCCTTCTCTTCGACGTCCTCGGTGGCCTCGTCGGCACTGTTGAGTTCGTCAGCGTAAGCCTGGGCCTTCTCCTCGTCGGTGAAGGCCTCCCTGATCATCGACGTAGCCGTGTCGACCACAGCGAATGTGTCCCCAACGGCCACGACTGAAAAAGCGGCCTGACTATCTGTATCTGAAGCCATTTCGGCCTTCTCCTCTGTGTCGTCGTCGTCCCCCGATGGGATCGACTCTTGCTTGAGTACTACATCCATGGCTGCCTGGACAGCCTTGGTTTCCATGTCTCCCAGCCCCTCAATCTGATACTTGACGTTGCCGCTGGCATCCTTGAGGGCCTTCACTGAGACGGTAGAAGTGAGGGAGTTTGCCCCGAACAGAACGGGGGAGTATTCGAACAGCTCAATCTGCTTGAGCTTCATGGCCTTGAGCTTCTTGTCGTACTCTGCGTCGTGTACAACGTATCCGATGCTCCACTGACCTTCGTCAGCAAAAAACTTGACGGTCTCGTAAGCGTCCTTGCCTAGCTGAGTGTTCAGGTTGAACTGCGTCTTGACGTAAAGACCCCCGATGCCAGCGAGCTGCATCTGTAGTGGGAGGCGCTTGTCTCCCGCTGGAACTTCGTAGATCTCAAGGGTCTTACTGATGGGCTTCTCCCAGTCGTGAGACCAGACGCCCTTTGGCTTGCGAATCTTGAGGAACTGATCGAAGGCTCCTGGCTGGATGATGTCATCGACCGAGTCCTTGTTCCCAATTCCTGAAACGAAGGCTTCTACGATTCCTTCTCCTTCTCCTTCAACGATGTTGAATCCGGAGATGGGAACGGACTTGTGAACGAGATTTTCTGGGGTGGTGGCCATGTGACTCAGTTTAGCAAAGCTGCTACTTTCAGCCAACTTTCATGTGGTACAACCTGAAGTGATTCAGGATGACAGGTAAAACTCAGAAAAGACCTGAGCTTCCCCTGGAACATCCTCAAGGCAGCCCAAGACAGCAGCCTCCACCCTCGACGGCATCGACTGGAAGTCCGTCTTCTCGACGGCCAACTCCTTCTCCAGCTGGGCGCTGATGGCTTCTTGGATCACCCAGACCAAAGCAGGGGCATGGATGCTACGCAATTCGGCTCCACCATCCTCACCCTTGGATGAAAGAATGCCCTTCGCTACCGGAAGAAGATCATCAAACAGCTGCTTGTTCCACACTTCAGGAGTGAAAGCTGCTGCTAGAAGCTCTTCACTGGAACTTTCTGACAGGAAAGCCTTGCGGAACTGACGCCCCCCCACCTTCTCAGCTGTAACCCTGGCTGCCCTCTCAACTAGTTGAGTAAGAGCGGATTCGGTGATAGTTGCCCAAAGGTCCTCTTCAACTTCTTCGACCCCATTGGCCCCCTTCGCTTGAAGCACCTCAGCATTTTCTTCCGTCCTCGTGGCGGGGGCTGAGTTTGGAGTGTTAGCCAAAGGAGTAAGACGTTCGTCGCCCTCGTTCTCCCTCGGTTCGTCCTCCGGCTCCTCTGTAACAGCACTAACAGGGGGCTTTCCAACTGGGTTTGGCGTAGCCTCACCCAAGATATCTTCCCTGACCGTAGCTGCATACTCGACTTCGATATCTCCATCCGTGGTAACAACGGGGGCCTTGGTCTTCGGAATCCACAGCAGGTCAGCTGAGGGGTGGTCGACCAACTCTCTGCCAGTCGAGTACCTGTATTCGTTGAAAGAGATAGCCCCACCGTCGGCCTCTCGAAGCAAGAACTCTCTACGCTTCATCTCAACGCGCTGCAAAACATCAACGCGTGAAAGGTCATAGGTCAGGAAAACGTCCTCACCTGAATCCAAAGCGTCCATCGGGCGGGTGATGAGATCCATGTGAGGCACCATGGTCTCCATCCAGAAGATGATGCGCTCCATTTCAGCATTGTCGAAGGACCTTCCGGCAGCATTCGAGAGAACGCTCTCTGGGACACCGAAAGCGATGAGGATCTCTTCCTTGGTAGCTGTTCGTGTCTCTTGATACTGGGCATCACGGGGTGTGACCGCTGTATCCACGAAGTCTGCCCCATCCTCTGATGCGATGACGGAGATGCGCCCCGCCCTGGCGATGCCGCCACCGAACTTGGCCCGGAGTTCTTCCTTGTCGGACTCCATCATGTCGCCCTTGACTACGACGATTCCGCCAGGACGACCGTCGTTGAGCATGAAGTTCCGGTTGTACATCTTGGCAAGCCAGTCGGTTTCGATGGCCACTCCAGCTGCTTCCAATGGAGTTATGGCCCCGTATGGGTTGAACGGGTGGGGCTTGCGAATCCAAAGGATATCTTCGGGCTTGTAACGCTTTACCTTCTGCTCTCCATTTTGACCAAAGAACTCATAGTCGTATCCCTTGATGAACTTCTCTCGATCCGGTATGATCGAAACATTCTCAGGCTGAAGCAGCATAAGCTTGATGACTTCACCGCGGTTAGAGCGGGTTACCTCTATGAAAGCACCCTTCCTTGAGAGGAGAAGCTGTGCTGAAAGCCTGTACCTGAAGGCAATCGAATCCTCTCCGGGGTTGGGCTTTGAGTTGAGCAACCGATAGAGCGACGGGTCATCAATCTCTTCACCGTCAAAGATGTTCGATTGACGCACAATCAAGGGAAGCCTGGCGGCATTGGAAGCAATGGCGTCAACCGCACGGTAGACCCAGGTTACCCTCTGAAGGCCCTCCAGCATTGATCGCTTGTTGTCCCATTCTTGACGGTAGGCAACGTTGCCCCGTCTTACGCTGGCTGTACCTGTGACCATCGAGGCCGACTTGGCATCAGTCCTAGTCGAAGAGACCGTAGTCGGGTTCCACTTCATCAGGACTCAGATCCAAGCAATAGGGCCGACAATCCGCAAGTCACACCAAAGGCAATGAATCCAGCGGGGGCGTAGATCAACCCGGCCCCTATCGTGGTGGCCACAATGAATGCGACGAGAGACAAGTAGGCCATAAAGGCCCTAACTGTAGAAGTATCCATGCTTTCCTTAGGATAACGCGTAAGCCAGGGGGTTATCGGTTGGCTTGGAAAAGGTCGTCGTACAGGTCGAGCTGCTCGTCAATGAACTCCAGGGCCTTGGACCGTCGCCAGGCCCGCTTCTCGGCAAAAAACAGCCCATTCGTGTCAGTGATCGAAACCCGGATGGGGCTCCACCTTCGCTTCCGTTGGTAGTTTACCACTACGCAGTTCGTGGCATCGTAGGCTTCCAAGATTTCTCTTGGGATTTCGCTGGCGGGTTGGCTCTCCACTAAGTCTCCTTGGTCTTACGTTAGCGAAGAGAGTAGTCCCCTGATTCTTCAACGTTTAGAGCAGCGTCACCCCTGGAGCTTGAACAACGCTCCCCGCCACCCTGATCCTCTCGTCTTCCTTCGACTTCCTGAGGTCTTCGACGTTTTTGATCTTCCTCGAAGCATCGTCGCCCTCTAGCTCGTTGGGATGAAAGAACCAGCCTTCCGGGTCGCCTCTTTCGTCCCACACCTCAACGTGAAGTACTCCGGTGGGGCTACTCTTGTCGACGTCCAACGCCAAGGCTAGGCCCAGCGGGTGAAAGAACTGGCGGTTTACTTCCTGAAGGAACCCTTCATCCTTGAATTCTTCAGCAGTTAGCTTGTTGTGCATGATTCTTCTCCTTCATGGTGGCGCAGAACTCCTCTGTGTGCCCCCTGTGTGCCCCCCTGGCGGGCGATAGGGACCCAGTAGGTGCAATGGGAGCGGAGAGGGGGTAACTCTCGCTAGAATGCCTTTGAGAGGCCTTAGAAGCAATTTGGGTAGATTTACCCATCGAGAAAGTCCTCCTCCCTGTTCGAAATTTCCTTCCCGAACTTCAACTTCGGCCTCTCGCGGCCCCAGGATTCGCTGATGGATTGACGATTGACGTGCTTCGTCTTCGAGTGCATAGCTATGAAGCTCTCGATCTTGTCGTTACGCAAGAAAAGCTCAAGGCTGTTGTAAGCCTTCCCTTGAGGGTTGTCCCCCTTGTGCCAGTCAGAGTTCTCCCAACCAGTAACAGCCTGAATCAACTCATCAACTGAGTAATCCCTCAGTCTACGCGCGATGAGCTGTTTACGCGATGAGGTAAGTCTCGGAGTGACAACTCCAGTTTTCATCCTCTTGCAAGAGTTAGCATACGCTTCCCACACTTGCAGAATTTCTCGTTCAGCGCGAGATGTATCTGGTGTTTTTTTAGTAACTGGTTCTTTAGTATCCTGTTTACTTAGTAGTATGGGATTTTCCAACGATGGCTGAGTCCCATCAGGTTCGTCCAATCTTGGGGTCTTCCGGGGCGGCTTCACGGGGGGCTCCTCGGGCTCCCATGGGGTGTCGAGGCTGTCGCGCACCTCCATGACGTGAGCAGAGATCTTTCCGTCGGAGTTCCTGCGAACGTAACGTCGTACGTACCCAGCCTCTTCTAGCTCCTGAAGCCCCGTTCTGGTAGCATCGATGCCATCGGTCTTGCGGCCACTCAGGTCGGAGAGGTTGAAGTTCCAGTCGGGCGGCATGGAGAGCATGTAGGCCAGAAGGCCTGTTGCCTTCCATGACAGGGATTCATCCTGTAGGGTCATGTTGTCCAAGACGGTGAACCTGGAATTGAGCACCTGCTTGAAAACTGTCTTGTTTGCCATTTTCTCCCTTTCTGAGAAGTTTCTCACCCTTGGGGGTGCTGGATTGGCTGGCCGGAAGGATACCAACGGGAGCTTCATGAAGATTCTTGAGGTACCCTTGAGGGGTAGACCATTCCCAATTGAGGTAAGTCTTGGAAGAGGAAGACGACACAGGCAAGCTTTCTCCTGAATCACAGAAGATCAGGGAACGCATCCGCACCGTGGCCAACGCTCATGACGCCCCCGTGTCGGAAGACGCATACGAGCAGGCTGCCCAGGCAGCCAGCAGGACTTTGAGTGACCGAAGGCTTGAGATCCAAGAAGAGCGTGCTCGAAAGTGGGATCTGAAGGTTCCACCTCGATGGAGTGGGTGGTCAATCGACCAACTCCCAAAGCCTCTTCAGTTGGAAGCCAATCAATGGATCTCAGAGGGATTTGATAACGCTGAGAATCTGATCTTGAGCGGCCCTACTGGGTCAGGGAAGACCTCAATGGCCTACGCCATCGGGAAGGTTATCTACTCCCTGGGTCACAAAGTCAAGGTGTGGAGTGCTGCCGAGCTGTTTGACGAGATGCGAACAGCCGAGCAATCCAAGGTAGTCCTTCAGAGCGTGAAGTCCTCCCCTCTCCTGATCCTAGATGATCTTGGGTCTGAGCGCAAAACCGAATGGGTGGAGGAACGTCTCTTCCTGATAGTCGACTTCCGTTGGCAGTGGAGGCTCCCCATGATCGTGACAACAAACCTCACCCCTGAGACCTTTCAGGAGAAGGTTTCCGAAAGGGTCACCTCCAGGCTTTTCGAAGATTGTCAATACATCACAGTAACGGGAGATGACTATCGTGCAAATTGATGCAGATAGGGAATGGGGAAAGATACAGACGTATCTTGACACACTTGAAGCCAGGGACGACGGGGTGGCGGGAGAAGCAGCTCTTTTCTTGCAAGAGAACATCATCAGGGATGACTCTCCGATCACAAGCCTGGTGGGGGCACGGTACCTCTCGTATGTACTCGCCAGAGGTCTCCCCTCCAACTCCAAGTGGGTCGACTGCCCCCTATGCATAGATGGGTGGGTTTCGAAGCCCGACAACTCTGTTTACCCGTGCGAAGTGTGCCGAGAAGAACAACATCGTAAGTGGTGGAGCGAGGACGTTGACGAAGACTGGGATCCATCTTGAGTGAGGCAACCGACAAGGACGACGCCATCTGGCTGTCTTCCACGCAGCTCTCCATGTTCAAACAATGTGCTCTCAAGTGGAAGTTCAGGTACATCGACAAGCTCAGAGGTGAAAGTACCCCCGCCATGGTTACGGGCACCTTTGTTCACAGCGTTTTCGAACACCTGTACGGGCTGCCCCCCAAGGAACGAACGATCGACTCCGCCAGAGTTATCGCCAGAGAGCAGTGGAACCTGCTCACAGAAACCGAAGAGTTCAAAGCCTTCGAGCTAACGGATGAAGATCAGAAGCCTTTCAGAGTCAACTCTTGGAACCTCATCAAGCGCCTTTGGGATCTGGAAAGACCCCAGTTCCTCAACATAGTTGGATTGGAGCAAAAGGTTTCCTTCGAGATCACCCCAGGCGTTCAGTTCGTGGGGTTCATTGACCGTTTGTCAGCAGCCAGCAACGGGCTCGTCGTGAGCGACTACAAGACCGGGAAGAGGCCCTGGAAGAACTACGAAGACGACAAGGTCGAACAGATCATGCTGTACGCCTTGGCTGTCTCCAAGCTGCAAGACGACAGGGTGTCGAAGGGGCAGCTGCTCTTCCTTGGTGGAAGTCAGCCAGGTGTGATCTCGCGATCCGTCACCGAGAAGGCTCTCGAAAAGACGGAACAGAAGCTTCTAGCGGATGCTGTCGAAATCCAAGCAGCTTCCACTTCAACCGAATGGGAGACCTGTGTGGGGCCTCTCTGCGGGTGGTGCGACTTCATCCATCTCTGCGAAGACGGCCAATCCTACGTTCAAGGTCGTTTGAAGGAAGGGAACTTCAGGGAAGACGCCCCCGCTGTGGTTTTCCTGCGCTCCAAGGAACCTCAGTGATCGCTCAACTTGGCGTTGAAGGTTTCAAGCTCAACATGCATGCAGTCCAGGATCGCCATAGGATCCTCCTTGAGGTGAGCTGAAAAGCCTTGTAGTAGGGCTGTTGTGCAGATAACAGACTGGAAAAGCAGGAACTGTGCTTCCTTCTCCGTCAGCCCTGAAATCGTTTCGTACATTGAAGCGTAGATGCCGTCAGTGAGCTTCGACCTGCCAGACGTAAACACCCAGGCCTTCTCGTTCAGAGACCGAAGAACGTCATCCATGAGCCCCCCCTTCCGTCATAAGGGTATCGTACACCCCCGTTGGCGAGAATTCCAACAAACCTGAAAACGTAACCAAGATAGAAGCGGCTTCACCAGCCAAAGCCAAAGCCAGCTTCAACCCATCAACACCCAAATCCAAATCTGACGTCAGAACCTTAATGGTTTCGATGAATTCATCAGATGGTGTTTCCTTGTCCGCCTGGAACGACTTCAGTAACCCATACACCAACGCCTTGGCCTTCAGGTCTAGAACTTCCGAGATCGCTTCACCTTCCATAACGAGAAAGGATGTCCAGCTCAATGGATTGTGATGCCATCATCCAAGCATCTTGAAGAGATTCAGCATCTGTCGTATGGGCTGCCACTGACAGCAGCAGGCTTGACACAGCCCCGAAAGTTGACATGAGGTGCCAAGTATAGAGGGGGTTTTCCTTCAAGCTCTCCAGTTCCAACAGGATCGCCTCTCTGGCTTCCGCATCCTCTTCGACGCACGCTGACAGGTATGCTCGTACCTTGCGATCAAACCACAGAACTTCATCAATTTCATCCTCAGGGAAATCCTGACCGTCGTTGGTTATCACACTTGCTCCCTTACGTTTGCATTCAGGCTCCGTAGGGCATCCAGGCTGTTTCTGATGGTCCACAGACGTTCCTTCAACGCTTTGGATTCCGCTTCAGCGTTCAGGAATTCCTCTAGGGCTTCCCCTGAGGATTCTGTCGCTGCTGCCTCCTGCTGATGTCTCGGGCCGTTCGATCTCAAAAGGGCTCTAGCAAACTCCCTCTTGTAGGCAGCCGAGGTCATAGCTTCAACCTTGAGGGCGTCAGCGTAGGCTTCGGTGCATTCCTCAAGGAGTTCCAGGTCCTCAGCGATAGCTCGTTCGATCTCCAGCTGAGAGAGGGGGCGTCTACCTCTTCGTGTATCCATCGACCCTCATTCTACCCTGATGTTCTACAGGGGGCGAGGCTCGCCTCTCAGGCGCTTGTCGCTGATGTCGTAGACGCTGATAAACACGCCTGATGGCTCGTCTGGTTCGCAGTAGTATTTGTCTGCATAGAGTTCCACGACGAGCGAGTCATCCTTCAGTAGCAAATGCTTACCTTGGAGTGAAGTCATCCCATCCAGCACTGCTCGCGACAGCTTGTCGATGTCTGGGCGCACATCGACTGCGTTCATGCGTCGGGGCCGCGACTTGGGTTTGCGTATCTTGAAGTTCAACTCTACGCGGATGATGTGATCGATCTCTTCGACCTTCGAGGCCCTCATGAACGTAGCGGTGTATTCAGATACAGCGTTTCGCCAATCCTTGTGACGCTGCGTGCCTGATCCACTACCCTCTATGAGGATGACCCTGTTGCCTCTTCGAACAGGTGTCTTGGATCCCTGAGGAGCTGGGGTTCCTTCTACGAAATAGCTAGCTATCAACTCCATGACTGAACATGTTATCAGAATCAGTCCAGGGAGTTGTTCTTCGTGTTGCTTGAAGGCCCAAGGTTGAGAATGGATGTGAGGAGAACCCACACCACGACAGATGTCCAGAACCCCAAAGTGCCGCTGAGAAGATTCTCAGAATAGAGGACCCCGACCAAAAGCATCGTCAACCAGCCACCAAACGCCCCAAAAAACGCGACCCAGACCAAAACAGCCACAACCATGCCGCAACCCTCAGCCCAACCATCGCCCGAACGCAGGTAGCTTCCCTTACCCCTCCGTGCCCTCTTCGCCGTGTTTTGTTTTGTTGTCCTGTTTTGTCCTGTTGTTGTTTCCATCGTGTGTTGTTTCTTCGTGTCCTGTTTGTGTTTCGGATTGTAGCTTGTTGTTCTTCGTGTCGGGCACGCGGGGCTGGAAGCCTGCGGGTTTGTTTGTGTGTTGAGGGCGGCGCGACCGCTGTGAGGTGTGAAGCCCCCCTTGTAGTTTGCGTTGTGTAGGGTTTGTTGCGTGAGGGTTGATGTGTGGCCGTTGTGTTGGGGGAGGTTTGTGTGGAGGGATCAGTGGGTTTTTGTTTGGGATGACGAGTGTTTTGAGGATGTTTTGTTGGGGTTTGGGCGCGAGTTTGATTTCGTTGGGTTGTGTTTGGAGTTGGAGTTGAAGTTGCAGGAGTTCCTGTAGCCCCCCCTTGGGGTTTGTTTCGATCTACGTGAACCTTTATACTGGCTTACGACTTGCGTGGGGTTGTCCTGAGGGTTCCGCGGTGAAGGAAACCAAAGCCCCCCCCCTTTCTCTCCCCCCTTTGGTTCCTTCAGCGAACAAGATCAACAAAAACTGTCTGACACAACCCCCCTGGGTGTCCCACACCAAGGGCGTCTTACGGAGAGGGATGAGGGGATGTGGAGAGGGGCGTCCGGACCCGGCCCGGCGCTGTCAATGGGTCATCCTACCCATATCCGGGTGGGTAGGATGACCTAGGGCCGGTGGGTAGGTTGACCTACCGGCCCTAGGGTAGGTTGACCTACCGGGCCGAGGGCGAGCACCAGGGCCGAGGACGACCAGGGCCAGGGCCAGGGCCAGGGCCGAGGGCGAGCACCAGGGCCGAGGGCGAGCACCAGGGCCGAGGGCTACCAGGGCCAGGGCCAGGGCCAGGGCCGAGGG